GCGCCATGCGCTTGAGCGCGCGGCGGGCGTTCACAAAGTTGCGATCAAGCTCGCCATGGCCCTCAACTAAGGTCGCAAGCTCATCCCAACGGATGAGAGCGCTAGCGCGGTGGCCGTTTTGACACTCGGTCAAGATGTCATAGAAGCCCAGGTACATTTTGCGCTCAAGCGAGCCGTCTGGCGCACCGTGGCCGAGCTGGACTAAACGGACTCCCGACATTTGAAGCTCAATCTTAGTGAAGCTGCTCTTGGACAAGACGCAGTGGACACTGTGAAGGCTCTTAGAGATTGCAAGCGTGTTCATCTTAAACTCACGGGATGGCCGAGCTTCATTTGCTCGGGATGGTTTGGCGTTGAAGCGATCGCCGCTTCGACACAAACAACCTCTCATAAACTAAGGGTAGCGCAAGCGTTTTTCTGACGCCGATGGTGCTTTTTAAACTGCAATCGATTGCTGCAATCGATTGCAGCTACCAAAGGCGATCGGAGGTAGCGCCGTCCTCAGTCCACTCGCTCGCTTGAACGCGCTGCATCCTCAGCGCCTCAGAGCGCTCAGCGTATGACCCCTTGACCTTCGGCTTAGACTTCTTCGCTGATGAGCGGCGGCCCGTGCTTTCCTTCCAAGACAGCCACGCCCCTCGGCACAGGACATTGATCACGCCGTGGTCCACCCAGCCGAACTCAGCCTCAAGCCATGCCCCATCGCTTTCGCGCTGCTTCTCCACGACATACGCCACATAGGAGAGCACGTCGGGAAGCCCCTCCATCTCAATGACCTTCTCAATCTTCTTAATAGACTGCTCTTTCGGCACCTTCTGCGCGCTCTGGCTCAAAAGGGCATATACCTGAAGCAGCTTGCTCACCTCGGCGCTTACTGGTGCCTGGGCTTTAGAGCGCAGTCGATCTCGACCTCGCTGCTTCACACCCTGAGAACTAGACGTGTCATCAGGGGGCTCAATGGAGCCGAGCGGCCCTTGACCTGATCGATAGTCACCTGGGCAGTGACCGTCATCAGGCATTGACTGATCGGCGCCACAGGGATCGGCACCATCACCCTCTAAGCGCTCTGGAGTTGGGCACGAGTCGCCGCAGCTTTTCCCATCACAATGACGCCTGATGCGAGAGCTGCGCTTGACGTTGGCGTTGAACTTAAGGTGCGACACATACTCCCAGCGCATCCACATCCCGAGCTGCTTATCCTTGTCCGCGAAGCACACATTGAACGTCAGGCCTGTCGCGCGGCGCCGTTCAAGATAAAGATCAAAGTGCTCCTGCTGGATCGGAAGGCGAACGATCAGGTTGGTCATCCGGCCATGCTCGCTTGTCGAGCGAGCTTCGCAGGAGATGACCCCCAATTCCTCCAGCTTCTTAATCGCGCTCTGGCGCTGAAACTTGCTAAGGTGAAGCAACTGCTCGATCTTGAGCGACGACAAGGTGCAATAACCTCGGCGCCAGCACATCTGGTTGATCAAAGAGAGCAGAGCCACCGCAGGGTAGTATTGGTGAAGATCAGCGATGACGCAGACATCAAAGTCGGATAACGAGAACAGCATAAGAAGACCCTATTTGGATTTTCTAGCCGCTCTACCATTGACGAATCAAAGCGTATCATGAATGATGCTTTTACTGTTTCTTGGTAGGACAGCCAGTACGTTAAGTGCATTAAGAGAGCCTGGGCTAGCGACCCAGGCTCTCTCTTTTCTTGGTGAGTTGACACTACTCCCGTTTGGCACATCTTGGCAAGGCGTTACTCCCCCTGTTTAGCTCCCCCCTGGTTCCAGGCAGCGAGAGCGAAGCGAGCGCGCCGCAGTAGTAGTCCTTAACTTTCGAGACAAGGAGCGCAGCGACGCAGGCTCGAAAGTTTAAGGCTCTTGCCCCCTGTATGCTTTAAGGGCGAGTTTACTCGCAGGGGGTAGGCGAGTTTACTCGCAGGGGGGTGATCCCCCGCTCAAGCGCTTGACTAGAGGCCCATAGACGCAAAAAGACCCCTGATCGGATTTTATCGCCCAGGGGTCTTTTGTTCAGCGCTACTTGTCGTCGTTTTCGCCGTCATCTGATGCCTCACTGATCTCTAAGAGTTGGTTCAGCGGCAGCCCTGGATGAGAGCGCGTCAGCTCTCTTGAAGCAGCCCTTTTCCTCACTGTCGCCGCGTCCTCTCCATTGATCATGAGCGTCATTGAAAGATTCAGGTAGTAGTCGCGCTCACCCCTCACTCGCTCCAGCTCGCGTTGGAGGTCTTCAAACCTAAGCGTCCTTTCATTGAGCGTCTGCTGGAACTGCTCACGCATATCAGCCATACGCTGCTCAGCGTACTTGTCTACAAGCTCCTGAAGCTCTTGTTCGCGCGTCAGAAGGCGGGAGGCTTTCTTCTCCTCGATCGAGTCGATGTGCTTCCATCGATCCTTGAGGCGTCGCCCTTGCTCAAGGAGCAGATCCTTGCCCAACATAGCCAGCGTGGCCAGCACCAGTCCTAGCGCTACTCGCCAGTCCATCAAGTCTGCTGCTGTAATCATATTGCTTACTTCTGGTGAAGGCACGTTCGACGGCAGCTTTAGCGGCTGCGTCGGCATCGAAGGCGGTATCGTCATCAAGAACTGGAGCATTTGCACCTCCTTCGGCATAAACTGCGCGTAAGCCGCACATTGTCCCAACAAGCCATACTCCTGTTGCAAAGCCCTGTCCTGCATCGGAGAACGAAATGGTGATAAGCAAGCAACACATCGAGCCGATGACATAGGCTATCTTTCTGAACCATACCCAATGACTCGTCCAAGCAAGGATCATCACGCACGAGATGATGATCCTGACCAGCCCACCTTCGGGGCCTGAGATGCGAGTCCATCTGATCAACGTCGAGTAAGCGTCCATCCCCGAGGGCGGCCACTGATACATCCCGATGGTGCCGCTCCAATACAGGATGAGCATTGTGAAGCGCGCTTCATCAGGATCAGCCCTCATAAACTCCTTTGTGCGCTCCCATGCGTGTAAGCCCTGGAGCTTAGCAAGCAGTTTATCTATTGATTGAGCGGCTTTTGTCTTCATCAGAGCGCGCCAGAGCCTAAAGCGATTCAAGGGCATTTTAAAACTCCTTTGAGAGTAGGGCTGCCCCCGTCAGCCGGAACAACACCTGAAGTATAGTGTGAGCTTGATGGTGCAAAAAAGAACCATAGCCAAGAAACGACAAAGCGAGGCACCATGCCTCGCTTTGTCGCCTTACCGAACGTGTCTGTTTAGTAGGTGGTCAGCGGCAGACACCTCTATCTGCCTAAGACTGCTTCCAGCTTATTGAAGCAAACCCAAAGCGTCAAGCCGTCAAGCCACCTATCAGAGCAAAGTCTTGGCCAGACCTTCTCCCACGCCAAGGATGCTCCTCATCGCGGCAGCTCCGCCAAGTGATGCCTGGAGGCTTGAGAGCTGAGCATCAATGCTCGACTGAAGCGCAAGCTGTTCCGGCTCAGTCAGCACAGGCTCAGCCGCCAAAGCAGCATCGATCAAGTCGGAGTCGGAAAAGTCTGCCCGCTGAACGTAGCCAAGCGCATTCAAGCAGTCCTGCGCAGTAGGGTAGTAGAGCGTGGTTCCTGCCTTCCACACACGCCAAAAGCCAATTGTGTTGTCCAAAGCGTCAAGATAAAGCCCTCCCACGAGCGTCGAGCCATCCATGATCGGCGTCACCGTCGAAGGGCTGAGCGTGCCCTTGGCCGTCGCGCTTAACACGGGCATGAACGATTCACGCGCAGCAACGTTAAGCCACCAGCCGCTCAAAGGAGCGGCTAAGTCGGGCGCAAAGGCGGCCTCGAAGATCCCTGCGTTGGGGCGGACACCATAGGAGAGCCCGAAGTTGGCCTTGTTTTGGTTGCCGAGTGAGACGCCAGCAACTAAGTCGTGTGTGAATGCACTGCTCATGGTGAAACCTCTAATAAAAAGAAGGTAAAGGCAGCTCTTAGAACCCTGTGTTCTCAATGAGCCAAGTTTGCACCTGTTGGACCTGTTCGTCGGTCAGAGCGCCGTTGAACACCCAGAGCGAAGTCATGAGGCCCTGATACGGCGCGATCGTTCCAGCAAGTCTTGATCCGATATAGAAGTTGGCAACCAACTCGCCTGATGGTGCTCCAGATGTCGAGCGCGCTGTTCTGGCGTCAACACCGTCCACAAAGAAAGTATGGGGATCTGCATCTCCAGGCGTAAATCGCTGGACGGCGTAGTGCTCGTCACCTTCAACCCACGCCGCGCGCCAATCATCGTTACCTGCAACGTTATCACCAACCGTTGCGCGCTTGAACCTGATAGCAAACTCAACGCGCGTCGTCTCGACTGCAAGCATCCATGAGCCGGGCGTCGTGCCTGCGTTAGAGCCATGCTCATAAATGAAGCCGAGTTTATTTGCGCTCCTGCCAGCGTAAAAGACGGTGAGGCCATCAGCGCCAAGAGGCACGCTCGCAACCATGTAGGCATCGTCGGCACCATCGAACTTATATGATGGTGCTATACCAAAGAGCCCGTTGATCGCGTCAGTGATTCTGGCTCTCTTGTTCTCAACGTCCTGGGTTGCGTGGGCGTTGAGGCTGCCCCAATTGGTTAAGATCGCCAAAGGGTCATCATTGACAGGCCCTTGGCTGTTCTGCCACTTCGCGGCCACTTCGGCGGGAGCTGAGCCGTCAAAGTCCCAAGGCGCATGGAACGCCAGCACAGGGGAGAAATCCAGCGGGGTAAACACCTCACCGGGAAGCGGCGGTCCGCTTGGGTCAAGCCTGAGCCCGCTAAAGATCCCTTTTTCAAGAAGATTGAGGGTGAAAAACCCTTTTTCAACTCCACCTTGCTCGTTCATCATGCCGCCTTATAGCAAGACCACGCAAACAGTCACGGTTTGAGGCGCGGCTGCCCAGAGGTATCGCATCCCACCACTACGATTCCAAGGCCCGCTTGGGTACTCGTCTGCTACGAGCTTTGTCGCGCTGATCTTCCTCGATTTATCAGGTCGAGTCGCTGAGTTCGCTTCTGATGAGGTGAGAAAGACATCCTGAGTTACAGCGGCGTCTTGCTCGAAGATGAAGACAAGATCCTGCCCTGGCGCCAAGTCGAACGAGTTGCCGTTAGTGTCCATGTACTTAGACGGCAGCTCAATCTTTGCGGGGTTCTGGTCGGCTGTGAGCGTCTGCACGCTCAGGACTGTATAAGCCATCATGTCACCAAGTGTAATGCACCCAAGGCTTTGTCTGTGAAGCGACCTTGAGGCGTCGATTTTTATGACCTGCGCTCAAGATGTTGAGGCAGGTGATGAGATCAGCATCATCACCATACTTCCGTTTGGCCCTGGCAAGATAGCCCTCAGCGCCTTTTCGGGAGTTGCCCGGTCCAAATTGGACGCACATATCAAACAGCACAGCGATCTCAGTCTGGCTTGACCAGCCGTACTGGCGCGCGAGTGCGAGCGCTGGGACAAGGTAAAACTCGTTGGCCACGATCCTTTGAGCTTGCTTGAAGCACTCGTGCTCAGCCAGCTCATCATAGCGCTCATTCCAGGGGCCGCGCCATAGATCGTGACCGTCCACGGGCATGACCCTGTTATTTCGCAGGCCCGGCCCAAGCCCTTTGACTGCCCTGGTCTTGCCTTCGGCTGAGGTCGTCACATCGATCAGCTCTTTAAACTTTGGCCCCATGATCTGAACAAAGAGGTCTGGATTTTGCTCAAACGCCTCTTTGTTGTAGAGCCCAAGGCTGCCTGGGCTCTGAGCGAATTGAATCATGCCCTCAGAGCGCCCGATGTGCGTTCCAGCGCGCTCATTCCCATCAGCGTCCCACCTGGACGCCCAGAACGACTTGTAGACGCCCTTGTTTGCCCGTCTCACCTCAGCTCGCTCGGATGGCTTAAGGAAGGCGCCCGTTTCAGGGTGGCGCTTGGGCTCATCGAACCAGCCCTCATATTCGGCATCAAGGTTCGATGCGGCGTAGGGGTTGGCGTGTCCCGCTGACTCGACGATGATCGTCGGCTCCATCAGCTCTTTAAAGCGCAAGGGCTCGATGGCCCGCGTTTCTTTGGTCGGCACTGGAGCGGCGGCGGCGATCGCTGCAAAAGTCTTAGGACCGACCTTGCCGTCAGCCAAGAGTCCGCGTTCGCGCTGCCAGTCGATCACCTTGCCGATCGTCTCTTTACCCCACAGTCCATCCACCGTCGCGCCCACAGCGCTCTGGATGATTCTGGTGCTCTCTTTGTCGTGGCGCTCGCGGTTGTAGTTGATCAGCTTTCTCAATTCATCCATGACGCTCTCCTAAGTTGCATGAGGGGTTCTGGAGGTGTCACGAGTATAAGGCAAGAGGCTGCCAAAACAAAAAGGAGCGCTGCAATCGATTGCAGCGCTCCTACATGAACAATAGGGAGGATTGAAGTCTTAGTCGTCGTTAAGCAGGCCCATCGCCGCCGCGACACCATCCTCGATCTGGACAAGGAGCAGATCAAGCGATGAGTCCTTGTGGAGCTTGGCGAAGCTGGTCAGATCGACTTTGCCCTTACCAATGCTCTTGGCCATGTCTCCAAGGTCGCGCGAGGCGGTCACGATCGACGACTTCACGATCTTGTTCTTGGTCACGATCAAGTTCTTGGCGCCCGACTTGGTGGAGGTCATCGCCACCGTCTTCATGCTCGTGCTCGTGTCGCTGCTTGGCGTGGCCTTAAGCGCGGGCGGGGTGGAGGTCTGGTTGTAGTCGGTAAGGAAGTTGCGCATCAGCGCAACGGCCCCATGATCGACGATTGCCTGCGCGGGCTCGTAAACCGTCATCCTTAACGTCACCTCAGCGATGTCGCCAGCATTCTCATGAGCGTTCGTCGAGACAAAGCTGGTCGCCCTCGGGAACAGCGCGTTAAGCCTGAGCTTAAAGTCGTTCTTGAACTTGTAGTTGTTATTGTCGCTGTGAACTGAGAGCCGACCTGTCAACTCAATCAGACCATCGCTTGTCACATAGGTGGTGAGCGTGTTGACATAGCCGTGGGGCGAAAGAGCTGCGTCAAGATCCTTGCGCACATTCTGCTCGATCGCAGCGGCGTACTCATTCTTCGACATCGATGGCGTGACTGGTGCGATCGACGTGTCCCCAGCCTCGTCTGGGTTATAGGTGACTTGCATCATCACGTCACGGCGCATGATCCTGAAGTAGTCCTTCGCGTGGGGGATGCCTTTCTCACTAAGAAAGACGTTCTCAGCACCTGTTCCAACGTCCATCACAACGTGGAACATGATGCTCAACGACTTATAGGTGCCGTCTGCGTTGAGCACCTTGTCAGGCACCATGCTGTCCACGCCAACAGTAATGACGAGGCGCTGAGTGAAAGCCTCGATGGCATCCTTCAACTTGCGCTCGTCAAACTTGGCCGAAGCAAGGCGAACTGAGTCGTTAAACTCATCGTACTCACGATCGAGCTGGAGGTCTTCGCCCAGCTCAAAGACCAAGCGGTAAGACATCTCAGCCTTGGGGCCTTGCCACGCCTTGCCAGAGACGACAGTCTCGATGCGTGTCACAACATCGCTGCTTGCCCCTTCGCCAACGCTCCTGAGCGCCCGCTCAAAGCCCTCGATGTCCTCGTCGGTGACAAAGAGCACATCTTCCTCCCCATCCTCCTCCTCGTCCTCCCAGGGGTCGTCATAGCCGACTGGAGGCGTGCCACCATAGCCAGGGTACGGCTTGGCTGGATCAAAGTCGCCGTCGTCATCACGACGATTACTGCTATTGCTCCAGCGGTCCTCGTTGTCGCTTGGGTCTTCCATCGTGAAGGGCACGGGAGAGCCCGTGATCTTATCGAAGTTCTCGGGGTTCACGATGACGTTGAGATAGCCCTTCTCATCCACATAGATGTCAACATCGTTGGCTTGAGCGCTCAAGCCAATCTCAGCGAGGCTCCTTGCGGCTTTGTAGTAGAGAGGATCGGCAAAGTCCTCATTCCACGCATCCTCATCCCAGCCGTCGCCGTCGTTACCATAGTGATCAAGGCGCTCTCGGTTATCCGGGTCGATCTCGACGTAGATGTTGCCCTTTCCATCGATCTCGTCAGTCCTCACATCGCCAAGCCAGCGCACAGCCTTTTTGACGGTGTAGATGAGATCGTCAAGATCGTACTGACCAGCGCTTGAAGCAGACTGAGGTGTCGGTGCATTGGTGCCACGAGCAAACATCGCCGCCAGTTGATCGTAGGCCATAGAGTTGATTGAGATGGAGATGCGCCCATCGTCAGAGATGTCAGCCTCATATCGATAGGCATCGATGTTGAGCGTTTTCTCGATGTAGTTCTCCACCTTTGCCTGAAGCGGCAAGGCATAGTCTTCGTTCCAGCTATCCCAATCATCATCGCCGTCCCAAGACGCCACGCGGTTTGGCGGCTTGATCTCAAAGTAGATATAGCCCCCATCTTGCGGGACGCCGCCGCTCTTAACCTTGGCGTCAACGATCTTAGTCTCCGAGACCGAGCCCAGAGCGCTAAGGTGACTGGCTAAGGCAGATTGGAGCGCCTTCACATCAACATCGGCACTATATGGCGCGCTACTTCCAGTCCTGACTGATGGTGAGGGAGTCACCTGAGAGGCACTTGAAGGCTCAGGAGTTGCAAACACAGGGCGCGAAGCTGTGGCGGGGGAGTCGAACACTTGGCCCTTCACGTCAATGATGTTGAGCGGGATGCTCGGGTCTGTGCTGAACTGAGCAAACGCCTTCTGCGTCTTCTCAGCGGCGCCATCCTTGGGGTTGAAGTCTTCAAGGTCAGACTGGCGCTGGAAGGTGATCTCCACGCGATAGGACATGCCGTTGAGGCCAAGGCCCATATCATCAGCCATAACACGGATGCCATTCATATCCATGTTGGGGTCCGTGCTGATGTAAGCCATGATCAACTGAGCGGCGAAGCTACGCCAATCCTGCATACGGCGGTCCATCCCATCCGCGAAGTCCCACTCATCGTCTTGGTCGATGTCTTGCCAGTTCTCGGGCTCGATGCGCAGCTCACCATCGACTGTGATCTCAAAGAGGCCGTTCTCTTTGTTGAGATCAAAGCGGGGCTTGCCGTTGGCGTTCAGGATCTTGTTCAAGAAGCCAAACTTCGTCTCAGCAAGACGCTCGTTTGTGACACCTGTTGACATCGTAGTTGCTCCATTGGAAGGGGCTCTAGGTGGTTGGGGTGGGGCTGCGTCAGCAGCGGGCTCAGGTGCAGACGCAGGCTTATTGGTGGACGGCAGCGGGTTGAACTTGCTGTCGGTCACAATCCCAAGGCTGCGCGAGATGCTCGCGGTTTCGCCGGGCGTCAAGATCAACATCGAGATGCCATCGTCCTCGATATCAAGGTCGAGGCTGTCGGCAGTGTGCGTGATTCCAAACTTCGCGAACATATTGATCACGTCGTTCTTCACGCGACGAACAAAGCTGCTCTCATACCAGTCTTCGTCGCTGTCAAAGTCTCGACGCGTCATGATGTCGCGAGGCTCAAAGGTGATGTAAGACTCGGCCCCAGCAAGCTCAGCCTTAAGCATCCTGCCGATCGGCTTGAAGGCGTCAATCATGTGCCAGGAGAACGTGTCCTCATCGACTTCCTCTCCTCCTGTGAAGCCGCCTCGATCGACCGTAGACACAGCCTTCATTCCAGCGGGGATGACCTCGGGGGCAGATGGTGCAGACGCCGCAGACGACATCTCAGGCGCGACCTTGACGGGCTCAGTCGATGCAAGCGGCATCACGGGGGCGATCGGCGCCGAAGGGGGCGGCACGAGCGACCTGCCCTTGAATGGCTTGGTCGGATCGACGGTGTAGAGCGAAAGCTCCCTTGCGAGGGCCGATGGGTTGGGGTGGATCTCGACGCCCTCGAACAAACCCTGAGTGAGCTGGCAGATGACCGTGTAGTCCCCACCGCTATTGTCCGCGCCGTTGAACGTCACGCGCACCTTCATGTGCATGGGGAACAAATCCACGAAGGATGCTCGGATCACAGACGAAAGATCCTCCCAGCGCATATCAAGCTCAGCTAGCTGCTGACCTGCATTGAACCTGTTGTAAGCGTTGGGCGGCTCGGTTGGCCACCTCACGTTGACCTTAAGCTCGTCGTAAGCTCCATCGTCTTTACGACGAGACATGCTGACCCTAAGCGCCTTGGTGAGAAGCGCTTTGACAGCAGCTTCAACTCGCCCCGGCACAACCTCGATAACGCCACCTGATTGATTCTCGGCCATCGATTTCACCCTCGTGATAATGTCGATCGTATTTTTGATAAGTTCTTGAGATTTCTTCTGTTTTAAGCCCCTGAGCAGCGCCGCGCTGTCAACGCTCTTGGTGTCACGCGCCACAGCGTCAGCGAGCGCTTGAGCTGCTGAGGCGATCTGAGCAGGGTTGCCGCCTTCGATGGCATTCCTAAAGGCCCGGTTCGCTGACTGCACAAAGGTCGTATTTGTCCAGCCCACGATAAACTTATGAACGCTGTTCGCATCAGCGATCAGGTCAGGCACGTTGGTGCGCCCTTCCAGCTTACGCGTCATCTTAAAGAAGCCGTCAGCTCCAGCAAGAAGATCCTGCCCCACATCGACGCTGCGCTCACCGCCCCCAACCCTGTTGATCGGAGCGGCTGGGCGACCCCAGCATGGGAGCGCGGGATCAGACGTAAACTCCTGAAGCGTGCTCAGCATCCTGTTCATGTTGTAGCTGACAAACTGGAGCTGATTGAGCTTGTTCTTGACCTGCTCAGCGACGTAGGTGATCTCAATGCGATACCTCATGCCGCTCTTGTTAAAGCCCAAGGCTTTGCACGAGGCTTTGATCGGCGTCTGCGTGAGCGTGTTGGACACACCCGTTTGGATCAGCGACTCAATGGTGATGGGCGCGGCGTTGAAGCGATCAAGGATCTCATCGCGCCAGCGCACATAAGTCTCCTGATCCGCCCCAAGCTCGTTCAAGTGCACCTCAAGCTCGTTAGGATTGCCGCTGAGGTTGAACTTTGATCTGGACACACCAATGAGCGTCAAGACGCTCTCTTTCCCTGTGACGATGTGGTTGCGTGCTTGAAGGTCAACGTTAAGGAAGGGGCTGAACATCTGAACAAAGATGTGAGAGGACGGCAGGTCATTCCCAAGGAAGGGCACAGGCTGGGCGTCGGTGACTGCACCAAAGGTCTGCGCCAGCTTCTCAGCGCCATCACCCTTCATGGTGATGAGCACATAACCCAGGCGGACCACTTCAAGCGCGTAGTCAATCTTCTCGACCAGCTCAAAGCGCCCGAAGATGCGCCTGATCTCGCTGAGCGCAGGTTCAAAGCGCGCGTACCATTCAAGGGTCGGCTGCTCTTTCTCAAGGCGATCAGCGATGAAGCCGTCAAGCGTCTCGCGCTCACCGCCAAGCAGCGAGAATGAGAGCGTGTTGCGCACATCATATTCGATCTCGCTTGCCAGCTCCTTCAAGAGCGGGGGGCTGGTCGGCTGCTGAGTGAAGATCGCCTTAAGTGACTCAACGATCTTATCAAGATCGTAGTCTAAGCCTTGGATGACAGCTTCGTTCAAACCAAGGAACGCATCCATCCTCTCGCTCAAAGTACCTTTGCTCATCTCCAACATTCTCCTTGGCGCCCGGCTGGTCCGGGCTACGTCCATGTCATGCGCGCTGCTGTTGGGCCGCCCGTCAGATCCGCTTTAGAAGCATCGATGCGACTTTATCCTGGGCGACCGTGGCCATCGCAGCTTGCAGCGCTCGGATCGGGTTGGTGATGTTGACCGAGGCATACTCATCCAAAGATAGTCCGCCGATCTTGAGGTCAGCTTCAGTCAAAGGCTGGTCCTTCTCGGCAGCTTGGGCGATCTTGGCGTATTTGGTCTTAAACTCTTTGAGGTGCTTGGGGAGGTCGTCAAGCTGACCCTGAAGCTTCACGCCAACAGCGCGTTGCAGCATGTGAGCAAGATAAGCCTCAGCCGTCTTCTCGATCTCAGGCTGCGAGGACGACGACGGGGAGAAGTAGAACCACACTTGGATGGTGATCCACTCATCCTTGCCTGCTGACGCGGGCAGCGAGTCCTGATCGACCAAGGCGCCGATGTAGAGGAAGTCAGTTGCCTTGTCATCGTAGGTGTCCTGCTCCTTGGCCTTAGCTGGGACAGACTCCGCCATCTGCTCGTAAGCGGCGCCAAGCTGCACCTTCATCTTGCGCAAGGCGTTGTTGATCACCACTGCGACTGCCTTGGTGTCATAGGGGTCTTTGCTGGTGGCGTTGGCGTAGGCCGCTGGGCTGAACTCGAAGTTGAGCACGTCACAGAACTGAGCCTTGGGCCAGGGCGTGTTGCCCGTGATAAGACCAACGCGCTTGGCGTACTCGGCACGGCTCACCTTGGGGCGGATCATGCGCGTCGTGGGCGCTCGGAAGTATTCGCTGAGCTTGCGCTGACGGCTGATGAGCTTGGTGATGTCTCTGAAGGCGACAGGCTGCGCGAGGTGGTTGAGGTTCTGATATGCAGCGGCGATCGCCATCCACACACCATAGCTCACTTGGACGCCGCGCGCCTTGGCGCCCTGCTTGCCCTTGCCATCAGTGCTCTCAAGATCCGTGAGCTTCGCCTTCTGGTAGTATTCGACCAGTTGCGCAGCCGGAGCGGCTTGCCCAGCGTCAACGCCTTCGCTGAGGAAGTCCCTGAGCCGTTTTTCGATGAGTTTCATTCTTTTCCCTCAAGTAACGTCTGGTGGTGATTCAAGCACGCACGACTACGCGTCTTCTAATGGCGGTCACGAGTCTTATCGATTATGACCTCAAGCCTTGTTACAGCGTAAGACTAAGTGAAGCCACTTATAAAAAAAACACCCGGCTGCAATCGATTGCAGCCGGGTGTTTGGTGTCGCTACTCGTGGAGCTTAGCCGACAGCCTCTCGACGGGCCGCGCAGGCCCTACTCCAAACCTGCACCTAAGACGAGCAAGCCACTCGGGCGAAAGCTCAGCCTTCTCCTCCTCAACGCGCTCGGCCTTCATCCAAGACAGGAAGGCGTCGATGCCCTTCCTGTTTACATAGACCACGCGACCCCGTCCAGGGTAGTCCAGCTCAGAAACAAAGCCCCTCGTCTTCGCGCCGAGCAGCGCCCTCCCGATCGACTTGGGAAGCCGGGCGACAGGGCACCCCTCGGCTGAGCGCCTAAAGTGACCCATCCACATCAGCCAACAGACAAGCTCCCACCATTTCATGACAACCCCTTGGCGCAGCCTCCTCGGATGAGCGCCTGTACGATGTATTTGGTCCTGACGATCTCAACGTCCTCATTCGTCGGATCATCAGGGTTCTCAGCCCGGTACTTCTGAACCTTGCCGATGGCGTAGTAGGGCTCTATCCCCTTTGCCAAAATGGCAAGCTCAACGCGCGACGCGTAGAAGATCGGCAGATCGATCAGCGCCTTGCTTGCCCTAGAGCGCTTGGCAAGTGAGGCGATCTCGACGACCTTCATGTCGATCTCTGACTCGGTTGGATCATGGTGCAGCTTCAAGATCGAAGCCAACCTTGTCCGATCCACGGCTGACAGCTCGTAAACCCCTAAGCGCTTCAGCGCGCGAGGCAGCCCGTTCACTCCAAGGTAGATGATCGACTTGCTATAAAACATCGCGCGCGGTCCTTAGCGTTGGGCACGTCAAAAGGGCAGCTTCACCTGCCCACGATCCAGCGTCATCATCTCGGCCCTGACCTTCAGTCTACTCTGTGGAGCGAGGGGCATGTGGTTCAAGCACTTCACGGCTGCCCTTAAATCGGGGAGCCGATGCTCACAATGCACCTCAACCTTTACTGACCAGCCGGGTCTTACCTCAAACCTTACATCTGTTGCGCGCTCGATGTCTAGACCATCTAAGCAAACCCAGATGTCCACACCATCATCAAAAAGGCGCCTGAATGTCATTCTGTAATTGAGGTCGTGATCGACCACAAGCAAAGTCGTGAAGTCTGTCTCCGAGGCATGAGACAAATTCCACCTCTCAAGCACTATCTCCCACATAGCGGCTCCAGCATGACGCACAAAGGGCGCCCTTTTGGAGCGCCCTTTGTACTGAGATTTGACATCGGATACGACGAGACGACGTTGGCTAACCTTCACATAGCGCAAGACTTACCAGAGCTTTGCGCCATGTGAAGATTAGCCAACATGGCGGGCTGACGCAAGCTCAAAGCTGCCTCAGCCCAGCCCCGCAGATTAGACCTCAAGCTCGGCTTGGAGCTTGTTACCTGCGCTGTCATCGTTAAGGGTGCTGGAGTAGGGGCCAAAGTTAGCCGTGACGTTGTTATACACATAGTCAAGGAGGATGGCCCCCTCGGCTGCGATCGTCGCCACGGTGATGTCGTTAGCCACCGTCCAGGCACCAGTGATGTAGTTGATGGTGCCCGTGCCCGCACCACCGTCTTGCTCAAGCACACCTAGACCATCATCAACCATCGTGATGTAGCCGCCACCGTCCTCGGGGATCTGCACGCGGAACGTGCCCGCCTTAAGGCCAGCCTGAGCGGTGCCGGAGTAGACGGCAGCGCCAGCCGCCTCAGAGCCACTGTCAGCGCCGATCACAGTGATCGGGCTCTCCAGCAGCGCAGCAAGGGCAACCTCCTCATCGCTCTTGGAGTCAAGGGCGACATGCTTGAGCCTGTACTTGTTGAGCACCAGAGTCTTGCTAGCAGCAGGGGCGATCGTCCAGCCACCAAGAACGGGCTCAAGAACGATAGAGTCAGGCGAGTTGTTGGTGAGCGTCACTTCGATAAGCTGTGCCATGATTGGATCTCCTTTAAAGGATGTTCGCGCATTATTAAGAGCCCTTGCTTAAGGGGCTCGGTCTTCGACCTTGCAAGTCACTAACAAATTAACGCCCAGCTCGTTTCAAAACAACGCAAAGCAGCATCGTTTAAACGACTGGGCGCCAAAGCCGCTTAAGCGTCGAGGCGCTTGATCTTCTTGAGCGCTCTAAGCGCTAACTGGCGGTGGTAGTCGTCAATGGTCATGTTGGGGCGCTCTGGGGCGGCGACGGGCGCCTGCGCTCTAAGCGCGCGCTCACGCATTTCAGCGAGCGTAAGGGCTGATGTCATCCTGTGACGGCCAAGCCACTTGTGCATCTGCTGATGTTGCTTGGCGAGCGGCCCGCCGTTTTTCCCTGCCTCGTCGCGTATAGAGTGCGTCTCAGGCAGGCCGAGCAAAACTCTGATCCTGTTGTTCAAGGCGTGGAACTCGTGCGTGTGTCCCATGCCCCCTGACAGCTTAGCGCGATGTTGATACGCGTGGACAAGCTCATGGGCGAGCGTGCCGTCAAGCAGATGCAGCTTAAGCTCACTGAACTCCTCTCCAGCTCCGGGGAAGCCTGGAGAGAAGAACTCCAAGTAGTGAGCCTGATATTCGATCTGGCCATGATCCGGCCCCTTCCCAATCAGCCACTTGTAAGTGCCGATCGCGCGCCTAAGACGAGGATTGACGACAAGCGGGATCTTCGCGGTGAGGCTCCAGCATTTAGGCGTGTTCACAAGTCGTCCATTGACCTTCACGACTTCATCAAGATGCTTGTCGGCAAGCTCGCCAATCTGGCGAAGCCGCTCCTGCGCGTAGGACAGCGTTTGGGGATGTGGGTTGTATGCCATCGAGATAACCTGCTCGGTTGGCGCCGGGCCTCATTTGCCCGGCATCGTTTAGTGAGTCTTGACTTTCGCTCAACTAGCCAGGAGCGCAAGCATTATTGTTGAAGCCTGATGGGCATCACAACGCACGCCACGTCGCGCTCCAGGCTCCAGAAGACCAAGGGCTCAAGGCTTGTCCCAAACTCAAGAGACAGCTCCTCGGCGTCCTTAAAGACGTTGCGCGCGATCTCAAGGTACTTGACGTTGGCTTGGAAGGCTCCGAAGTTGGCATCCTTGCCCAAGAGCTTGTCATATTCTTCAGGCATCAGATCAGCGAGCGTTCCATCCTCAATCAGCAGCTCAACTTCAATCTTCCTGCTTCCATTGACGCCGCTCATGTCAATGCGAGCCGGACTGCAATTGAAGCGCACCGGGAACTGCTGCTGACCTGAGCCGATCACCTTGAACAGATCAAGCGCCATGTCAAAGCGCGCTGTGCAGAAGAATGCACTGTGGCGCCGACCTCCATCAACCCCGCCGTTGGGGATCACCTGAGTGAAGTCGGGATAAAGCCCATCGACAAGGCGCCCTGACACGGTGACGGTATAGTCGTCGCATGACTGAGTGAAGCTCACTGCCTTCTTGGAGTCAAAGCCCTCGCAGGAGCCTGTCCTCATGAGCGTCACGGCCCCGTTAAGGCTCATGCGATCATACAGGTCACACAACGCGATCGGCACAATCGCATCACCGCGCGAGCGGTCAGCATATTCAAAGACCACATCATCCATACCACTAAGGCGCCTCGTATAAAGCGCGTGGCCGTTAGTGGCCGTAATGACAAGCATGTCCCCAGATTTTGAGAAGTGAACGCCAGATATATTCTTGCGGGCCTCGTCTCGGCTCGCGAAGGGGTTGGCTTCCTTCATGACTTGCGTGAAGTCGGCTGGCAGCTCAAAAACTGCCGAGTCAGGCTTCATGGCGAACATATAGGAGTAGACCTCGTGATCATTGTCACTGACATACTTGGCATCTACCCCTGGCAGCGCGCTCAAGACGACCTCGCGCTGCGCTTCATCAAGAGCGCTCACGGTGAGCTTGACACAATCCTGTTTTGCCTTCTTGGCCGCAGCAGCGATCGCTGCTGCGTCTTTGATGTTGAAGAAGGCGGGCTCAAAAGCGTCCTCACAAGAGGACACAACGAACTCGATGGCGAGATCGAAGTTTCTAGCGCTCAATACAATTGCCCCATCGCGGTGCTCAAGCATCGCGATCTCGGCATAGTTAGAGGCTCCTTCCTTGGAGACGGTCTTAAGGCGCTTACACGCCTCGATGAGTGATGCGGTTTTTATCCCAAAGTTAACAGGCATGGCTTGCTCCAGGGTTTATGGCGAGTAGTCGCGGTTACTTTTGACAACTTCGATACTCGATGCCAAGCCTCAGTTAGCAAGCCTGAAATGTACGCTGATGGTGCTTTTTTAGCGACCGAGCGACAGCCCTCTCCACGAGTAGGAAAGCTCAGCCGATACACGCACCTCGTCTGGGTTTTCTGCGAGCTGCCTTGCCATATCAAGGGCCGCCTTGCGCTGGTTGTCGCTGGCGTTTTCAATGAATGGGCGCTTCACCACACGATCCCAAGCTGTGCCGCAAGCGAGATCGTAAACGAGCCGCCTAAACTCCCAGGTGTGAAGCAGCACCCATGTCGGCTGAGTCTTTGCCTGTTGGTGCAGAACATCTAGGGCCTCGGCCAACTCTCTCTTATAAGATTCAGATGCGGGCATGTTGGTTTCCTTCAACAAAAATGAGGTAGCTGCAATCGATTGCAGCTACCTCATTTAATGCCAATGCTCGCGTTTCAAGCAAGCGACAGTTCGCTTAACACCTGTTCGACAAGATCCTCGGTGGAGCATGTCGCATCAAGCTCAATGGCAAACCTTGACCAGTCTTTGCAAAGGCTCCGATAGTGCTCCTGCCGACCTTTGATGACTTCAACGGAATCATCGTCAAAGACGTTGAGCTTGCCTCGCTGCGCCAGTCGAGCACAAAGCGTCTCGACTGGCGCCGTCAAAAGGAAGGTAAATGAAGGTCTGGCCGCGCCCCTGTTGAGCGCGGGGACGTAATCCTGAACCATGAACTGATAGACGTAGCTCGACCATACATCTCGGTCGGTGATGACGATCAGCCCCTCATCAAGCGCCGCTTCGATGACAGGCTTGAGCAGGAGCCTATCTAACGCAAAGAGCAGCGCGAGCTTCATATGAACGTCAAAGGAGTCATCACAGCTCTCGCTGATGATCCCCCTGATCTCCCTGCCGTAAGGGGAGTCACTTGGCTGCCTTATGATCAGGCAGCGCTCAGCTAGACGGCTTTCTAACTCGTTGACGAGACTGGTCTTGCCAGCCCCGTCAACTCCCTCGATGGCGATATAGGTCATCCGACCTCCATTTGCTGCAAGTGGCAGCCGTTTTCACTGAGACAAAGCGCTTGACGACGCACCTTGCCATTCTTCAGGTCAGTCAGGACGCGGATGCGCGCTTTGCCCGGAGGCATCTTGCACTTGCAGTCCTGACAGATAAAGGATTTGGAGAAGTTAACAACTTGGTAGGATTGAGTAAGCATGACAAGCTCCGAGTGATAGGCCGCCTTCATTTGGCGGTTGACGTTGAGTTGGGCGGCTTCGTTGCCGCCGATACATAGAACTTGACAGCGACTAGACTTGGCGCAAGTTAAAAATCGTCGTCCTCCTTATTTTCCGAGGGTTTGTTGTCGAAGCTGATGTTGACCGCCGCACTAAGAGCAACAATCAACATCACTGCGAGCAGCAGCACATCCATGACATCATTAGACATATACACCTCCTGGCAGGCTGGCCCGTCCAGCCTATGACTTGAGATAATCATGTCACGACTAAACCCGAGCATCCAGTCATTTTCTAGCTGAATCGAGCCCGTAGACGATTAGGATGGTGGTCGCCACGCCAAGGGCAAACCCCATCTCTCCCCTGTATCGGTTGAACCAGCCCGACTGCGCTTCGCGCTCAGCTTTAAGCTGCTCGTCAGACCACTTCAGATACTTATCGGCCACCTGATTGCTTACCTCACCAGACCGCCAGTTGAACAAGGCGATCGAATACGCCTCGTCCATGTAGATGCGCTGCTTTGCCACGGAAAGCGCCTGCCCTTGAGTAAGGCAGACGCCTCCTTGTGGTAGCCCAAGCGTCAACATCGCCTCGCGCTCCTGGGCAGTGTAGGGCTCAGCGGGAAGGCCCACAGCGCCGCCTTGACCATCACTGACGGGCGGAGGCTTCGGCTTCATGAAGCTGACGACCACAGGAGGCTGTGAGGGCTTTGGTGTGGGTGTGCTGCAACCCCACATAAGGGCGAAGATGAGCGTAATCGACTGAAGTTTCATGAGAGCGCCTACTATGGGGCTTGCGAGCGCACAAGCGCGATCGTTTGAGAGCTGGGGTGTCGGATCAGCCTACACAGATCGGACGGCCATGTGATCTGATTATAGCGGTCCTGATCGTCAACCCCAAGTAAGCGCAGCTCGCTCAGCTTCTTTTCCAGTACAAGCCATCGCTGACCTTGCGTGATGACCACGCTTCCTTCCTTCATGACACGAGCTGCAATCGATTGCAGACGCTTAGCCCTGCGCCAGTCGCCCCGCGCTGAGACGCGAACGGAAAACGGCTCAACAATCCACAGCCCACGACAAAGCTCAATGGCTCCATCGGGCAGGCCCGCAGAACCATCATCAGCCAAGATCCAGCGCTTTCGGTGCTCGCCACAGTAGAGGTAGGTGTTGCCTGACGACTTGAGGATGCAACCCACGGCAAGATCCATCCTGTCAGCGCGCGGCATGTCAGCGATGATCAGACCGAGCCCAGCAGCTTGCACGTCGTCGTAAAGCTCAAGGTGCTCAGCCCAGAAGTCGCCATCGGATGACCAAGAGATGCGGCTCAGCTCTTTCACAAAGAGCGGCTTGATTCTATTGCGGCGCCCAAAAACAGCCGCATGGTGAGAGATGAAAGCGGGCAGCTCATCGTCACCACTCATCTTCACGCCAACATAGACCCACGATCCATCTTCACCAGCAAGCTCGGCCCTCGCCCCAAAGTAAGGCACGGAACCAAAGCGCTCGTAGTAGCGCATCAAAAACATGACAGCCTCAAACTTGAAGGGCTGGCAACGTTGCCAGCACTTCAAGTTAAGCTCAGTGCGAGGCGCCTGACAAGAGGTCACTCAAGCTCGTTGAACATTAAGCCCTGCTGATGAAACACGTTAGAGACGCGCTGCATCACGGCGCTCAAGGTGCTCTTGTTGTCAAGGTCGATCACTCGGCAGCTCACCATCGAGCTTGGACCCTCGGGGTAGACCAGCGTGAACACCATGCCATAAGAGCGCCCGTAAGGCAGGAGGTCGATGCTTAAGGTGCCCTGGTTCGTACTCAGCTCAACGCTGGTTGTATTGCCAGAGCGTCGCACGCTGCCACTCGACAAGACATGCGCCATCGGCAGCGTGTACTGAGGCAGCATTTCGACGATCGCGTCCACATAAGACTGGAGCACGGCGCCAAGGTCGTTCACGTCAACGTCCTTCATCCAGTTGGCGACGAACGAGTCGTCAGGCGGATCGCCGCCCTTATTCTCGAACATCATCCCCTGGTCCATGCACATCTTGCGCAGGTCGTTCACCTTGGACACGCTCAAGCCGACCTTGCTTGCGATGGTGCTCGGGGATGCGCCGCCCTTAAGCATGTTCAGCGCGCTGTTGGCGTTCTCGGCGGAGATCCCAAGCATCTTGGCCAGCTTGGGAACGCTTGGCGTCGGGTTGGGGTTGGCCTTGTCAGGCTCAGGCCCAAGGAACTTCATCACCTCCCTCGCCTCACCGATGACCATGATGGTCCGCCCATTCTTCTCGGCAAAAGAGAAGGTTTCGGCCCCCTTGGTCATCTCAACGACGTTGCGAGCCGTGGACCCTAAAGACGAGTAGCCTGCGTGCTTGAGACGACCAGTCACCTCGGCCAAGCCCTTCCTGAAGATGATCGCCTCGCCGCGTCCAAGATGGTGCTTGACGCGCGCATCGAGCCCATACAGGCCGACGCTTTCGACGATACCGTCCATCTTGGAGTGCTTCTTGTCCTTGTCTTTGCCCTTACCCTCGTCGCCACCCTCAAGCTCTGCTTCGATCTGCTCTAACAAACCCATTTGATTCACCTTGGTTCTTGCGCGACCAGCTCGGTCACAGGTTATTATCGATCCACCTTGCTATCATCTTTGCGCGCTCTCGTGTGTCAGGCTCGGATTGAATGATCTCAACCTCGATCTTTTGACGCTCAGTGACAGCTTCGCGGCGAGCTTGGTTGATCTTAATGTCAACCTGAGCCGCCGCTGCTTCTTCCTTCGCCCGATCGCGCAAGTTGGTTGGCTTAGGGTGCGTCGGCGTGGAGGGCTCAGGCCGCTTCCTTACCAGGAACATTAAGCCCGTCAAGAGGCCCGCTACAAGCAGCCACCAGTATTTCTTCACCCTAAGCCAAATCGCCTTCATACTCTAGCCCTTTAAGATTCCAACTGCTGTTGCTTCGCCTCATCTGGCAGCTCAGGCAAGGCAATCATAGGCGTGACTCGCTTGGTGAACAACTTTGCTTCCAAGCGCTGAGCTAGAATCTCAGATTTGGCCTGAACAAGATAGTCAAGCTCAAGCTCTTTGCCGCGCTGCCTCAAGTAGTCCACACCTATCTCGACCTTAGATGCCCCCATCGCATCCTTGAAGCTCATGTTGTCCTTGAGCGCTTTCCTGGCTTGCTCCTCGACGTAGGCCACAGCGTCGAGCACGACTTTATCGATCTGAGCCCGCTGTTCCTGCGTCCACTTCAGATCAAGCCAGTCCTCTAGCGCAAGCACAAGGCGGCGCGCGAGGACCAAGATGAACGGGCTCAAGAACAAGACCAAGAGCGGCACGACAAGATCCGCCAGCAGCACCTTCACGATTTCGTTATCCACAGCATCCTCCTATGGCTTAGGTTGGTGAGCGCATCAAGCGCCACTTTAACCCAAAGCCATAAACGGACAAACGCACCAACTGCAATCGATTGCAGCGTTAAGACTTGCGCTTGTGGAGGTCATAGCCGACCAAACGCCCGGAGGTAATGTCGACAGCGATCTGGATCGCCCTAGCCTGCGCAGCAGCTCCTCGCCACGGCGCCATCATAAAGAAGTAGCCTCCCGAGGTCATGATCTTGGCGATCCTATTGATCTGCTCGTCGCTGATCTCACCATAACGCTCAAAGTCCACCATCATCGTCTGCGTGTATCCGCGCCACTCCCACTCAGCCCTCATGGTGTAGAGCGTGGGAAAGAACAGCACATAGCTCAGCGGGAACCAGACGGGGTGTGCCTCGCGGTCAAGCATGTGAGCCATCTCATGACGCAAGATGCCATAGAGCACGCCCTCGAAGTTGGGGTCTTCGACGTAGCGCCTTGAGGGCAACCACACCTCGTTACCAAACACAGTGACATAGTGCTTATCGAAGTCGCGGTGAAAGCGTCCTCGGCTCAGAAAGCCCATCACAGCATAGAGCGCCTTAACAAAGCACACTGCCACGCGGTAGTGAATGGCGAGCCCGGCATAACCATCGGATTTGAAGCGCAGACTAAAGCCACTAAAGCGCTTCTCCATGAGCCTTTGGAGGCCCGCTGCATCTTTTGGCAACCCTGAATAGGACATAAAAAAACCCCGCGTAGTCATAGCGACTACACGAGGTTAGCTCAGAGGTCGGCCAAAACAAACGGTTCTAGATCGTAAACTCTAGCACCGTGCCCTCGATCAAGTGACGCTCGATCCAAGAGGCGAGCGCGTAATTGATCGCGTCAGAGTAAAGTGTGAGGGGCGCCGATCCAAGATCGACATCCTCATCACTCGCCATGTCCTCAAGCTCAGCTTCAGGGTTGTTGCCGCTCAAGATTGAGCGAAGGATGCTAAATAGCACCATGCCGGGCTCGGCCTTAATCTGGTAGATGCCCCCATCATAGCAGACGTGACAGCTCTCGCCATCGCCACCCGCGACAACGTCGTCAACCTCAAGAAGATCGAAGTCAACGCCGATGAAATCTGGCATCTTCAGGCGCTTGGCGAGCATCTGTTGGAACTGCGCGTTAAGGCCGCACGCCAAGCCCACACAGTAGAGGTGGTTCTGAGCGACCTCAGTAAAGGTCGACTTGTGCGCCTCAACCTTGCTGGCGCCGATCGTAGCACCGCCGAGGGTGTATGACGCTAAGCCCCTAACGCTAATGCGATCGGGATCGTCAAGCGCTTGGCACAGGATCAAGATCCTGTTGATCATATCCAGGCGCGACCCTGGCATAAACGGCTGGTTGGGGCGAGAGATCACAATGTTAGGCTTAAAGCCATCTCGCGGCACAGGACCAGCAAGATTAAGCGTGACGACTGTGTTGCCTGTGCAAGTGTGCCAAACCACGCGCGTCTGCGCGCGCGCCTCAAAGCCGTGCCCGGCGTGGACATAGTTTGTGCCCTCCTCGATCGAGGGCACAAACGGCACATGATAACCATTATCACGCGCCGCCCACTGCTGGTACGCCTGCGACAAGCACTGGAGCATGTCATTGACCACATGCTTAGGGCTCGGGTGAGGCCCCTGGGGGATGATGCCAAGGGCCGTGACCTCGTGGCGAAAGAGCTTCCTCATAAGCTCAAAGCAGATTGCGGCAGCACTAGCGGTGTGAAACTGGAACAATTGATCAGACATGGCTTAGCTCCGTGTTGGGTTGGGTTGCATCGCTGACAGGTGGATACTCACGGCAACAACCATCAAGCGCAAGGGTTTTTAGGCGCTGATGGTGCTTTTTCAATGAGAAGGGCTTGGTCGTTTACCAAGCCCTTACATAGAGGATAGCCATCGGCGCGCAGTGACGCTTATCGTCACTTAATGCCGTATTTCTCTAGAATTTTGAGCTTTGCGTCGTCACTAAGCTGCTTGGGCCGCGCGCCCTTCTTCAAGATCATCTCCTTCTCGTTGGAGTAGCGCGCGTTGTTCATCTCATTCTCGGGCGTGGCATAGTAGGTGAGCACATCAGACGACTTCACCTCGTAGGCGGTGAGGTTGTCAGCGCGCAGCGACGCGTAAACGCTCACAGGCACCTCGGCGTGCAGCGACTGCCCTCCAAGGTCAGTTGGTGCAGATTGACCTCGGGCGCTCCAACGCCAACCTATGATCGTCGAGCTGCCGATCGCCTTCCTGTTCTCCTTATCGAGCGCCGCCACGAGATCCGGGTGGAACTTGTCGTAGACGGCGAACAACTCTTTCTTGCCGCTGCTCGGGCTCTCCTGCCAAATCGCGAGGGGTCGCTTTAGAAGTCGGATCGCCCAGGTGTAAGCGGGGATGCCCATCAGCTCCCACATCTTGACCTCAGCCGCCTCGTTTATTGGTGCAGGATCGCTTAGCCAGCGATTCATTCTCTCCAAAAGATCAGACATAGCGCTCTCCTTGACGCGTGGTAAATCGACATTTCCATATCACAGCACAATGCGTCTTCAATCAAGGTCGGGAGAGGGTCTAGCTGCCTTTCTGACGCAATCAAGCCAACGGACTGTGGGTCAGCCCCCAATATCTTGAACCATCACGGCGCGCATCAGCTTGACCATTAGACTCAAGATCAATCAGCGCGAACAGCTCAGCGTCAGACACAAAGCGGGAGGACACCTGCGTGTCCGTCCTCACCTCGTGAATGACCTGCGCCCAAGCCACAACTTCAGCGTGGCTCGGCGGCAAATCATCAAACATCATCAGACCTGACTTCAGGGGCAACGGCACGGGCCGCTGTCATTCATCCTCATCAAAGAGGTGGAAGGTTGCTTCAGCATAAGCCGCGCAGAACGACTCAAAGTCAAAGCACGAGAAGCGAGCCTGCTGCTCGGGTGTGAGGCTATTAGGCTCTCCAAAGGTGAGGCTCTTAAACACAACCCAGAGCGCTGTGAGGTCTTCGTCCTCCTGATCACCCACATGCTCAGACCAAGCCTCCTCAAAGGCGGTCGCGCTGCTTTGCCCACCTGCCAGCTCGACCAAGCGGGCTGAGTAATGACCTACCGTGGTAAAGTAAAGCTCGTCACCAGAAGACATGACCACCTTGAGCCATGCCATTTCGCAGGGCTCGCGCTTGACCGACTCAATCAGGCTTGGCCTGATCATGGTGCCGGGGATCACCTCAACCAAGCCTGCGACCTGCTTCGCGCGATCGACAGTGCTAAGGGTTTCTTGCATCTTCCTGACGCTTTCTTTGATGATCTCATCAAAGTGAGGGTCGTTTGCCATCTCTTTGCTCCTGTTGGTGAACTGCAATCGATTGCAGCTCTAGCGCGGGTTGTCGGAAAGGCTGCCCACCATAACAGAGAAGTGAGCAGGCGAGAAGTTTGTGTGAGAGTCTTCCAAGCTCTCGCACAAGGGCGGGTGTTTGCCATCAGCATAGAGCGCATCAAGCAGCATAACCTTCATCACCTCGGCCCTCAAGTTGACTTCATTACAGGTCGCCTGCTCGACAAGAACGTCGATGATGGCTTTTCTCTCGCGGCCATCAAAACTATGTGGATCGCGCAGGCTGTTCATGGCTTGCTTTAGGTCGGCCTTCAGCTCGTCAGTATTCATCAAGAACGCAGCACTTGAGAACTCTAGCTTGTTTGGCGCGATCACGATGTAGTCTCGGTTGGCCAGCGACAGCCTCAAGCCAAAGCGCTTATGGTGGTTATTTGTTTCCCAACGCCCAGCCATCCGATCATTCCTCATTGACGATGACCTGCGATTGATCGTCTCGATCGAGACGATCTGATTAGGCATGACCAGCACGTCGCCCAAGAGCGCGGGCTGGGTGATCGACCTCTTATCGTGATGATCAAGGTAGGGGTAAAGCAGCTTCGGGCTGCCTGAGTTGAAGACGCGCACGACGGCATTGAAGACCTCGCCATAAGACTCGATCTCCTCCATTGGCCTATACTTTGTCATCGGAAGCCTTCTCAAAAGGGGGCTGCGTGCTTTTGGATCATCTTAATGAGAAAAACCCTGGGCAGGGTGCGCAGCTTGTCATAGTGAATGGCGGCGGACGCCACCTCGCGGATGACTTTCCAGTCGTTGTCCCAGAGCGCATCAGCCTTGTTGGGCTCAGCGGTGGCGAAGTCATGCACAAGGCGCCAAACCTCAGAAGCGATCTCATCGTCAGGAAAGGCCCAGCGCTCACCACGCGACTCTTTCTCGACCTCAGTGATTAAGCGCGCCTTATTGGACGGTCTAGCAGGAAGATCAAAGACAGACTCACCCGGCTCTAGCAGCTCCTCCTCAAGCTCAAGCGTCTCAACTGGACGATGCGCCATCAGGATGTCGTCGTCTTCGAGCATGATCACGACCTCCTGGCGGCGCGCCCTCGGCGCTCGTCGCGCAGCTCGCTCAAGATCGCCTGATCGTTCAAGCGGCGTCGGCGCTCACTTGGCATAGGTTGCGCGGGCCTTGGCACTGGCGCCGCCTTAATGTCTACCTGGGGCTTGGGGGTGCTCGCTTGTTGGATCTGCGAGCTGTCCATCGAAAGCGCAAAAAGCAGCGCGGTGATCCCGTACATCTCTAACCTCACTGGTTTGTTGTCATGGAAGTCGATCGGAGCATAGCAATCATGCGTCAGCTTGACGAGCCGAACTCCTCCTCATGGCATTTAAGCCAGCGCCTCAGCGTGCTCTCAGCCACACCATGCAGCTTCGCGATGTGGCGCTTGGAGTAACCCTCACTGAGCAGCCTGCGCGCGGTGCGGCAGATGTAGACGACATCGCGGCGGCGCCTCACTGCGCGCTTAGGAGCGGGGCTCGGCGCCTCTTTCTTGACAAGTCGAGCTGCCTTGACTGCGACAAGATCCAGGTAGATCCCAAGCCCGCTCTCATCAGAAAGCTCGACCTTGAGCTGTCGCGTTACTTCAACGACCTGAAAGCGGTGCGGGCCGCCTGCTCCTGGCACCATAATCATGTCACCAACGCGAGGCGTGGCAGACGAAAACGTCTGGCGCGCATGATCCGGCAATCCATGTCCTACCAATGTCCAAGACATAACACTCCTTCGGGCTTCGCCCTATTCGATACCTAGTTTGTGTTTCACATAGCTTGCCAAAGGCATGTTGTGCGCCATCGCACCTTCAACAAGCAGATCATATTGCTCAGGACTCACAGCAAAGTTGACCTGCACAGCCTTTTCAACGCCGTAAGCCGGAGACGGCCCAGGAGTCCTCAGCTTCACACCAACTCGACTCAGCGCTGACCAGATCGTGCTGATCGACGTGTTAAATGACTCCGCAAGATCGAAAAGCGTAGCCCCCGCCTCGTAGCGCACCATAACTTCCACCAAGTCTTCGCCCTGGATCTTGTGGCGCGAGGGGGGAAGTGCGGCGACGATCTCACGTTCAAGACTGACATCGACTTTGATATGTGCAAGCGCATGATCTGCAACGATGGTGCTTTTCTGGGGCTCGTGGCTTGACTCGACGATCTCAATCTTCTCATCAAGCAAGTGCTCAGCTCGCGCAAGCGCTTCATCTGACACATCCCTTATCATCATCATGACCGAGGGCTCCAATCCCACTACGGGGTGCGCCCGACTTCCACGTCGAGCGACCTTGGGCTCGATGAGGATACAGTCTGGATGGGCTTTGATGTCGCCATCACGCCCCTCGCGCAAAAGCAGCACACGACCAAAGGCGATCATGCGCTTGTCATAGTCGCAAAGCCTCGTCAGTTGAAAGAAGCTAAGCCTGATGGTGTGACTGCGGCGCGGCTCTCCCTCCACACAACAGTCTCCAAACAGCTCAATCAGCGAGCGCTTTAGGGAGGTGAGCGTGTCGTGACCTTCAGCCACAAAGCGACTGAAATGCCACAGCTTCTTCTGAGCTGACCACTTCCCTCCATTTTGGTGTGCGAGCGTAAGCAGGTTGGCGTGATAAGGCGCCGTCAGTGAAATGATCTCACCATCGACGCTCAGGCGCACCTCCGGGCCGCTCTTAATCTTGGTCATCGGTCAATCATCCTTATGGTGGGCATCCACCCAAGCGTCTAAGCTCGGGTAGAGGTTGGATCTATCAATGCTCACCGGCCACGTCTCTCCCGCCTTTTGAGTCCTGGCGATGATCATCAGCACGATGTTGCTTCGGTGTTTGCCATCGTTGACCAGCGTGCCTGCCGCCCCTGCGCAGAATGACGAGTGAGCTGGACCATTACCAAGGGTCTTGTGACAGGTGAAGTCGCCGTTGTCTTCAAGGTTGCTCCTGACCTGCTCAGCCTCGTGAGGCTCAAAGTACGGCTGGCGATCTGACCTAAATGGGCATTCTGAGCACGGTCTTTTGAGGCGCACATCATTCATATCTCAGTCCTCCTCATAGTGAGCCTCAACCCACTCCTCAAGGCTGGGATAAAGCTCAGAGCTGTCTATGTTCTCGGGCCATAACTTTGCCGGATCTTCGCGCGCGATGAGGCGGATCAGCACGTTACTGAAGTGCTCACCCTCGTTTACCATCGTCCCCACGGCGCCAGCGCAGAACGCGGCCCGCGCCGTGGACGCCTCACCATCGACGCCATAGTCGCAGGTCTTATGACAAGAGAAGGAACCATCTGATTGAAGCGTGAGTGCAATCTGTTCAGCGCTTTCAGCTCTTAACGCTACTGGCCTATTCGTCCTGAATGGGCAGTCCTCGCACGGCTTCATCATTCTCGTCATCTTCACGAGCGCTTCCTTTATTCAAGAGCGACTGGAAAAGAAACAGGTCGCTCGGATTGACAACGTTCGGCGTGGTGTCGCAGATGAACGCCTCGCGGTAGAGCGCCTTAACCTCATCAGGAACTTTGAAAAGCTCTTTGCGCTCGTTCCAGGCATCACGCGCGCAGCTCACAAGCGCCTCATAAACCTCGTAAGGCATACTTTCCTGGTGATAGCGCAGGCGCTTAATGTTCCAAAGCACTTCGGCCCATGCAAGCTCTTGCGCTTCTTCGGCGGTCTGGCCGTGAGTCATGCTAAACATGAACTCGCAATCACCTCGACGCCCGACCTCGATACTTACCTTGGCCGCCCATAAGCTGCCGTCGCGCTTGATCTCAGTCGCCAGCCTGATCGAGCCCTTGAAGTCCTGATAGTTAATGAGGCGGATCGAGATCGCGCGCCAGAGCGGGTCCATCAGGGCATATTGATCCATCATAACAAGCCTCTCATTGAGTCAGCGCTAACCGCCAAGGTTAAGCCAGAACGCCGCTTCCTTTTCTGCTGCGCGCTTCGCCATCTCAACATTCTTCGCCGTGCCTTTCACTTGGCCCTTGGGGGGAACGCCGATCGACCACTGCGCAGAGCTTCCATCGTCGCGCACCATAAGGTCAGCTCGTGTAGCGCCCATCTTGGCAGTGTAGATCCCAAGCCCGATGTCCTTCCAGTCGAGCTTGGACTCGGAGAGCGTGTCAAGGCGCTCGTCGTAGTCCCCTGCGACAATGGCAAGCTCTACAACGACACTCACGGTCGCGCGCTGACGAACGATCCTCAGCGGGTAGCCGTCTGGGTCCATCTTCTTCGAGAAGATGCCGAGATCGTCTGCTACAACTTTGACTAGCTCGATCTTGCTATTTGTCTCATTGAGAGCTTCAAGCAGCGCTTCGCGGCGCGTGACCAAGAACTGATGCGTCGCCTCCACGAGTCGGAACTTGTCCATAGGTTTTGTGAGCCCGTAGACTAAGACATGGCCCTCGTCGCAGAACACTTCAGCTTTATTGATCTCAAGGCCGCTGCCGTTCATGAACTCCTGATAGCCGACCCTGAAGTCTTCATCTCGGAATGTGAGGCGGGCTTGATCTTGTTGGTTCTTATCATGCTCAGACTGCATCACAGGCTCCATTTTCAGAACTGCAATCGATTGCAGTTCGTTGACGTGATAGAGCCCGGCACAATGCCGGGCTCTATGCTGACTAGAGCTGACTAGATGTCCTCACCGCTGATCCCGTAGACCTCGGTGCGCGTGTATGGATCAAGCCCATAGGCGACGAAAGCAGGAGCCGGGGTGAAGCGCTCCTTCAAGCGCTCGCGCTCTGCCTGCCAAGCGTCATCGTCGTGAGCGATCGTCAGGTTGAAGTCGCCCTCAGCGAAGCACGCCACGAGCCTCTTTTCCTCGTGAAGCCAGATGCCAAAGTACGATGCGTCTTCTGTCACATCGTACTGCTCCCATCCTTGCTCTTGCGTGCAGATGTCATTGTCAAAGGTATATCGCGCGCCGCCAACGTGGCAGCGCTTGATCGTCAGGCCTTTGCTCGCTCGTTCCTCGACTTCAACGCGCACACCATGAAGCGGGAGGTTGTCGAGCATCCTAAAGACATTAAAAGGGTTTGTACTGCGCTTCATGGTCCTGTCCTCGTTGGAAAGGTCGCCCCCTTCATTTGGGGGCGCGTGGTAGTGTGGGCGCCTATCGCCCTTGACGACTTCATACTCTATGAATTGCGCCGCTTGTCCAGTGAAAAGCGACGCTGGGCGATGTTTTTTAGAGCGCTTTGATCTGAGCTTCAAGGCGATCAATCTCATCATACATCGCGTTCAGCTCAGCCTGTTGAGCAGCGGGGATGTCATCCCCCATTCCATCAACTCGCGCTTTTGCTTTTGCTTGCTCATTTGCTGCTCCTGGCGTTCGTTCGTTTGCGTCATCGCTTCCGACAACTTCATACTCGCAGCGACTTGCCAGCAGGCAAGAGCTTTAACATCGCCAATGGTGCTTTTCGACTGAATGAAAAGCCGAAACACGGTTTTTCAAGAGGGGGCCTTTCCTGACTAGCTGGAGGGCCTTTATCGAGAGCACCCCTGATGGTGATCTCAGCCGCATTCTACAAGCATTTTCTGACATATTGCTCTCGGAGGGCCTAAAACACGAAAAGGCCCTCCTTCTCCACCCATCTCAACAACCACGCTTGCCTGCAATCGCCTGGGCGAGCCCTGAGCCCTTTCAAGCCCCTCGCTGCATTTACCCTGATGGTGCCCTGTAAAAAATAATCGGAGACGTTCAGGAGCGTTCTGAGAGGTTCTGAGAGGTTCTGGAGCGCTCTGGCCGGACTATTAGCTCTAGGGGAGCATCTGTTTTCAGTCGATCAAGATTACTGCAATCAATTGCAGTCACCCCTCCAATGGTGCTCATTCACCCTATCCCTTCTGCTCGTCCATCCACTTTACGAGTCTGCCACGGTTGTTGAGCCCGTGGTGCAGCATCAGCGTGAACGCTTCCTGCGGCTTCAGGTTCAGGCTTTCTGCCATCTTCTCGATCTCGTTCCAGACCTCGCCCGGTATAATCACGATGCGATCGGCGCCGGGCTCGAACGTGACCTCATCTTCACTCATCAACTTTGGCATGGTGCTTCTCCAGTCCTCTCCGGGCCATTCCCCGCCCCTTTTCAAGCGTTACCTGATTAAACCTGACTAACTAGCCCTGTAAAAAAAGGCGGTAACAAAGCGGTTAGAAAAAATGCGGGGGGGTAGGGGTGCGGAGCATATTTAGAAAAATTGTGGTTGTGCGATGGTGCGCCAGCTCAAAAGAGCGAGCGTTGACCATCAAGGAGTTCAGCGCGCAAGGCGCGTCGTCGAGCAGCCTGAGCGGGGCTCTTGTCATAGGTGATGTGACAGCGCTGGCATAGGGCTCTGAGGTTGTCGTCTGAGCAGTCGCGCGGGTCGTGGTTAAGGTGAGCGACAGTAAGGACGATCACCACGTCCTTATCGTGCCGTTGAACGGTGGAGCCGTTAGGCGCGCCACACCATTGACACTGCTGGTTAGCCTGGGCTCGAATCCTCAAGCTGATGTCTTTCCAGTCGTCGGGATAGAGAGCGGCCCACCTGGGGTCAATCGGCATGGTGCATCCTGCCATTGGCGAGCTTGACAGTCCTGACGCATTCGAGCTTGGCCATGACAAAGTAGCCCTGACTGATGACAATCCCAGCAAAGTCATCGCGCTGAGCTGGGGATGATGAAAGCCAAGTGCGCCTGAAGCTCTTGCGTGTGTCTGTAAGGTGCTTGGGAGCCTGAGCACAGACATCACTCCAATTGTCGAGCGTGGGGAAGCCTATGGCGTCGGCTGCCTCTAAGAAGGCGTGATGATGCCAGCGTAGTCCGTCCAAGAATGCTGTCTCTTGCGAAAGGTCTTTAGCGATAGCGCTCATGATTTGTGCCTTGATGGTGCGAGTCTGAGGGTCGCGCGAAGCGGCGCCGGATCAAAGCCGGGCTGCAATCGATTGCAGCCCGGCAAACTTCAAGATCCAGAAGACAGCTTGAAGCGAGTCGGCCCGCCATCATTTAAGCTCACTGAGCGCGTTGACGAGATGTTGATCGGGCCAGGGTTACTGGCGCACTCGATAGTGGCGAACTTGACGATGTTGAGCCTCTTGCAGAGGCGCCCGAAGATCGTAGCCAGCTCACAAGTCGAGATTGAAGCCCCACTGCTTAAGGCTCCACGAGGCTCAGGCTTGGAGAGGTAGAAGAAACTCAACTCCTCCACTTTACCATTAAGAGTCTCGCCGCTGACCTCAACCTCGTAAAGCGCTATCGGATAACTGGCCCTCTTAGGAATGTTGCGAAGCTGCTCATGCACGACCTCAAAGAGCGCATAAGGGTCGAGCCAATCACTGCACCTGTACCTGAAGTGCGTTTCCCAGAGCATCGTATGGACGTTATTTTTGATCTCGACGACCTCGATGCCTATCGTCGTTTTGATCTCTAGGGAGCCGCCTTTACCAAAGGACGACTCACTGCGCTCTTGAGTGATCTTGACGTGGAAGGGAGAGTCTTCGCGATAGTCGCGATACACCTCGTAGGTCGCTGACTTTGAAGACTTGCGTTCATGGCTGAGCTGAGCCTGTGTTCATCTCGTGATACTCAAGAAGGTTGAGCTTGGATATGACGGCCATCTTAAACCTGGGGGTTGGGAGTTGACGATTTGAGAACTCGTGAGCGCTTGTTTCAGCGCCCTCGGGGGATGGGCATGGGATAGCGCGAGCGCTCTGGGGTAGTTGACTGTCTATGGGCTGCCAAGACCTTGTTGACTTGCTTGAGCATCACCTCGTATGTGATGCCGTAGCCCATGTGGGCCATCTTTCGCGAAAGCACATCTGCGATGCGATCTCGCGAAAGGCCGTTCAAAAAGTGGCAGTCGATGATGTCTTGAGCCATTCTGGGATGCTCAAGGATTTGACGATGCTGATGGCTCACTGGCTTGCTTTCGTCTGGTCGAAACTTCATGGCTTGCTCCAAGGATTGAAGGGGGTGTCGTTTGGGTTGCTGACCCTTTAACTAATAGCACCTCAGCAACTTGCGTCCATTGAAAAACAGACGCTGATGGTGCTTTTATATCTGGAGATTCTGGCGCATGAAGTGCGATGGTGAGCTGTGATGATTGACTGAGCGAGCGCTAGGCCCCCTAGCCCTGGATGTGGCATTTAGCTGCTCTAAGCGCGCGCTCTAAGCCCTGTCTAGGGCGGCAGCTTGAAACTTGAGGTATAGGTCGCCTCGTTGAGCTGACTCGTCTTAAGCGATTCTAGGGCCTTGGCACTAGCCCTGTCTAGGGCGTGAGCTGAAGACTTGAGGTATAGGGTTGGATGTCTAAGATGAATCGTCTTGGGCGATTCTATGGGCTTTAAAACTGGCCCTGTATAGGTTTGAGGCCCCTGACTCGGTGTGAAGTAGGCGCAAAAAAAGCCCCCCTCGCAAGGGGGGCTCTAAGGGGGGCTCTAGAGGTAAGGGTTACACTAAGAGGCTTTTAGCGCGCTTGAGTAGCGAAGCGGCGATTTTGGCGTTAAGCGCCTCGTCGCTGCGCTTCTGCGCTGCTTTGATGTCCTCGGTTGGGTTAGCGCGCTGTTGGATGATTCTATGGGCACCTTCTAGGTATAGGATCGACTCGTGTAATGAGGTAGTGATGCACGCCCTGCTTAGCGTGTAGAAGTCTCTATGGCGATCTAAGAAGATCGCGAGAGGATCTTGATCTGCGTTGCCTGTAATGGCGAGCTTAAGTTTAAGCGCGTCTAACTCCCTACTCAGCGCGCTGACGCTCATTTTGCGAGCTAAGCAGTCTTCTTGAGCTTGAAGCGCAACTGAGATGAGCTGCTTAAGCTCCTCGTGGGCGTTCCTGTCCTCGTGAGTGAGATGCCCTTCGACTAGGCGCTTACTATTGAAAAGGCTGGGGTCGTCCCATTTGGCCTCGAAGACTTCGCGGCGCTGCTCGAAGATCGCTCTATGGAGCGATAGGTTGCTAAACTCGTAGCACTTGATGAGCTGGTCGCCTAAAGGAAGGTAGGCGTTGAGCGCCTTACTAGATGGCGTGTTGTTAAACTTAAGATGCCCGTAGGCCCTCTTGATGTTTGGCGTCTTATGCTCGTCCCAGAAGAATGGGATGTCCCCTTCTGCGAACCTCTGCTTGAGGTAGTGCAAAACTGGCTGAGCGAGTTCTGGCCTCTGGAGCTTGAGCGCGTTGATAAGGTCTTCGTTGCTGCTCTTGGGGTTGTGGCATGTGCTTCTAAGCTCTGAAAATGACATTTTGCCGCTCGTGTTTGAAGGTTGGGTTAAAGGGCGTTGCAGCGGGTTGGGCTGCTGTTGATTTAAGTCTGGATTGAACTAGCCTGAGCGCAAGTGTTTTTTGATATTGGATGCGTTTTTTATTAGCGTTTAACTAGCTTTAACTGAGCTTTGCGTGAGCTGTTTGATAGTTGAGTGGCGATGATTGAGCTGGAAGCCTGACTAGCGTTTTACTAGAGCTTTGCATGTTGTGTTGTGGGCGGCAGCGCACCTTACTTTATACTTTATAACTTAAGATGCGCTGCGAGAAGCCTACTTGGTGGAGTAGCGCTTGCCTGTCGTGACGATGTAGCGATCGTGGTTGTCCTCATCTGACTCGGCGCGCTTCATCTTCTCGACCTCAATGTGGCTCAGGTCAACGTGTCCCCAGGTGCAAAGCACGTTCCCCATGTGCTCGCCCAGGGTGTTGATAAGGTGCCTGATATGGGAGGCGAGCCCTTCGACATCCACGCGGTCGCCGTAGAACAGCCTGGAGGTGTGGTTGTAGCCAAGCTCGATGAGCAGCTTGTCGATCCCGGCCCGCGTGGCCTCATCTAGCTCAAGCTCACCGACTAGGGCGCTGTCCCTTTTCATCAGCTTCACGGCATGAAGTGCGTCGTCAACTGCCGCCTTGATGCTCGCGTTCGCATCGAGCATGTTAGGTGCCAATGCACCAGCGCGACGATAGTGGTTGCTCTCTCCCACGATCGTAAAAGGCAGCTCATGAGAGCTGATGCCATTAAGCGCATCGACGACATGCTCGATCAGGCATCGCGCCAGGATGAAGTCTTGAGGCACAGCGATTCCAAGGTAGTCATCCCCTGGATCAAGCAGCTTATATTGAAGCGCGAGCGCTTCTAGCGCTTCCAGCGTGCTCGCATCCTCGAACGATTCGTCCCAATACTCGTCAAGGTTGCTGAAGCCCTGATCTTGCTCGCGCAAGATCGCTCGGACCTTCTCGATGGCTCGGGGTAGACCGTCATCGGGGTAGAGGTCATCTACCTCGGCGGACCGTGCATTGTAGTACAACTCGCGCCAGTGCTTGACCAGCCTTGCGTCGCGTTTGTCCTTGGGATCTTCGGGCTCCTCGGCGGCGCTGATCATCTCTTTGAAGCGCTCAAGCAAGTCCTTGATCCAACGATCATAAAGGTCTTGCTGCGCTAGCTTTAAGTCCTGCTTAGGAGGGCGGCGTGTGGCTCTGATGAGGTTATCGATAAAGGTCACATCGTCCTGCTGCCTAAGCGCCTTGATCTGGCGAATGAAGGTGCTGTCACCCCTTGGGGAGAACTCATAGCTGCGCTTAATGGGCTCAGGCAGCTTGATCACTAAGGGTTGCTCCATGCCGATGATGTAGACGCGCTCACCGTCCTGATGCGGATTCAGGCTCTTGATCAGTCGGATCGTGTGAGGGTTTCTATGGTCGGTGAAGGCGATCTTGATCTCATACTCATCAAAGTGGATCGCGCAGTTGTATCGACCAATGGTCTTGTGGGGCTCTTTGTTGAAGTGAAACTGCATCTCGGGCTCTCCTGCGGGTTGAATAGGTGACTTGGATGAATGACTGCAATCGATTGCAGTCATTGTCTCGACTTGAAGATCAGCCGTGCTTGATAGGCTTGTCCGGGTTCGTGTAGGAGGTGATCTGCACCAGCGCCTTGAAGTAGGGCTGCGATGTCGGCATAAACACCGCCAAATTAGCGATGCTCAGCATGTTAGTCGCCCAAGCGAGCATCACATCACGCCCTGGGGTATCGCCAATCTTGACGTAGGGCGGCGAGAGGTAAAAACCAGTCGCCTCGCAGTTGGCAGGCTTGGGTACTTTAAGGTAGGCGGCGTAAACCAACTGACCTTCCAAATGGCCGCGATAGATGCCGACCAAGCATCCATCAAAGTCATGGGTTTCCAAATGATCAAAGCCTTCAAAGTGTTCAGTATGGGACATAAGGGCTCCATTGAATTGAGCGCAAGGCGACCTGACACAACGGGCATCCATTGTGTCGGGTAGGTCTGCGGGTTATGACGTGCTGCGAGGGTTAGCTCGCCTTACAAAAACAACTTAGGGCATACATCCTGGCGGCGCCAATGGTTTTTGCGCTCCGTTGGTGCGCCTTTCAAGAAGGGTTCTCAAGCGCGTCCAGCTCATCAAAGGTGGCCAACAAGCTGCGCGCGATGTGCCAGCCCATGTAGTAGCTACCCTCGGTGGCGGCGTAGTCCATGCCGTCGAGATTCTTACCTGCCCCTGCCACAACGATCACGCCGATCATGTAGCCCCACATATAGGGATCGGAGATGTCTGGAAGCCAACCCCTGAGCTTCGATTTGTCTTCAACGTCTTCATTGAGATATGCCTGGACAGGGCCTTGCTTGAAGCTGAAGCCGCTTCGCATCACCAATGGACGTGACACCATGTTACAATGCTTGCGCACGAAGATCATGCCTTCCTTGGCCTCAAAGCGTGGATGCTCCATGAGCAGCTTGGCGATCTCAGCATTCTGGTCGTGGTCATAGAAAGTGGACATAAAGGCTCCAGTGAGACTGGCGCGATTCTTCGCGCCATAGAGTGAGAGGGGAAGGCCCGGCTTAAGCCAACATGCCTTGGGGTGGATCTAGGCTTTTCTGCTCCAGGCGTGCGAGGTGTTTCTGCGTGGCAATGGCCCTGACTTCTGGTTCTGCGTTCTCAGCGCCGTAGAGCCGATGCACGCATTCTTCTACATTCCTGAAGTCTTCCATGATGATTTTTCCACGATACAGCACCTCGCGAGGGTGCCCGTTTTCTTGGCGGTTCAGGTTGGTCCTGAAGTACGTCGGGTCATTAATGCACTGGTAGAGATCGTCAAGACAATCAAAGCAGTGGTCCATGCTCGTCTTATAGGTGAGCAGCGGCAGCAGCGGCCAGCCTTTCGCCACAAGCGGGAGCCGGACAAAGTAAGGCGTCATCATCACGTCATACGAGCGCTTGGAGCGGCTCATCGATTGCGTGAACGTATAATAGGTAGGACGGGGAGGCGCCTTGCTCTCGACGAGCGCCCTATTCATCATGATCAGATCCTGAATCAAAGGCTCAGGATGGCGACGATCGCGAATCATCCACGCGAGGCAGCCATCGCCCCGACCTGGGAGCCCGCTGGCAAACATCTGGCCAAAGAGCGCCTTGTGCTCGTAGACCATGCTAAAGCTCATGGTGGAGTTGGGCATGTCGATGTAAGTGACTTTGCGATTGACCTTGGCCTTGATCACAAGGCCAAAGGTCGGCTTAAGGATCATCTGAAAGAGGTAGACTTTAGGCACCTTGGGCAGCATGAGCCCGCTCTTTTTGTCGAGCCATTCAGAGATCCTGGGGATGTAGGGCTTGACGTAGGCCCGCGCTGACTCAAAGTCAACGCCAAGCGCCTCCTGATCGTGGAGGTCGATCCCATAGAGTTCTAGGCTTGGTTTGTTACAGAAGGCGCGCAGATCACCGAACGTAAAGCGGCGACCTTCAACGGGCAGTTGAGGGATGGGCATGACTTGCTCCTGCGGGAAAGTCGGGTTTGGGATGACGAGAAGTTCGGGCTTAGCTGCAATCTATTGCAGCTAAGTCGACTAGAAGGTTAAAGAGCGCCCAGCTCACGCTCGATCTCAGCCAAGGTCGAAGCTTTCCATGCTTACAAGACAACTATGAAGCGCACTAACCAAGCGTCAAACCTTAAGTGCTGCTCGATGGTGCTTTATCAAAATAAGAGGCGATCAGCTCTTTGACCTCAAGGATATACCGCTCAAGATCGGCCTCATCACTCGAAGGCTTTAAGAGCCGGGGGAGGCATTCACCTGTCACCACGTCGATCACCCAGACATACTCGGGGTGATAGGAGTCGAAGAACAGGCGGTCGCAGACCAGCCATCCGTTGCGCCCATGATAGTCATAGGGATCGTTGCTGAGCATGACCACAGGCAGCGCACTATCATGGGGCCGCGCCAAGTTGACAGCGCTCGCGATCGTCATCCTGTTTGGCTTCTTCAGCTTCGGATGGACAGGCATCTTCGAGTAGTCAAAGCCATGATCCATCTTCTTGATGTAGCAAGGCAGGGGCTCTAAGACCCCTTTAGCTCTGCGCACGTCAAGCACGAACCAGCCGTTATTATGCAAGATCAAGCGCGTCGCAGCGTAGAACAGGCGCTTCTGCCCTTCTGCGCTCATGATGAGCCACTGCTTCTTTGCCTCGGTGAGCCCGCCAAGCACCTTGAGCTTGCGCGTGCGCGGCGTCACTGGCGCATAGGTGTCAACTCCCAGCACATAGTCAAAGAAGTCCCTATGCGCCTCGGTGTTAGGTACGACGCCTGAACAGAAGACATCCACGAAGCGCTCGGTCAGCGGCAGCACGTCACCTGGGCGACCGTATCGAAGGAACACTCCCATGCTCGAATCTCTAGCGGGCAGCTCGACCCTGAACTCAGTCAGCTTGAGCAGATCCGCTTCGATGCGATCTCCCTGGCGCTCAATCGGCTCAGGAGGCTCGCTTGGGTTCATCCCCATTGAGACTAGGTAATGCGAGAGCAGCTTGTCTGAGCGCCCTTCTAAGATGTAGCTGAGCGCAGTTGTGATCCGCTGCGCGTTGTAGATGTTCTTATCCTTCTTCAAGGGAATCCCTCTCTAGTTGGGCTTTGATGACCTTGCTGTCGGAGAGACGCGACGTATAAACCATCATCGTCTCAAGACCCTTGGATGCGTGGCGCGCAGCAGCGCGCTCCTCGACATCCAGGCTGCGTTCCACGCTGATCTCCGACTGGTGGTTAGACAACTCGCAAAGGTAGCGGCTGAGCGCATTGAGCCGTTCGATCGAGATGTCCATTACATTGAGGCGGCCCCTGAAGATGTCAACAAGATCCTGCGCCTCTTTTGTGCGGTCCACGCCGTCGAGGACGAACAGCTCGGGGCACTGCTCTAACAGCTCCTCGATCTCCATCTCAATGAACGACTCGGCGTGCTCGCTTTTTGACCCTAGCATCTTAAGCCTCTTTGCGTGGGATGATCGTCAGATTCATGCGCTCCATCTGCCAGTATTCTTCAGCCTCGTTGTATGTATAAGGCGCGAGCAGCGTATGTCCGCCGTCAGGCTCAAACCTGAGCACAAGCTCGCGATCGTTGACGAACGTAACGTCAAGGAAGGCGTCGCCATGCGGCGTGTCGATCAAGCGGCCCGAGATACCGTCCTCGCGCTCTGCGCCGATGACAAGCTCAGCATCTTCGCTTGTGTTCTGAGCCATTTCGATCAGGACCATGATTTTCATTGAGCTTGTCATCGCATCTCCGTCGTTTCCGTTCGCTTTCAACAACTTAAGACTCTCACTCACTGACAAAAGCGCAAGATAAAAACAACGACTAGCGCATTTTTTCAAGCCTCGATAAGTTACGCGAGGCTGAAGACACCATGGCTAGAACGTGGTTGAGCTGATGACCAAGAAACTCGGTCCCATCAAGGCTATGGATTGACCAGCGATCGCCATCGAACAACAGGTCAAAGTCTGGATAATCCACATCGGAGAGCCTTAAGTAAGTGTAGACCATCCACCTTAAGCGCACGGTACTTTGACTTTCTGACTTCACGACGTTGCGGCAATAGAGCCGCGCAGCTCTGGAGCCATTAGGCAGGGTGGTTACGTCCAACTCAAAGAGAAGAAACACCCTAGAGGCGTGAAACTGGAGGCCGTCGTCGCTCAAGTCGGAAGGCGTTTGGTTCGTCCCAAACGCCGCAAGCTCGTTAAGGCGTTCCTTCATAAGCTCGTTCATCACACCACCAAGTTAAAGGTCACGCCACTAGAGCGACCATGCTGCCCAGGCGCGTCACTGCGCACCTTGGCGATCACTCGATCGAGATCGCCGTTGCTCATGGCGCCGAAGACTACTGAGTCAAACTGCGCAGTCTCCATCGCTTCGACCGCCTGCGCGTCGTCATTTGACGACCTGATGATCTTGGCGATGTGACGCACTGCCAAGCCAAGCTGATCGATGTGATGCTCTATCTGCGCGATCAGCTCAACATCTTCAGCGTCTGCGCGCGCGCCCTCAAGGTAGTCGCTCAAGTCCTCACAGCGCTCTCTAAGAGCGATCAACGTTTTCATGCTCATAATGTCTCTCCTGGGTTGCGCTCCCTTCATTTGGAAGCGACTTGTTTGGTTTGGCAGCGGGCTAGCTGCTCATGTTTAGACTTTAACGCTCCTCCAACTGATGAAAAGCAAAAAAGCACGCTGATGGTGCTTTTTTCAAAAGAGCGAGGCGGGCTCTTAGGCCCGCCTCGCTCGATCAAAGCTCTACCTCCTCGACGCTGAGGTCGGGGGGGATCATCGGCTGCCCTGTCTCTTTGTCGAGGTAGGGCCGCGCGCCTGCGTGAAAGCACATCGCCAAGTAGGCTTGAAGCTCATCCTTGCCCTTATACAAGGGCGGCGGCGTCGTCTCATCGAGAGAGTTGGCGAGGCGCCGATCTCTCTTACTCACGAACCTGAAGTATCGTTGCATGACCTGTCTCTTATGGTGCGTGTTGACAAAGAAGCGCGCTCAGCGAGCGCTCCCCCATAGTCAGCATATTAAGCACCTGAGCCCTTACAATAAACCCTTCAAGCCGAGCTGCGCCTGAATAAGCACCATCGCCCACGAGGTCAGGAGGTGCCAGGAGTTGTCCACGATGAAGATCGACCACGGCCCGAGGCCCTGTTTAAAGCCCTTCTGGCCAGCAAGATCCATATAGGGCACCGCCAGCCTGAAATGATCAATGAGGAAGTGCGTGACAAAGCAAAGCAAGAGCATCCAAGGGCTCAGCTTACCAAGCGTGAGGGCGCCGCAGGCCGCAGTATAGATCGCGCAGTGTACTAGGCAGATCAAAGCCGCCTTGGCCTGTTCTGACGCTGTGGGCTCGTACCAGTGACCCCTTAGCTTGCTCTCGGGGTCGATCGGATGATCAAGATAACAATCACTCTCCTTGGGCAGCTCGATGAAGGTGCGCTTGCGCCTCGTCTTACCGTTGGCCAAGTAGTCGTTTTGGAGCAGGTAGTCGCCAACAAAGTGAGCGACAAGCAGTGACGCGAGCATATCCATGACATGATCCTGATGGTGCGCGCAGGCATCGCCTACGACGTGACAAAGCGCTCAAGATTAGCTTGAGCGCAGGGGTTGGCAGTCATGTTATAGCGCAGCAAGCATCGCTGCTGCAAGGCGATCGGAGTATTCCTGATGCGCTGCGCGAAGTTTACGCGCGTCCTTCTCGCCGCTTGTTTCGGGGTGCAGGGCTTGCGCATAGCGAGAGCACGCTGTGCTCAAGTCCATATCCAAGACGAAGATGATCACCGCGTGGAATGGCCACAGTTGAGGCTCCTCAAACGCTCTGGCAGGATCAAACCCAAGATCGTAAAGCCGCTCGAACACCTCGTTGAGAGAAGCATTCTTAGCCTCAACGCTCTCCAGCGAGCCCGTGCCGCTCACAAATGCTTCCTGGGCATCAAGCGCCGCACTGACCGCTTGAATCGTCTCAGCGCGCAGTTGAGCGCCGATTTCGCCATCTTGCCAGTGATGGAGCCAGGACGACGATTTACTGATCTTGGCGGCGACGACCTCGCGCTTCATTTTGACCACCTCGGCGCTCATCAAAGCAACAGCGTTGGGCACATCAAAAAGGTCGAACAAATTACCACCAATGTTGAGCGCGCCTTTGATGCTGGGCATATTACAGGCCGGAGCGAGAGGGTAGCCGCTGATGGCGTGCAGCAACCTTTGGTCACTGCATTTGCCAACCCACTTGAATGGCAGATCGGTCAATCCAAGGCTCTTAAAACTCGTGACGTAATCACGAGCAATCTCTCCAGGGCCGTTAAAGCACTGGAGCGCGTGCCGCAGGCTTTCCATGCAGCCAACTTGACACGAGGATCGGATGTCTCCAAAGCCTTCCATCTTAACTCCTTTATAGCAGCCGCTTTCGTTTAGCGGGGTTGGTTAAAGTGGAGTCGCGCGGACCCCATAAGTGAAGACTGAGGTAAACTATGGAGGGCGCAAGAAAAAAACGACGCTCGGTGTTCCGAGCGTCGTTTTTTTACCTCGCCGCTTTCCTGGCTTTCCTGGCGGCTTTGGCCTTGGCTCTCGCCTTCTTCTGTCTCTTGCTCAAGGCTTGGCGAGCGTAGCCGGGATCAGGCGCTACTTGAGGCAGCAGCAGCCCATCAAGGCGCTCTAAAGCCTTTCTTCTTTCCTCGTCGTTTGCGGGAGGCGCTTGCGGACTGTCGTACACGTTCTTCACCTGTGGTTGAGGGGTCTTCTGACCGTCGCCCAAGGTGGCGAGAGGCGACGAACGCCCACTCCTCACCGTTGAGGTGACTGGAGGTGGTGAGACACATATCACCAACCTTGACTGAGGCAGCATTGGTGAGCCGCCTTATCTTGTGAGCGCTGACCTTGTTGGCTATTTTCCATGCTGAGTAGGCAAGGTCAAGCGTGGTGTGCCTGCTGGTCACGCGCCATCCGCGATCAACAACGACGTAGAGGTAAGTCATGGCAGTGTCCAGCAGGCGGCCCGGCTCTAAGCTCGGTGCGAGTTGAGCCTTGAGGCGATCATGTCGAGTTCGGCGGTGCTTTTCCAGCCGCAGACGCACACCACCCTGAAGGGCGTGTTCATCACGCCCCTTAAGCTACCAAAGAAGTCTGCGCCCGAAAACTCTTTAAAGACCATGCCGTTGAGGTCGGGAAGCTGCTCAAGGCCAGTGAGCCTCAAAGACTCGCCAGGGTACTGCTTGTCGCGCCCGAGGAAGTTGACCAGTGTGAGCAGCACTTGCTTCCCATCGACAGGGAAGTAGTAGCTGTCACCTGAGCCCGCATCGACTTTGGCGAGCACGATTTGGGGCAGGGGCAGCCCCAGAAGCATCGACTCGATCAGAAGGCTTTGGGCTGGGTCTTCCCAAGTCCTCGTGTTGAGGTTGACTTTGATTTTGCCCTTGGTGAGCTGCGATAAGATCGTCTGGACGGTCCAGTCCAGAGTCTCAAGGTAGATGTGGTTTGAGGCGGCCATTGTCCTGCCAAGTGATAGGGGTTGGGTTGGTGATGATCTGGCTCAGGTTAGAGCACGTCGTCATCTGGCGTGTACTCGAAGCGCGCCAGGGCTTCTTCGCGCTCTTGAGCCTCATCGTCGCTGGAGGTTGAGCACTCCAGGGCCGCGATGGCGAGCGCAGCCAGCTTGACTAGCGCGCTGGTTTGCGTGCCGTTGAGGCTGTGGATGTGGCGGGGGCTGGCTTCCTCGAAGCGCTCTAGCTGCTTACTAAGGAAGTAAGCCCATTCAAATGTGGTGTGTTCGGAGTCGTGCCTGTGACCTCCCCATTGAGCGACCTGTTTTGCTCGCTCAGACTTGATCGCGTCGAGCACGCGTGTTGAAAGCTCTGACATGGAAACCTCCTGAAAGGTAGAGCTGCAATCGATTGCAGCTCTACTGAGTAAAGCCCCCTAGAGAGGGGGCACTAGGTGGATTGACTAGATGGACTAGGCGGCGCCCCACTTCTCAAGGGTGGTCTGGATGGAGTCGCGATGGAACTTGGGGCGCGTCTCAAATCGGTTGTTCTCACGCGTCGAGCATCGCATCACTGTACGATAGGACGCCACCTTGGGGGGGATTAAGTGAATCTCGAACACAACCCAATCCCAGCTCTGACTGATCGCAGAGCCCAAGATTTCGTACTCGAAGCCCGATAAGCTCTGCTCAAGCAGTCGGCGCGCTTCTGCGATGAGCAGATCGCGAGCATTGAGCCCGCTGATGAGGTCGTTCCAGACCTCCTCCCATTTCTTCGGGGCGAGCTTGATGTTTTGCTCCATGTACTCCAACTGATTCAGCTCAAACTCGTTCTTGGGGATTGCCATTGTGTGCTCCGTTATGTTGTGTGGGCGACGTTGCCCCGTTTCGATAACTGAAGACTAAAACGCACTAGACTCGGCGCAAGTGCTAAATGTCGTTTTTTGATTATTTTACTGACACTTAGCACCTAATTGGACGATCACTCATCATCAGCGTCGAGCCAACCTTCACCGCATGGTGATTGAACGAGGCCGGGCATGACCTTCAGCAGCTCGGGAGGGACAGGGCCGCGCTCATGGGCGAAGGCGCCTGCCTCGTTGATCATGATGTGGAGCTGCCATTGACAGACGACCTCACCGAGCTTGAGCGCGCCTTTGTCCGTGCGCCTCACTCGCATCAAGCACATCGTCACCTCGGCGTCTACCTCCTCGGCAAACGCGCTGTCCAGCTTATCAGCAGCGTGATCCGCGCTCGCGTGCCAGCTCACGGCAGGGTCTTCATCAATAAAGATCGCATCATCGCCAAGCTGCGCGAAGCCCCAAAGCTCCTCAGAGCGCAGCTCGCTTAAGTATCCCATGAACATGATGTTGTCCTTAGATCATTTGCCCGAGCAGCTTGTTTAGCGCTGCAACTAGGGCGGGGTCTTTGGGGGTTAGGTGGGCGTTTCCATTGGAGAACACTTTGATGCGCCAATGAGCGCTCTCGGACTGCCCGTCTCGCATCGCTTCTACCAGCGTCCCATCATCCCTAGTGCCAGGGATGGGCTGGCCTAAAGCCTGAGCCGTGATGGCGTCGATGTCGTGGAACAGAGCGACAATGTGCTCGCTCATGTAGCTCTCGCGGGCAACGCCAGGCAAGATCCACTTGTTTGGGAAGCTGGAGCCTCGGACGGCATCCTCTTTGGTCATGAGCCAGTACGCTCGCTTCAGCCTGTCTGCCAGCACATCGTCGAGTTGAGACTCGAAGTGCCTGAGCTGTTTGGCGATCGACTCAGCGCTGATTGCTTCAGGGTTCCTCGTGAAGCGCTGCTCGAAGGAGCGCAGACGCTCTCGATCAAGGAGGTCATCAAGCCCGCTCTCATTCATGACGCGCTGCCACAGTTGACGATCGACCATCGCGACGATGTGGGGCGTCACATGGTCTGCGCTGCTATATGTCCAGCGCAAGATGTTGTAGTCGAACACGATGCCATTTCGCCTAAGCTGAGCATCAAGATGATTGATCGCTTCTAACTGCTTGACGATAGCTGAGATCGCCGCGTTTCTATCATTGACGATCGTTGTGATCGCCGCTTGGCTCATTAAGCTCTGTTCCACCATATCGCCGCTCCTTAATTGAGGTTTTGGGGTGAAGCTCGTTTGCACACAAAGACTTTGATGAACAAGACCTCGTGTCAAACGTTTTTCTATTAAAAACAACGACATGGGTGTTTTTTACCTCAAATCCCAAAACCTCATAGAGCGCGCCGCTATCTTAACTTTATCGTCAAGATGGTGAAGTATCGAAGGCGACAACTCGAAAAAACACTTGAGCACAGTGCGCAACAATTTCTCCTGCTCAGGATATATCGCGTGCCCAGGCCAACAGTTCAAATGAAGGTCGATGGTGTTAAAGACGGGAGAGCTGAGCCCGCCGCTTCGATCAGCGACAACGTAGTCCACATAAAGCGACGACACCTCGATGTTAGGCTCCAGCCTCAAGTTATGGTCCCAGACCTCGGAGCACCCCAGCAGGCCCCATGAGTCTACGTCGGGCCAGCCTACTATATCGCGAACGAGCTTGTCGGCTGAAGCTGACCTGAGCTTGTGATAACGAGACGCCATGTAAGCCCTGATTGACTGGATGGGGCAGAGCGAACAAAGCGCCAGGATCGAGTACAGGTAGGCCCGCTCGTCGGAGCCTGCTCGCTCGTTTGTTCGGATGGCGTCCACGACGTTTTCTTGAGCGGTCTGACAGCCTTCAACGCGATCCTGAGCCTCATCGTTCACAACACAGAAAGAGCCGTTGGGGTTGATCGCCCACTCAACGGGATCGTCGCAGTCTACTGGTACGGGATCAGTAGGGGCGCCGTCGCGCTGGATGGTGGGGCCAGCACTGTTGCCACCAAAGCCATGATTGAGACACAGGGTGAGCATTAAGTGCGACTGGATGTCTCGCACGGTGAGCTGTTCAACGTAATGCCTGTTGGCGGTCTGATTCGGTTTATCATCGCCACGCCAGATGCTTTGTATCGCACGGCTCCTGATCTCACCAAAAGAGTAAGCCGAAGTCTGACCGTAAAAGTGCTGACTAAAGCCATGAATGTCTGCATGAGCGTTCACGCTGCCGAAGGGGAACACCGACGAGTTGAGCGCGGCAGCGACCATTAACCAAAGGCGCGCCGCCTCGGTGTCGGTGAACTCCTTGTAGATGACCTTGTGGCGGCCCCTGTTACGGTAGCCTACCAGCCTGATGCGTCGCCTTGTCGCGGCATAGATGGTGCCGTCGAAGATGTCAGGCACCTCAAGGAAGACCTCGTTGTGCTCCGGCATGATGTATTCTGCGGCGGCTTGGTTGAGGTGCCAGCCATCAGGAAGCGGCTTCCTGTTTTCGATGGCTGACCTGATCTCTCCAAAGGTAGGGCTCATCGCTTTACCTTCTCTTGCCGCACCAGCTCAGGGTGGCTCATCCTGAGCGCCACAATAAACTGAGGCACAGAGGTACGATCGGGGAGGCGCTTGACCTGACCGACCACCCAAGAGCGGTCCACGACGTAATCTTCGTCATTCCACCTTGGACCCATCCTCATGGTGCTTTCGTACCAGTAGTAGAGCCGGACGATGGCCTCGTCTTCAGCTCCGCCATCGACCACCTCTGCGCAGCACATCTCGCAGCCTGGAGAGCCAAGCACAAGGTTCAGCTCGAAGTCTATGTCTTCATTAGATCGCATGTCTAAGTCCTTATTGCAGGAAACTGTGAAGATATGGAAGCTCACGGCGGCGCTCCTTTGAAGCAGTGCTGCAATCGATTGCAGTCACGACGACAGCAGCTCAGGTGAGCTGCTGCCTGAATGTGCGCCACTGCGCGATGACTCCAAAAAGGCTAGCAAGAACAAAGCGGCACGCAAGCATTATGTGTCGCCTAATGGTGATTTGTCAGACGCCGCAAACGCCATCGCAGTCGTTATCGAGCCCGCCATCCCATTCAAACAGATCCGTCTGGGCAAGAGGGTTGTAGTCGCGCAGCGGCGTTCTGTTCCTCAAGACATAGGCGTGCGTCTCAAGGCCCGCGATCGGTTTGTCACCAGCTCGCAGCGCTTCGTCGAGAGCGACCGCCTTCGCCCAATCCTCGGGCACCTTGGCAACTTCTCGCCATTCGCCCTTGCTGTGGTAGGGGCAGTAAACGCAGCTCGACCTGATCGCTTGTATTGGTGAGCCGTCCAAGTACGTCAGCGACTCGATATAATTGGCGCAGTCGTGACGAGCCCAGCCCATATCTACAAGGGGGTAGGAGAAGCGGCGCCAGCTCTCATTAGACTCTCTAAGGCGCTGAAGCTCGTCGGTGCTCATCCCGTACCATTGGACGCAGCGCAGCTCCCACTTCTCCCCTTTAGGCGGACGACCATGTTTGAAGCGCTCCCTCGCCCAACGATCAAGAGGTTGGACCTTCCAGCGCTTTGTGCAGCCCCGATTGACGGGCACCGCGATCTGATTCTTGTCCTCGACAAAGACAGGCGGGAGATCGATCCCTGTTGTCTCCTGGGCGACTTGCTCAGCTAAGGTGCGCCAGTCCTTCCTGACGATGTAGAGCTTGAGGCCCGCGCTCGCCATCAGATCCGCCATCTTCCAGATGTGCTCGTAAGTCGCCAAGCGCTCGTCTCCAGTGTCCGCGAACACAAAGGCTTCGGGGAGCTGCCCGTTGGTGACAGACAGCAAGCGCTCGTCTTGGTTGGCGCATAGAAGCGCGATCGCTGTGCTCTGGACGCCGCCGCCCCAGCTCATATAAATCGGAACCCTATCCATGACCTACTCCTGTGGTGAACGAACAAAAGCCCTAGACCGCCAAGTCTAGGGCTGCGTCGCTTGAGCTTCAATGGGAGTTAGCTTTGATCAGCCAAATCGCCGCCGAGCTTTGTGAAGATGAAAGTGGCCAGCTCCTTAAGGTCCACGACTTCGCCGTTCATGTTGTCGAGCTTGTCGATCAGGCTCTTGGTCGCCTCAAGCACTTCCTTGATGTTCGCGTCGTCGGTGTTGAGCGTGACGTTTGGGCGGTATTTGACAGTGGGGTGTTGAGCGCTGGCATCCATGCGATCAAAGACCACCGCAAGGTTCTCGTTGGCGTGGCGCTCTACTTCTTGAAGGGCTTGTTCAACGGTCGGGTAAATCCCGACGCAGATGTCGAGATCGCAGCGCACCTCGTAGCCAGAAAGGGCGCCCGGCTTGCCTGTGTCAAGTTTGTAGCTGCGGGAGGCTTCTAAGCTCACCAGCTTCCCTGTTTTGTAGTCGTACTGCCACTGTGGCTTGAACCGTGGTCGATCGCTCATGGGGTTGTCCTTGGGGGCTTGGGGTGTAGGTGGATCTTGAGGTTTGGGTTTTGGGGCGACTTGATCTGTCAAGATGACGGGCCAGCGCATGACTTCATCGACGCTTGCTCCAAGCACTATCCAGCCAAGCGCCTGAGTGAGCTGTTCAAGCTCATGATCGTTCTCGACCCCATCAAACTCAGGTGAATCCATATCTGGACCGTAGCAGCCCGCTGCGCGTGAGGCCCAAATGTAGGCGAAGCTCATAAGGGCGTCGCCTGGGTTGGATTGACAGCAGCCTCTAAGAAACACGTCGTCAAGGCTGCATCCTGAGATCATACTAAAGAAGGGCACGGCGTCTAACATGCAGCCGTGATCGACCCATGTGCTCCAGCTTTTGTTGATCTCAAGAGCCCGGCGCCGGGCCTGCTTACTCAAGCCTGTGAGGTGTTGGGTTAAGTATTCGCGCATCTTGTTCAGCGCCTTGACTACTTGGATCAAGGGACGCTCGATGTTGTCGTGCGCGAGGTAGTGGACTCGACCTATGCAGACCTCTGGCACCAAGGTTATCATCTGGCCGTAGTCAGAGAGCGCGCGCAGCGGGAAGTTGGCGCTTGTGGAATCGCTGTTGCGAAGTCGATACCACCCAAGCTCAACGCTCCAGCGCGAGGCTGGGCAGTAGCCGATCGACTTACGGATAAAGTCGATTGCGGCAACGGCTTCAGTGTCATCCACACTCATGTCGCGAAGAACTGCAAGGATCTTACCTTGGTCGCGCGATGCGAGCGCGTTGGTTAAGTCGAACTGAGCATAAGGCATCTTGACTCCCTATGAGTTAAAAGCGCCGCGCTCCAAAGCGCGCGGCGTTGAGTTGTGGCGAACGCCATGACAGAAAAACATTTACCAGCTACTATCAGAGTCGTCATCCTACTCGCAGATGCACGCGTCGGATTGGCGCTTTAGCTCTGCGTCAAGCGCGTCAACGCGCGCGGTGAGTTGGCGGATCTCATCGTCCTTCGCCTCAAGCTGCTCAATCAGTCCGTTTACAGCCTGGGCGGTGTAATAAGACTTGGGGAGCTTGAGCATGTTTTCAAGGTAAGGCTTGAACGCTTCAAGGGCCTTGGGCGGGGTCGCTTTGACAGCTTGTCGCATCGCCGCGTTGATGCTGAGCAAAAACGACTCATCGATCCTGGCCAGGGAGTCTTGGATGTAGCCCCAGGCGCGAGGATATACCTCGAACGTATCACCAATCGCGCACTGGCCGATCATGCTGCCCGTCTCATCGTTGACGACTGTGATCCCAAAGGTCGCCCCCACGTTTAAATCGGAGGTCTTGAAAGTGACATCGAGAGCGTTATCGCGGGCTGCCTCTTGGAACATCTCAAACAGCTTGGGAATGGGCATGACTGACTCCTGCGGGTAAAATGGGGGGTGAAGTGAGCTGCAATCGATTGCAGCTCACCTTGGGGAGACTAGGCGCACTCGCGGTCCTCGACATCCTCGCGAGAGAAGCCCGCTTGGCCGTCCACGAAAGTGAACACCGTTGTTTCGCCCGAGCTGAAGTTGTTATAGCCAAGCGACACTTGGCCCTCGCCATCACGACGCGTCACTGTTGACTCGGGCTCGTCGCACCATTCCCAAGCTGCGGTTTCTTGGGACTCAAGATCGCCGCGCCCTCCATAGTAGCGGCAGGGCTGCCAAGTGAACGCGGGGAGGTGGAGGAGGAGTGAAACAAGCTCAAGCGTCGTCATCTTCGTGTACTGCATCATCGTCTCCATTTAGGGCGGCGTGTTGGCCGCCGTTGATGTTTAGACTTTGGATCGACTACCAAGTAGGTCAACCCTAAAAACGACGCTGAGCGTATTTTTTCCCTAAACCTGTTCCAACAGCATCAAGAGCGAGTCAATGACTGTCTTGACGTGTTGGCGGGCCGCTTTCTGAGCGTGCCTTAGCGCGTCGTGGACACTTTCTTCGTCGCTTGTTATCTCGTAAGAGGTCGTCAGCGTCCTGCCAACAAAGTCCACTAAGACGCCATAGCACTTGAGATTCCTCGACGCGGGCCAGACACGGATCGAGAGCATCGCGAAGGGCACCACCTTGTTAAAGTGGTAGGCTGCCCTCATCACGTCGTCATCCCAATGCTGCTCAGTCACCTGCCAGTCACTCAGGTCTTCTGGTAGCGCTCTCTTGGCGTCGTCCGCCACACTCTTTAGCTCAGGCATCTTTACTTCTCCAGTTGAAGCTGTATCGCCAGAAGCGGCGACTTTTGTGAGGATGATTGCTCACAACAAAGCGGCGCCAGCCGTCTTTGTCGATGGGCACCGTTACCATATCCACAAAGAAGCCATCATCATAGTTTTGAAGCGCGATGCTATCCACATAGCCGCGCTCGGCCCTAAGCCAAGCCCAAGCGAAAGAGGATGCGTCGGCATAGGGACATCCTTGTTTGGTGGCCGCTTTGATGATCGTGACCAGACCCTCAAACCGGGGGAAGGCCCGGTAAACCCTGTGCGGGACAGGCAGGTAAGAGCGCTTGTACCAGTGCAGGAGCGCCCCGCCCATGTCGCAGTCTTCTATCGCCCTGTCCCAGCCCGCGTCGTATTCAAGATCCCATTTCTGCTGCTGCGTCAGCTCATCCATCAGATCCCCCCTTTTTCAAACCATTCTATTAGAAACGCTTCGCGCTCGATCCACATAGCTAAGTGGTAATCGTGAGCGCTTACCATCTCTCCAGTAGGACCAAACGGCACCTCAAGACCCAACTCACGCCCGCGCAATACAAAATCGCGAGAAAGATTGCGCGACCAAATCATGAGATCGATCAACTCATCAACGGATATTTGCTTTTGCTCGGTCACACCACACCTCAAAGCGGCAGTTTGACTGATAGGTGCTTGACCTCGGAGTTGAACGAGATCACCGAGCTGAACTGGTCGATCGGTCGCTCAAAGGCGCAGGTCAAAGAATCCCTCACAAGGCGCGCCATTTTGTCTGTGTGGGGCGCGGGCATCGCAAGGATACCATCGTCGAAGAACATCGCCTCAACGCAATCTGAGAGCATCTGGAGGCGATTCTGAGCTTGGTCAGGGGTGAGCCCGATCAGCTCAAGCTCTCCACGCATCTTGTAGTCGCCCGTGTCCGCCTGATATTCAATGCGGCGCCACAGCGCTCGAAGGTTGAAGCGCACCCCTGCACCATGCTCACTAGGCATCTCGAACTGATACAACTTACCCACGTCACACCTCATCGTTAAAGGTCATCTTGTCGATCTCTCTCATGCGCCTGTACTCCTCAAGCGCTTTCTTTCGGGCTGAGTAAGACACTCGGTCAAAGATCAGAATCCCCTGAAGGTGGTCGAACTCGTGCTGAGCGATGACCGCCTCAACGCCAGAAAGCCTGTGCTTGATCGGCTCCCCCTCGGGGGTAAACCCCTCCAAGGTGATCGACTTGTGGCGCCGGATGCTCAGCTCAACGCCAGGGATGCTCAGGCACCCCTCGGTCCCAACCCGCACACCATAGCGCGAGGTGATCGATGGATTGACCACCATCAACTCGCCGCCGCTGCCAGTGATGATGCGCATGACGAACATCGCCACGTTATGCCCCACCTGCGGAGCAGCGAGGCCCAGGCCGCCATTGTTGTGCATCAGCCCAACCATCTCAGAAGCGATCTGAGGCAGATCCAGCTCACCCGAGAAGTTCGCCTTGGCCACCTTGGTCTTCAAGATGTCGTTCGGGAACATGACAAGATCCATCACTTTCTCCTAAGCGCAAGAGATCAGCGCGCAAGCCATAGTAGCGCAGCTTGATCAGTTCATTGGTTTGACAGGGCAGTGACCAGCACAGCCATGACTTAGACTTCCACGCCAACGACAAGAAGTCCAATGTCCCGCTCTTTTTTATTTTGCCATCCCAGAGCGCGACAAACGCGTCCACATGCTTGATCATCGCCCTATTTCGGACTGGTCCGGCTGACAGGTCAAGGTTGCCTTCCTCGTCTCTCCACTTGGCAGGGTGATCGATGGTGAGGATGCCCATCAGCTCGCCCCAGCGCTTTCCAAGAAGATCGGTCCCCTCGCAGGCCCCGTGGTGGAGGGTGCGCCAAAACCAAGGCGCCTCGCTCAGCGCACCATGCACCTCCTTATAGTCGGTCAGCGACCTTGAGCCGCTGATCGCTCCGTTCAATGGTGCGTGCCCATAAAGGCGACGCTCCACGAGCTGCGCGATGAGAAGGTTGAGCCACATCTTTGCTTGGACAGGCCCCGCCTCACTTGCCACAGACGCAAGCTCAGCGAGTACATGGCCATGACACGCCTTGGGCTCGCAGAAGCAGCCCAAGCGCTTATCAGCCAGCTCACCAACTTCTTGCCAGAGCTTCTCGCGCTGAAGGTGCCCCATGTAGAGCAAGATGCACAGCTCGCGATCCCCATCGCAGTCCTCAAGCCTGAAGGGGTTGGCCCATTTGTTAGGAGGCTCACCAGCTCGCGAGCGCCCTATGTACTGATCAAAGGGTTGCTTATGGTGAAGGTTCACAACAAAAGCGTGGGCAGCTTCCAACTGCCCACGCTTAAGCCCGTGATGACTCAGAAGATCATCCAGAAGGCTCATGCCAAGTCACCTCAGTTCGCTTCAGGGCTGTCAAGGGCCGGAGAGAGAACACCACAGCCATCATGGATCTCAAAAGGCTCCCAAGCGTAGCCGTCCTCGTCTTCGGTGTCGCTCGGCTGGTAGCGATAGCGCGCCACACACTTCACGAGGTAGGGGATCATGTCATCGTCATGCCATTCCGTCTCGCCATAGTACAGGTACTTGGAGGGCGCGGCGAAGCGATGCAGACGCCAGGGGATCTTGACCGTCTCAAAGACATGAAGATCGACAGGCTCGACATCGTGCTCGAAGTCGTAAAGATACTGCTCAAAATCCCGCACCGCTTCCCTGATCGTCGTGCCACGAGCGCAATCATCGAGGTCTTCAACACCAAGGTTTGCGACGAGCGGCCCAGGCTCGACCTTTACCCTATCCAAGATGTCATCGACCAAGGGGTTTCCGGCCAAAGCAGTCAGCGCCTTACCAAGCCCTGTCGAGAGCAGGTCTTGTTGCTTGAGGTGCCTGTGCATGAGCAGCAGCATGTCATTAAAGACGCTGAAGACATCCTCATCGACGCCGTTACTGCCCCCTTTAAGCGGCTCGCTGTGCTGCACAAGCAAAGAGCCGTGCTTGTCCACAAAGTCATAGGTGAAGCGGCATCCACCTCGAAGGAGCTGCCACTGAAGGAACAGGCCACGACCTTCCATCGAGAAGTCGTCCAGCTCGTTCGCAGGGGTAGTGACGGGCGCCCCAATGAGCGCGGCGAAGTTTCTCACAAGTTCAGCACTAGACATCGGGTGTTCTCCTGCTGCAATCGATTGCAGTTGGGTTGGGGAGGTCGATCCATCACTCGGCAACAACCTCGGGCTCGATCATCAAGTGAGCCATGCGGCTCATGTAGTAGGACACTTTGTCTTCGTCGGTCTTCTCGTGGCGGCGCTGGAGCTGGCGCTGAAACTCCAGACCGTCTTCGCTCCTGACTTGAAACCACCTGATGTCAGCCAAGCCAGCGAAGATGAACACGTCGTCATCCTGCGAGAGCAGCCGAGCATTTTCAGCGGCCAAATCCTCAGCGGTGGGGGCGTCGTAGAACAGGTGAACCAGATCGCCCTGGACGCCGATAGCGGCCCCAGAACAGTACCCATGCACAGCGACCTGCTCGAAGTATTGAGCGAGGCCGAGCTTGATCTCATCACGCGTCTTGTCCATGCAGACCATGATCTCAAGGCGTCGGCCCTCGTCAGCATTGACCAGCTCGCGACTAAGCTGCTCGACGCCCATCAGGCACTCAAGCGCGCTCAATCCACGATCCACCTCGACTATGACCACAACGGGCTCGGGCTGGACGATCTCATCGTCGGCTCCCTCGGCATAGGGGGCAGGGTTAAAACAAGCGCTCAGCAGCGCAGCAGCTAGAACGGTGAGCATCTTGACGGTCTTCATGGCGTTTTCTCCAGGTCCAAGTTGTTGATTTTCAATGACGTTTACGATTGCCGCCTTGCAATCGTTCGATACAATCAACCTAACGGATAGACCAAAGAAAGAAAGCCTCATCGACTTATTAACTAACGCTGATGGTGCTTTTTCCACACCGAGCTAAAACAGCGACACTTGCCCGCGCTCATCTATCTGGTAAGACACTGGAGGCTTGTCATAGGCGCTTGGCGGTGCGGGGGCGGCTCCCCAAGGCACATAGAGCATGAAGTTGGCCTTAGCACAGACCAGCACAGTGTGATCAATGTCCTGGCCGGTCAGGTGTAGAGCATGGTTGCCCGCCACCATAAGCGTTCGCCCTGTGCCGACGCACGGGTCGCAGACCTTGACATGCACGCCAACGTCGAACATGCCCATTTTAGCCATGCACTTCACGACCTCCATCGGAGTCGGAAAAAACGCCGTGGACGACTTGCCGTGGCCGCTCTCACTCAAGAGCGCTCCAAAGTAGTCGTAGGGCGCTCCGATCATGAGGTCCAGGCAGAACGTCTGATATAGCTCCTCGTGAAGCCCCTGCGTGACATCAGCGGGCGGATGAGGCGTTCTGGAGTCAAGGCTCCAACTGATCCACTCGGCCAAGATGGGGACGGTTCGCGAGGCGCTGTAACCATACCTACTGCCGATTGCATCGAGACAACTCCTCAGCATCCCAATCGTCACATCGCAGGGCGACGACAAGAAGTCAATCTGCGGGATCTCTTTGATGCTGGCGACCGTGTTATCACCAAGGTGCATGAGCCACCACATCCATCGACCCCATAGAACGTCGTCGAGCTGGAGCAAGAACTCAAAAGCCCAACCTGCACCATTCTCGATGCGCGGCGCGCTCGGGCATGGCAGGACCACCTTGTTAGGCTTCCACGACCGTCTGAACATCTCAAAGGATGCTTTCATGATGACACCTGCTTCAAAAATGGCGTCCTGCATCGTCGATACAGGACGCCATTGAGACTAAACGCGGTTGGAAGCGTAGGGCAGCGGCGGCATGATTGTTGCTGTGCGCCTCCAGCGAGGCAGCGGCCCGCCTCCACGAGCTTGACCTTGCGGCAGCAGCTCAGGTCGGGTGAAGCGCCGGACGATCTCATCGTCAAAGCTGCGCGCGAGCATGAGGTGATGCTTTTCGCTCATGGGCTGACCATCGACCACGACGCGATAACCAAGGTGGTAAGCCTTCATGATCTCGGCATCGGTGTAGTCGAAGTGCGCCATGATGGCGACAAGATCGAAGGGCTCAACGCCCACAACACGGCCACTAAGCGCTCCCCCAGCGGTGAAGTAGTCGTAGAGCGCCACGGTGAGCGCATCCCGAACACTGACGTAGAGTCCATCAAGATAAGTCGAAGCCATCAGATTCTCCCTTGAGAAAGGACCGAAGGTAAAAGCAAGGCGACCTGCCCACACCATCCTCGGGTCGTTTACGGTCTTTGATCAGGAAGTCGCGCTCCTCGGGAGTGAGCGATGCCACCCAAGAGAAGCCACGACTTGTCATCCAGACATCGGCTCGGATCAACACTGGACCAACATCAGGATCAACGTAGAGCACACCGCTTAATCGGGCGCCATGATGCAGCATGACAAACCCTTTGGGCTGGACATGCAGGAGCTTTTCACTAAAGGCCCGCGTCGGGTCCGCCCCTGGAAGGCTTCCAGATAGCACAGTGCGCGCCTTGTGAAGCGGCGCGCTGTGAAAGCCACCTGTGGCGCCTCGTTGAATGAGGTAGATCCCCTCACGCGGGGCGCCAAAAGACTTGCGAAGGACAAAGTATACCTTCTTGCCAACGCGAAAGTCCTTCAAATCAGCCTGCTTGACTCGCTGCTTCTTATTAACTACTGGCGGCACGCGCTCATCGAGCTTGATCAAGTGCTGGCCGCCGACCTTGAGACAAAGCCCAAGGCTCGTCGTATCCTCTAACTGAGCACCTGCTCGCAGCTCCCATTGAGAGCCTGCGGCAACTGCCTCGTAAATCTTCATATCACCACTCAATTCGGGGCTCCTCAAGGGAGTACCCGAAGAACTCGTAGGGGTCGTCCAGCATGAGCGCGTCCTCATCGTCCATGTGCTCATCCATGACACAAGAGTGACAGGTGAGGCCGAGCTTGCCCTTATAAGCGCGCGTCAAGCGCTTCATCGGAAAGCCGCAAGAGGCGCAGATCGTCTCCTTCCTCAACTTCACCGTCTTAAGCTCGTGCTGCTCAGTCATTTTCTACTCCTTCGCTGCCGCCTTTATTTGGCGGGTGTCGTTTGAGTCGCTTCGATGTGAAGCGATAAGATGACTTTGAGCGACACTAGCCTTGTGGCAAGGGGAAAATGTCGTTTTTTTGATTTAAAGGACTGTCACGTCAAAGCCCGAGTACCTGACGGCCCGAGCCTCGTCATGACAGATCACTGTCTCAATGCAAGAGACGCCTTGAGCGCTCTCTCTTACGTCGTCGAGCGCTCGCTTGATGGATGAAGTGTTCAGCTCACCTAGCAGTCTCGTAGCGGCGCTGAGCGCGCGTTCACGACTGATCTCACGGCCTTCCACCTGACTCTCAAAGAGCGTGGTCAGCGCTGTGATCATCAGCAGACCCAAGCTAAAGCTCCCGGCCAACTTAATCACTGCGTTAATGAGCTGCGCGATCTGATCGCTCGGGATCTGGTAGGTGTTCCATCGATCTTCATGGTCAACGGAGGGCATGACAAGAAAGAGCGCGTCATCGTCCATGTAAAGGAACGGCCTGCGCTCCAATTCAGGCGTGGTCATCTCAGACAACATATAAGCACCTTCAGCGGATTATGTGCGTGACAGCATTACCCTATCCCAAAGCTCACTGCGTGAACAAGCAAACAGAAGCGGCCTAAGATGCTCTCCAGTAAGCTCTTTGTGAAAGTAGCGCAGATGTGCGCAGCGACGATCGCTGCTCTCAAGGAAGGCGAAGGTTGACTCACCATGCGATTCATGGAGGACGACCGATTCCTCAAAGAACTTGCCGTCTGATGACTTCGCAACGTTGATGCGCGCGGCCACAAACTTTGTGATGTCGAACGCGACACCCTCAAGAGGATACCTTGAGGCGAAGCTGGGGAAGTCGGCCCGGCTCTTGACAAGCTCTTGGCCTTTGCGCCAGCGCTCGCGGAAATCTTCGGCGTCGAACAGCAGCGCGTTGGGCTGGTCAACCAGCGCTGACCCAAACACTGCGATCATCGTTTTGTCATAGGGCGGGTCAGTCAGCTCGATGACTTCAGGGTGGATCGTTCCCACCTCGCTTGAGGTGGTCGGCGGATTCAGAAAGAGCGTCGGGGTCTTCATCGGGTTGAACCTTTACTATGGGTTGAATATAGACTCGATATTTAACGCGGGACGTGCCGGGCTCTGGGAACTCCCCATGAACCCTAACAACGTGGAAAGGGCCGCGTCCTCCTAGACTTACGAAAGACCCCACGGGAGGCAAGAGGCCAAGACCTGCCGTGGTAAAAAAAATGCTGTGAACGATGGTGCTTGTCTTCGCGTCCACAAACTCAAGAACCAGATAGGCTCCCGCCTTTACCGTTTCTAACTCGTCCACCCTTTACTCCTTTGGTTCATAGTCGCGCTAACAACTCAAACCATAGTGCAAGTGCGGCCAGAAAACAGCTCAGACAAGCATCGGGATGGTGGTTCGGGCAGGGGGAGGACTCAGCCTCTAGCGCGCCAGACCATGACGAACCAGCTTCGCTCGATAGGTGTTGAACATGCGCTCCTCATCAATCTGGGCGTCGCCGGGGATGGGGCGGTCGAACGACTGACCAAACTTGTCGATCAGCTTGAAGCGAGTCGCGCCAGCAGCTCGACACGTCTCCATCAGCTTCATGTCAAAGATGACATCTCCAAGGTCTTTGTTCTCGGGCTCCAAGTACAGGGCAAGCTCCATGTTCAACTCGTAGAAGATAGTCGTGCCATCAAGCCTGCCGCTGAGGCGCCCGTCTGTCCTCTCGCTCACCTTGTTCAACTGGCGAGCTGCTTCAGCTCTAAAGACTTCTCTAAGGGAAGCCTTATCCACGTCGTTACAGGTCTTGATCACGCCGTATAGGCGCTTTTTATAGTCATCCTTGCTCGGCCACGAGTAGAGCTTGGCGTTGATCTTGTAGAGGTCGGCAGCGGCCCCCATTTCATCAGCCTCAAACCAACACGTTGCCGCTGTGGCATCGTTTCGGATCATAAGGTAAGCCTCGGCCTTGCGCAGCGTTGACTCAGTTTGAGCGTCTGGGCTCGGTTTGGGGTCGTAGAAGCTGATCAAGAGGACCGCCAAAGCGAGCGCTCCCAAGATGAGGGCGATCATCGCCGCACGTCTACTTTCAGCTCTGGCAAGACGCCTCTCAATGAAGGACAGACGGTCTACTGAGTCCTGAATCTCTCGATCTGAATCTGACATCATCGTTCATCTCCTCCGAGGGCATCATCGCCCCAGGCTCGGGTTGGGGTTAGTGTTTGATGATCAAGCCATTCATGGCGCGCGAGTAGGCGACGTACAGCAGCCTCGCCCTCATGTTGAGGTCGTAGCGCGTGGTGCCCATGATGTCGCTGTAATCCACAGCGCAATATTTAAAGCTGGAGCCTTGGCTCTTGTGGACCGTGCAGGCGAAGGGCGGCTTGAGCCACGCGAACTGCTCCTTGAGCGCGTAAAAGTCCTTCCAGTTGCGCTTCTTGATCGCCTTAGCTTTGAGTTGCGCGAGGGCCTTGTTGTAGGCGCCCATGTCCTCGGGCGCGACGGTCAAGACTTGGCAGGTGCTTCCATCATCAGCTTTGAGGCTCAGCTTCCAGACCGAGGCTGTGAAGTCAGGGCTGTGGAAGGGGCTGCGCTCAGCTTCCATGACCTCGACCTGCTGCTCGTTATACAGGACGATCGAGTCATTAACGACATACGACTCATTGGCCACAAGGCGCTCACCGACCAAGTAGTCTTCCACGTCGCCGCCGTATAGCTCACGGCGCACGACCCTGTTGAGCGCGTCAACTGTCCTGTTCGTGTATGCGATGATCTTCACGTCCTCACCAGCTCGCACAAGCTCCATGACGCGATCTTTAAAGGGTGCGCCTTTGTGCAGCTCGACGAAGGACTCAGGCGTCCCTCCAGCTCCAGGCAGCATATTCCTGTCCAAGACGTTATCAATGAGCGCGTTGCGGGGCATGGCCACGGCGTCGCTGATGATGCCGTCATAGCGCATGATCTGACTTAGGGTTTTGCTCTCCACGTCGAATGACTCGGAAAGCTCCATGCTGTCACTTACCGGGGGGAGCTGAAGCGGATCGCCCATGCAAATGACCTTGGTGCCATAAGCGGCGGCTGCGTCGGTGATGTGTGTCCACAGCTTAGTGTCAAGCATCGAGCACTCATCCACGACAAGCACCCTGAAGTTATGGACCTTGACGGCCCGGTGATTGACCTCAAAGGTCATCTCACCAGAGGTCTTGTTCTTGGCGGGGCGAAGCCCTAGCAGGCTGTGGACGGTGTTATATTCTGGCGTCCACGACGTACTGGCTAGCTTCTTTCCATCGATGAGCGAGGTGGAGCCGAGCGCTTCTGCCTTACTGCCCATGCCAGCGAGCACGCCCACCGCTTTATGCGTCGGAGCGGTCATCGCCATAGAGACAGTAGGGAACTCTCTAAGGACCGCTGCCACGGTGGCGCTTTTGCCTGTGCCAGCGTAACCGAAGACGCCGACGAACTTCTGGGCCGGATCTAGCATAAACTCCTGAAGGCGGAGCGCCGCCCCAAGCTGATCTGGGTTGAGCTTCATTTAAACTCCATGAGCTGCAATCGATTGCAGTCGAGTCAATCCCTGCGTGACATTTAAGATGCCAAGCAGGTTGTGTTGAGGGGCCGCAAGAGCGCGGCAGATGACATGAGTAGACTGGCAGGTAACTGACCAGAGGCAAGTGTGTTTTTCAAAAAAACACGCCCCTATGGTGAAAAAACAAGAGGCGGACAAGCCGCCTTTCCATCATCTAAGCTAACAGGGGCGATGAACGCTCACTTGGAGGCGCGAGGTCTAAAGCTCCAAGCATATACCTGTCAATGAGATAGCCGTACTTCCAGAACTTCTTGAGCGTGGCCACCATGAACGCTCGGGCGGGCAGCGGGGATAGGTGACTGATAGCAACCATCTGCATCACAGCAGACAGCAACGCTTGACTCGACGAGCCCGTCTCAAACTGGCTGCGTGGGCGAAAGCCAGCCTCGGGCGGCACGATCATGTTGTTCTCGGCCACCTCTTTCTCGAAGATCATTGCCACGATCTCAGCGGCGAACCAGCCCACCGCGTTGCCTTCAAGGTGGTCGATGTTCTCCATCAGGAACCAATGGCCTTCCAACTTATCTGGAAGCGCTCCTGATGGTGTAGGGATGAGCTGGATCAGATCGCCTCCAGTGAGATACTGGCGCTCAATATGCTCCGAGCTGTTGAACATGCGCGAGGTGCGATCGTCGCCTTCTTGGCTGATGTAGAAGACGGGATTCTCAGTCACCTGCACAGCCTCAACCTTAAGGCGGACGGTCGGAAAGGCGCTATGACCGGGCTTGTGTGGGGGCCAGTTGATCAGCTCACACCATTCAAAGCGTGCCTCGCCAAAGATCACGCCGATCGGCACGCCAAGCGCGACAGGACAGTGAAAGTCGCCAAGCGACTCGGTGAGCTTGATGCGCTCGCGACCGAGATTCAACACCTCTCCAGGCTTCAGGCTGTTATGGCGAGTTCTCCACCACACGCCTGAGTGCCTGTCGTCACCAGTGAAGGGCGGGGCCGTCTCCAAGAACGCTTGCTTACCTTTCGCAAGCTCCTCAAAGCAAGCAAGCTCCTCGGCTGTTGGTGGTGTGGGGTAGAGCTTCTTGGTTGAGTGGTTGACGATCTCAAGCTCGTCAACAACCCCTCGCGCGAGCAAGTAAGAGGCGATCGGGCTGAGGCGCAAGCCTTGCTTGGGAAACGTGGCCAAAGGCGGGTTAGAAGCGCTCATGTCTTTGTCCTTAGAGGTGATAAGGGCGTTAAGTGGGAACGACACCGCGCTCCCAATTGACAATGAAAAAGGTGGTGCTGACAGCGTTGCGAACGTAAAGCCACGATTGATCTATTGGATCAATGAGAAGATCAAGCGGGTTCTTACCGGGGAAGCTGGGGGAGGCGCCTTGTGGCGCAGTCTTAAACCAAATGCTTGGTCCGAGATCAAGATCAATACTGCTGTTAATGTTGGCAGCCGACATCATGATACCACGCGTGGGACGCAAAGTGCCATCCACACTTGTAGACATTCCAGTAGAAGGGAACGAAGCAAACGCCTGATACCATTGGGCGACACCACCCTCATCAAGACCCCTGATTCGACTCCCGTTGGTTTGAGTGGTCGTGTTGAACCAACAATTGGTGCCGCTGCTTGCGGGCGCGCCAACAAGAACAGCGTGACCATCTATACCCCTAAGCTCGTCGCCATCCTCCATTGGATTGAACAACTTGCCAACCATGATGCCGCTCGGAAGTAACGATTTGCCTGGGTCTTGAAAGAGGACTGCGATGGCGCTGTCATACTCGCAGACAAAGAACCTCGTTGAGATCGACGGGAAAGAGCCGCCAGACCTGCACTCGGGCGACATGTTGGCAGATCCTGTCGGCTCGGTTGAAGCATCACCTGCGCTGTCAATCGAGCTATCTGGATCGAGCACAGCTCCAAGCTGAGTCGTGCCAACCCTCCTTATGGCGATGTGACTGATAGAGTCTGCTTTTGCTCGGATCGCAAGCGACTCACCAGCGACAGGTGGTGCGCCTGGGACAAGCTCCCATCTCCCTGGAGCAGTCGTAAAGTGAGCGATGAGCGCGGCCATCACATCTGACAGCGCAGTCGTGGCCGCATCAAGCGTGTAAGTCTTTGTGTCACTGTATCCCATACCTCTCGCCTCTCATTGGTGAGCGTTTCAACTAAAGTCCAGCGAGGACTCAGGCAGCTTGGTCGTCGTGGGTTCGCCAGAAGCGAGCACGGCGCTTGCTCCTGCGTTGACAACAGATGACTCAAAGCCTCGGGCGATCCTATCGGGATAGACCGCGATCACCACAACCCCTTCAAGCTCACCAAAGGGAACAGGCCCGGCATAATCGTCCCCATCAGGGTCAAACCCGCGCGACTGCCAGTTGTAGTAGGTGTTGCTTATTGCGTGATAGCCCCTGTTCGTCGCTGCCATATTCACCTCTCGCTGCAATCGATTGCAGTTGGAGCATAAGGCATCCCTAAGAACTGAGAAAGCCCTAGTGGCATACTAGGGCTCTCACTGGTCAATCTAGGTCAGTTGGGCGAGGGTGCGATCGGCATGTCGTCAAAGAACTTGTCCTCACCCTCATCGTAGGCGAAGACGATCTTAGCGCACTCGACGTTTGATCCTAAGACCTTGAGCTGGTCGATGATGGCAGCTCGTTCCTCGTCACTAGGGCGCCTGGAGACTTCGACTGTGAGCGTGAGCGAGAGAATAGGGTTATCGGTCATGTTTGAACCTGCGATGCAAGAGAAGGGGCACTAGGCCCCTTCTAGCTGAAGTTATGGATGATGTATTAGATCGACTGGCGCTCGGCCAGCTCGGCTGCGCCCTTGGGGCCGATGCCGCGCATGACACTATCGTAGGAGGTCAGGGGGCGCCCCGTCACGGGGCAGAAGAACTTGACCTTGACCTCGATGCCAGCAGCGCGAGCAGCGGGGATGGCGTTGATCAACTTGGCATATTTGCGCAGCTTGCCGCCCTCGGGCAAGCGCTTGAATGGATGGATGCGCCCGTCGCTGCCGCAGACAGCGAAGGGGTGCATCTTGCCATTAGTGACCTTCCACAAGAAGGGCACGTCTGCGCCGTCTGCGTGGAAGATCCTGAACTCGCGCAGCTCACCCGTCTTGGGGTTGAACAAGACGATCTGGGCGTCGTGCTTGGCGGGATCAAGCAGCTCAGGGAATGCGCTAAAGTTGGCGGTGTCGATCGAGGAAGAAATCATGGCGTCGATGATGGTTTTCATGGGGTGTTCTCTTTTGTGTGTCCGCCGTCATTTGGCGGGGTGCGTTGAGATGTGAGCGGCTTCGTTGCCGCCCGTCATGTTTTAAACATCGCATCGACTAGACTGAGCGCAAGGGGTTTTTGTCGATTTTCCTTAAAAAAAGACAACTTGCGCTCATTTTGATGCCCTATAAAGGCTGCGGCTCCTCGGGCTCGTCAGGATGATGCCTATCCCATTCAAGCGCTAAGCGGCTGAGCGGGATCATGACCTTGTGAGGCATATCTGAGCGAACGCCTACAACATAGAGCGTGCCCGCTTTACCTTCGCGCTTAATGTCGGAGGCCCTAAAGGTTACGTCGCCCCTAGACCACACTGAGCGCGCTAAGCGCTCCTCCTCTTTTTTACGCGACTTCATGCGCTCCATGCCGACTCGGCTGGAGAGCATAAGCGCTCCAAGCATCCCCATGTCAAAGGGTGGCGAATCTTGACCTCTCATCGTTCACCTCAAAAGAAAGGCGGTAGCCCTTGGGGGCTACCGCCTTGTTCATATTCAAGCCTGGGGGCCTGACCTCCCAGACGCCATTAAAGATGCGACGTATCCTGCTTTTGTGCGCCACGTCGCCAAGCACACCTCACACTTCACTGACGAGTAGTCTGATGGTGTGCGGTGGTATCCGTTAAAGGCGGATCGGTTATGCTTAAAGCGAACCACGATCCAACGGCGCTGCTCTAAGGGTTTGGCTCGCTCATCGCAGCGACAGTAGACGCCGCCGCTCATTCTTCTTCTTCTTCTTCTTCTGCTTCTTCTCTAAGCTCAGCCTCGATCTCAAACAAGCGCTCAGCCACCTCTTGGCCACACGTCTCATAACTCTCGCCTGGATCGAGCGACATCTGAGGCGTGAACTTGTACTCGCGGTGGGCGAAGACAATATCACCATCATCATTGAGCTTAGCCCAGACCTCGGTTCCGCACGGCACTGGACCATCGACTTTGAAAGGCTTGAAGCCCTTCTCCATTAAACGACTTTCTTCTAGTGATGAGATCATCTCAACGTCCTCACTTGGGGTAGGCGCCCGAACAAGGTCAGGCAGGGTTGGGGGGGGACTATGCAAGGCCAACGTCAAGCATGATCTGCTTGACGACGCCTTTGAGCCATTCATCTGCCAGCTCACAGGCTTTGTCGATCGGCCCGTCATCATCCATGATCACTGTGCTCTGGATGGTGCCGCTCACCGTCTTCCAGTGAGCGCGCAGATGATACTGGTTTGAGTAGGGCTTTGTGACCCTTATGATTGAGAGCCATTGACCAGCGTTGATCAAGCGACGTTCGGCGGGCTCTCTCAAGTCGCCTGTTTTGGTCCATCCAGCGGGCAGCTTATCAGCCATGACATTCTCGCTCTGGGGGCGCAGGGCGCTTTGTGCGCCCTGCTTTGTGGGATTAGGCGTCGAGCACGACTAGGGCGGTGTTGACCTTGGTGCCGCTCTCTTTGAATGAGTCGGGAGGCAGCATGAGCGCGTCTCCATTCTCATTGATCAGGGCGCTAAGCTCAGCGTAAGCGCCTGTGGTCCTGAACAAGACCCCTGCGCTGGCCACTGAGATCAATCGCCCCCCTTCCTTCAGGAAGCGGCGGGCGTGCAAAATGTGCTTGGCGTCATGGCTTTTCGAGAAGGGCGGGTTCATGAAGATCAAATCGAAGCCAGAGAACTCGTCGGGCTCGACTTCAAGGAAGTCAGCCTTGATCTGGAGGTCAGTGAGCGCGCTGCTGAGGTTGCACCTACCCTCGTCAACCTCGATGCCGACGATCGTGGCGTCTGGGCAAGCTGCGCGCAGAGCTTTGACCAAGGCTCCATCACCCGAGCTTGGCTCAAGCACATGGATACAACCTGCGCGCAGGCCATCGGGGATGGCGTTGATCATCTGGGCCTGGACCGCAGCGGGCGTCGGGAAGTAGCCCATATCCTGCCGGGTCGTGACTTCGCCCGTGTTGAAGACCGACTCCAGGGCGTCTGCGAGCGCTTCTGCGCTGTCAAACAGGTGCGCTTTGCGCGTCCTGTTCCATTTGCCGCCCATCGCTTCGATGACCTTGTTGAGCGCGAGGTAATCCTTGCGCTCAAGCTGCTCAGTGATCCTGAGCTGTGGGCCGATGACATTTCCGTTATTGAGCTGAGCGAGCTGTGCTTCTGTGACTTTCATGCGGGTGTTCCTATCGGGTTGAGCCCTCCTTTATTTGGAGGGGTAAGGGGAGGTTTGGGCGGGGGCTGTGGTTTCTGGCGAAAGCAACCACAGCCCCCTGGCCGTTCATTTGCAACCAAGCAGCAAACCAAGTGGACCAACTTCGATGCTCACCGCCTGAACGGCGTACAAACGGAGCGCGGCGCATCTTGCAGCGGTTACAACGCCAACGCTGCTGGGCTTGTTTGATTCGGTTCGCGGGGTGCCGCTGACAAGAACAAGACTCGCAGCTACATCGCCAATGGCAAGAGAAAAACAACTCACGTCGTCGTTTTTTTGCGAGACGTAAGACCTGTCATCTTAATCGGATGACTTCGCCCATTGGTCAATGCCTGTGTGGCCCATGAAATAGTTTCTGTACTCGTCCAGAAAGCATTGGTGGAACATCGGCTCGATCTCATCACAGATCGTCATCAACTCAGTAACATTGTCAGCGTTCGCAAAGCTGGCCAGGATTCGATCCTTGAACGTGATCGCACCCAAGATCATGTGGATCACTAGACAGTTCAAGAGGTCAGGGAAAGAGGGGGAGCGACTGCTGTTCAAATTCCTTAACAGGTTCGTCGCCTCGATCGAACGAGTGATCGAGAGGTCATCAGAAAAGAACAGATGGTGCTCCTTTGATTCAGGGAACGAGACTGAGTATGTCTGGAACAAGGCGAGCCTGTGGACACTTTCGTGTGAATTAAAGTCTGATGGAGGGTCAGGCAGCATCATGGTGAAGGTCGTATGGAGATCGCTATGTGTGGTCTGCCTCCAAATGGCTCGACTTGTAGCAGCAGCGCCCTTCTCATTGAACAGCAAGTTATTCAGCAGATTCAAAGCCTCTGGGTTGTCCTTTGCTCGCTCGCAAATGCGAACACTAAGCCTAAACAGCGCTGAGATCACCACATGAAGGAACGGCGCAAACTCAAAAGGACGCCGTACCTCGTGGATACGATTTACCACAGCCACCTTGGTGTCCATCGTTGTCGTAGAGTAGTTGCGCCTTTCGATCAGAAAGCCTTTCAAGGATTCGAGAAGACCCTCGCGGGCCGCCCTGCTCCAGAACAGCTCGACAATCTCCACATTGGGAGCTTCTTGAAAGTCTCGCTGGTGACGATGCCACGCCAAGAAGTCATTGTTTCGGCGCCTGATGTGGTCAAAGTCACAAGGGCCACATTCATTGTTGCACACGAAGATGCCGTCAAAGCGCTGCTTTGCCAAAGCGCTTGAGCCGAAGATATAGTCGCGAAGCTCAGCTCCATACCCTGAGCTTTTGTCCATCGCATTGTCGATCAGGCGCGAAAGATCCCTCACGCCTTTATCCAAGACAAGCGGGTCGCTCTTACCCTTGAGGTTGGCGAGGATTGAGCGTGCTTCACCATAAAAGTCAGACATGAGCTGGCCTTAAGTTGAAAAGGGGAGTCACTGCAATCGATTGCAGCCTCCAGTTAATGACAAGACAAACCATACCCTTGACAAGCCAACGGTCAACGCATTTGAGCGCGTCGTGCCTTAATAACACCTGCCGCAGTTGAAGACGTTGACCCTTTTGGGAACTGGGCGAACGAAACCCCTTAGTCGAGCATAAAACTCCTCTAAGAAGTGGTGGTGAAAGACGATGGGCGTCAACAAGCTGATCGCATTGAGAGTGAGCATGTTGGCATTTCCAATGTCAGTGACAATATCGGGATCGTAATGCCCTGGGACTTTTGCCAGCTCCCCTTTCAGGATAGAAGGCAGATCAACGGCTCTCTGGAGCACTTTTGACAATCCTGTAAACGGCAGGTTGCTCGGGTCAGCTTCTCCGTCAACATCCTGAACCTCTGGACGGTCCAAGTCATACAGAAGCTCAGATGGTGGCCGCTTATGCGAATCAGCACGTTGAAACATCTCGGGGCGCGCCATGTAGTAGCTCAAAGCCCCATACACAAAGTACAGCCGTAGAGGCCAACGGTCGCGCCAGTCAGGAGGTAGATCGGCCTCGCGCCCTTTGAATATCTGCTCACTATAAGCATAGGCGTCATTGGCGATCTTGCGATCGATGCTTGAGCTGAGCTGATACATGGTCGCTTCAAGCACCTCGTGGAATGAGAGGTCGGCTGTCACGTTTCCAAGGAAGTCTGTAAGCGTCGCGCGCGTCTGCCTGTCCTCAACCATGTAGTAAAGACTAGAGCGCTCTCGCACATTAACTATCGAGTGTAGCATCCCTGGCCCCTGCAACAGCATCGAGCGGTGGCCTGGGCGATGAAGGTTGATCTGGCTGAGTAGGTCTTGCTTAAGCTGCCTGTGACTCGCCAAGAACGAGTAGATGGCTTCGACATCTGCCCCGCCTTTACTTTCAAGCATTCTGAGCTGAGCGTTAAGGTGCTCATAGAGCATGGACAGGTTGCTCAAGTTCCGGCCTGCCGACACGATTTCATGTACGGTGGAGCGCACGTCACCGAACGTCACGACTGACATAAACATCTCCCTTGGTGATGCCATGAATGAAACAGGCTACTGCAATCGATTGCAGTAGCCTGTGTATGACAACTTGTTGTCTGCCCCACCAAGAGCCAGTGTCAAGGCAATTGATGGTTAATTGATGGTGCCCTAGTCCTTCTTGGCGATAGGGCTCTTGATCGCACCATCCCAGCAGCGCACGTCGCCGCCCTTGTCACGGGCATCACGCCCGCAATCTTTGGGCGCGCCGGTCAGGCTCGGCTTGCGCTTGCCTGTCTTGCGGTCCAGCTTAGAGCCTTTGTATTTGTAGCGCTCACCCTTCTTATAGATGAGGCTCCAAGTGCCCTTCTTCAGCTCAGGCCCCCCAAACTTACCAGTATCAGGGTCGTGATACGGGTTGGCCTCGTCCAAGTGATCTGGATCATACGTCTCGTCTTTCATGCTGCCCTCTTTGAGAGGCACCCATTTACCTGATGCCTCGTCCTTCTTGTAGTGGTTGTTGATCACACCCCACGCCTTAGCGTAGTGCGCTCCTTCCTCTGCGTCTGGCTCCTTATTGTAAGACGAGTTGAAGACAGCAAGCCACTGTTTTTGAGCTTTTGTGGGGAGCGCGGCTTGGACTGCTTTGGGGAGGTCTTTTAGGGAGTCGAAAGGCATATCACTGTCTCCTTGTGGATCGCTTGCCGACGCGGCTGCTCAGCAAGTATTGGTGGCGGTTGATCGTGTTGCATATTTTGGCCGTGGTGTCGCGCAGACCCTCACTCACGTCATGACGCTCTCGCTTCATATCACCGATCAGCCCCTCCGCCACGATCTCAAGGTCGATGGTGAGGTCCAACATGATCTCGGCAAGCTCCGTTGCTCCGACATCGTGATTCATCTTGCGAGCCTTAATCTCACAAAGCTCGGCCAAGCCAAAGTACATCGACTTGGGGTGAAGCGCATCTCGTCCAAATTGGCCGATGATGATCTCGGCGTACTCGTCCACAAACGGATCAAGCTCCTCATACATCTGCTTATAGAGCAGGTGGTCTTGATAGAAGGTCGGTCCCTCGACCTGCCAGTGCATCGTCTGAAGGTCCAGCCGATGCGAGATGAGCTGACTGAGAAACCTCACAAAGCGCTTAGACAGGTCGTGATCTGCGTGATAGGTGCCAACGACACCAATAGACTCGTGGAGCTTACTTCTCAATGACATCGCGCACCTCGCTGATGGGGTTGTTCATTACCACTCCAATAAACTACTCAATGCGGGCGCAAGAACAAAAAACAAAAGAGGGTTGGAGCCTGCCCAGCTCCAACCCTCTTGCTTCCCATTCCCCATCGAACATCGAGTTAAGACCACACTAGGGGATTAGGATCGCGCTGTCAACACTACCCGCAACCAGTTGTGCTCCCGCACTGCGTGCAGACTTGGCAGGCCCCTGACTGGACAAGCTGACCGCCACAGCTCAGGCAGAGCGCACCAAGGTACTCATCAGTGCGCTTGGCCTCAGTCAAGTAGATCGGCTTTGGTGCTGGCGTGGGCTCGTTTTGGTCAACAGCTCCCGTAGATTCTGCGAGTTGACCAAATCGAAGGTCCATCCAGCGCACAACATAGTCCATGAGCGACGATGCAAACCTCACATCCGGGTTGGACGTGTAGCCGCTCGGCTCATATTTGGTGTGCTTGAACTTGTCCACGATGACCTGAAGCGGCACCCCATACTGAAGGCAGATCGAGATGAGCGTGGCCGCTGCGTCCAGAAGGCCGTTGATGGTGCTCCCCTGCTTGCTTGAGGTGATGAACACCTCGCCGGGCGAACCATCAGGGTAGAGGCCAACCGTGATGTAGCCCTCATGCCCACCGATCGAGAACTTGTGCGTCTTTGAGTCGCGCTCGTCAGAGAGGCGGCGGCGCACGCCATTAGACACTGCTGCAATCGATTGCAGCTGGTCGATAGAGGCTTGGGCTTGGGCTTGGGCGTCATCTTCGCTCGTGCCATTTGAAGCTGTGAGCGGCTGGCTTCCTTTGGAGTTGTCGCGGTAGATCGCGACCGCCTTGAGCCCTTTACGCCAAGCGTCGATGTAAATATCAAATATCTCCTCGGGCGTAATGTCCTCGGGAGCGTTGACTGTCTTAGAGATCGCACCACTGATCGCGGGTTGAGCAGCGGCCATCGCGTTGACGTGTGCCTGCCAGGGGAGCGCGTCGGCGCCAAAGGACACGTCAAAGACGGGAAGGTCGGCAGACCTGATCCCTGTGCCCTTCACATCGTCGCCGTAAATGCCATCGTAGACAAAGCTCTTAAGGTTGCCATGCTCTAGGATGTGCTCCACCGCGTGATCGATCACGAACTGGTCATACCCTAGAGCCTTAAGAGCGCGCGGCACCGCTTGGTTGATGATGCTTATCTTGCCACCACCCACAAGCGTCTTGCTCTTGATGAGTGACAGCTCAGGCTCGATCCCTGTGGTGTCGCAGTCCATGATGAACGAGATTGTGTTGTGAGACACAAACCCGTCCGCGACATAGGTGTTTCGGGTCGGCACAGAGAGGTCATAGGTCGGACGCAATCCGATGCAGTCGTTACTCTGCACCTCAACAAACTCAAGGTTGCCTAGCTCAAGAAGCTGCCCGATCTTGCTCGACTTGAGTTGAGGGTGTTGACCAATAACGTCTCGCAACCAACCCACGTTGACGCTGCCTTGCGTCTTGCGCGCGGCGATGTTTTGACGAACATCATTCGGAAGGCCCACAGAAGACTCATACAGGTCGTCAATGAGCGCTTGTGACCGCAGCGTATGGCCACGCCATTCACAAGCCATATCAGCGCCCAAGCCTTGACTCAGGACGGCCCGCTTGCGCGTGGAGAGGAAGCCGACCTTTGACGCAAACACTTTCACATCTCCAAACGAAGCGCACGACACCCTGTACTTTGGCCGATCGCCAAAGCTATCAACCCTGGGGGGCGTCACACCGATCGTCGTCCTGATGCCTAGAGCCATGAGCGCTGCACTTACTTGCTTGGCAAGTTGGCTGCTGGTCGTGCTCAAGGACACCGTAGGCGAGTTGTTGCGCTGGAGATGGACCGTTCCATCTGCCTCGAACAAACCTGCCAAGAACGCTCCAAGGACGCGACTGTTGGAGCGAAGAACCTGCGTGGGGATGCGCGCCGAAGCTGCGCCCTCACCGTGATTGCCGACACTCTTGTCTAGGTCGTTAGCCTTCATCCATCGGTACAGCCTTCGGCTGTTATAGTGGGCGATGACGCAACCTTGGCGCTCCTCGATCGCTGCGCCTCGATCTAACGTGCTGCCAAAGAGCCCAACCAAGTCGGTGTCCTGCTCATTGATCACCATGTGAAGGCCACCCTTCTCTTTGAGGTAGCCATCACCAACATAGTAGCCGAGCAACGCAGCAAAGCGCTCATCAAGGTGATCAGGGATGTAGATGTCCTTCTCGTTACTGTGCGCAGGATCATCCACGCGGACAAACTTAACGAGCGGGGCGGACCCCAAGACATCCTCGTGGCCACCGATGTTGCGAACAACGATGTCACCGGGGCAGATGTCTTCCATTCGACGCCAGACATATTCCCCAGCCTCATTGATCACTCGGAGCTGGTGCTTCCAAGTCGCCTGAATCTCATGACCACGAGTCGTCACGAGCTGGAAGGTACGATCCTCACCGTTGACATAGAACTTGGTTGCAGGCTGCGTGCCAGACTCTTGCGACACTTGAACGTCAAGATGCTGCCACTGCTCACCATCAACGTCCCCAAGCTCATCAATCGGAAGCAAGCCCGCTGAGGTTAACAGCATGGTTTCAGCGACCACACAACCTGTTGGCGCCAAGACCGTCGCCTGAGCGTTGCGCAGCCCATAGTCGCTGACGCCATCTAAGGCGCGCTGCCAGTCTGCTTCGATGGAGGAAATGCAAGTGTCGATAAACGACCTCACGCGATCTGGCAGCGCATCTGGAGCATCATCTTTAAGCTGCCAGTATTTGATGTGCTCGGTGTCCATGTCGGGTTGACGGGCATAGCACATGCCATGCCTGAACAGGTCATAGTGGCGCTTGATCAGATCCGTCATCCCAACCTTATTAGAATGATCAAAGGCGGGGAACGGCCCAAGCACCTCAGCAAGATCCGCACTGGCGGCGTAAGCGGCTGCCGTCATGGTGTGGCTCAGGAGGTTGATCATTACCTCAGCCGCGTGGCTGTAATAGGGAATGCCCATGCACATCAGCATAGCGCCAAGGTTCGTGAAGCCAAGGCCGACTGTGCGATATTCTTTGGTCTTCTTGGCAATATCCTCGGTCGGGTATTCGCTGAAGTCCAGCAGGTAGTCTTGCGTCAAGAAGATGAGGATGCAGTCGCGCCTGAACAGCTTGTGGTCAAACACACCATCTTCGCTCAGGTATTTGAGCAGGTTGGTCGAGGCCAGATTGCAGGCCGTGTTGTTCAGGAAAAGATACTCAGAGCAGTTGTGGATCGTCAGGCCGTTGCCTACGAAGTGATGCGTGTCGGGCTCGGTCAGATCGTAGACCGTCTGCACACCAAGGGGCTCAATGCCCTTTACCGTGTCAACCATCAACTCAGGATAAGCTGAGACGTTTGCATTGAGTTGGGTGAGCGCTTCATTCTTGATGTTGCCGCTAACAAAGCCGATCTCACGCTCAAAAACGAGGCGCGAAGATCGTGAGATCCGCAGGCTGTGCATTTGGTGCACAGGATATTCCTTGGTGCCGCCTTGGCCATCTGGAAGCATCGCCGTGGTTTGACCGAGTGGGCGACGGTCCTTGTAGAGCTTGGATTTGATCCCGAAGCTCAAGAGCATAAGTTGCACCTGCTGTAAGAGAGGCAGGGCCGTGGAGTCTAGGGCAACATATTGTGACTTGGAGCCATAGTTGGCCACTGTGCCGTCAGCGGTGAACAGACCTCGCAGGAGCGCGGCTGTCGTCTCTTTGTTTGCTGAGAGCGCCTTGGCTGTGAACAGCTTTCCTAGGCTTTTTTCGTCAAGCACTGCCCATTCATTACAGGCGTTGACGATCTCTTTAGACGACGTGCGCACCTGAATGCCTGTGGCCACATCGATCGGCACCACCTCGCGCGCGCTACGCCCATCATTGATGGTGCGCTCGAACTCATTGATGCTGTTTGCCCACTTGAGCGCCAGGGCTTTTTCTTCTGTTGACATGCTGATTGATAGCGTGCCGTCTTGACCTACACAGCCGTCACCTATTGCAAAGCCGATCAGCTCAGCAAAGTCTTGGCTCTCGATGGCAAACTCACCGAAGCCAGCGCCTTGAAGTAAGAGCTGATCATCTTTAGTCAACTCAACCAACGGAACATCGCCCCTATTGAGGGTGAAGACCTTGTGGTCGCCCGTCGCATTCAGCGAGTAGCCGCATTTCGTCGTGAGCGCGTAGACAGGCTTCTCACCTGTCACAAAAGCTGGGGCGATCGCGTGAAACTTGCCGTCCAAGCCAGCGACCATAGAAGGGCGACCCACAAGGCTCTCAATGGCAACCAAGCCATCAGACGTGGCCACTAGAGTGTCACCCGTCACACAAGGATTAGACGCCGTGATTCGACCATCAGCGCAGCAGCCGTGCATCCTTTGGATCTCGCCGTCGTATTGGAGGCCCGGATCGCCGCACTCCCAAGTCGTCTTAGAGATCGTATCAAGCAGGTCGCGCGCGTCAATCTGGTCCGTCACCTTGCCATCTAAGCGCGAGATCAGGTCATAAGGTGCGCCGTTGACCACAGCCTCCATGAACTTGTCGTCAACCCTCACAGAGTGATTGGCGTTCTGAAAGAAGACAGACGCGTAGGCGCCATTCTCATCGGTGAAGTCGCTGCTGTACCCTGCGTCGATCAGAGCACGCGCTTTCTTGTCCTCGACGCTCTTGCACAAGGTGAACTCGTAGATGTCCGGGTGATCGGCGTCGAGAACGATCATCTTTGCAGCGCGGCGCTTCTTACCACCGCTCTTGACGACTCCAGCAAAAGCATCAAAGCCACGCATGAAGCTCACAGGCCCCGATGCCGTGCCACCGCCTGCGAGCTTGGCGTTGCGCTCCCTCACAGCGCTCATACTCACACCTGCACCTGAGCCCCATTTGAAGATTTGCGCTTCCTCGGTCTGAAGCTGGCAGAGTGACTTGATGTTGTCGTTCACTTCATTGATGAAGCAAGCGCTTGAGCGCTGCTCACCTGGGGTTCCGATGTTGAACCAGACAGGGCTGTTCCACGCGAAGCGCTGATCGCAGAGCATGAACAGAAGCTCATCGCGCAGCACGTCATAGGAGCCGCCAAGCATATAGCTCTTGTCGTAGGAGAGGATCTTGTCCACGACTCGACAGCAAAGCTGCCAGAAGCTCGTCTCGCGCTCAGGCGTGTCGCGCTGACCGTAAAAATACTTCTCCGAGATGACGTTGACAGCTCGATCGGAGAACGTCGTGGGGAACTCGACCCCCTTCTGCTCAAAAGCCAAGCCGCCCGTCATGTGGTTGACGATCTTAGCGTCGCGCAGCGACCACTCGAACATCTCTTTGACGCGACCCTCGTAACCGACCGTGTAGTGACGATCAAGCACACCATTAAAGACCTGCATCGTGTTCCTTTTGTTGGGCAGGAGATAAAAAAATAGGGCGTAGTTGCCCATCGACTGCAATCGATTGCAGCAAGACCTATGCCCTATGTTGTGGGGATGCGCCAACAAACCCACAACCTATTGTGCATTATGAGTCTGTTGGCTTGAAGATAGTAAGAGCCTTGCGCTAAGGCGCGCAAGTCAAAAACAAGCGATTTAATCACCAAGCGGCGGGAGCGAGGCCGCATTGTCCAGAAGGTTGTAAACCCTTGCGATCTCAAGGTTACGCGCTCGCGTCTGCGGGATGATGAGGTCGCCTAACTGGATCGTCTCGATGAAGCTCAGGCTCACCCTGGCAATCCTGGGCAAACCAGACGGAAAGCTCTGAACATAGGTCGTATTGAGCGACGACAACACGCCGTAGAAGTCTTGCGTCGTCTGACTTAACGTCAACCCCCTGGACCTTGAGTTGGGAGCGCTCACCGACACAGCTCGATCCAGGCTCTCTAGGGCATTCACTGTCGAGTTGAGCACACCACCCAGCGCGGGAGCGATCTCAGTCGCATAACTCGCATCGAGCCCATCAGGGGGCAGGTATTCTGCGACGATCTGAATCACAGGCGGCGGCTTGACCTGCCTCACGCCGTTGATCACGGCGATGTCAGGGTTGGTGCAAGCTGTAAGCCACGCAAGGCCCGCGTTAATGTCAACGTTCCTGTCATCTGGATAGGCGATCTTATCGTCCACCAAGAGATAGGCAGGGTCCGTGTCTGCCGTAAGCTCAAGCTCAAACGATAACGTTGGCAGACCGTTGGACGACCACGACAAAAGAGCGCCCATCCCAGGCACCTCTTTCGTCTGCCAGCCGACCGTGCCCCGATCTAGGGTGATCGTCTCAGGCCAGTATTGAAGCCTCATCGGCTCAAACCCAGGGATCGGCTGAGCTGTGGCGGCGTCAAGTGGGATAAGCCACATGCGCGCCACCTTGTCTTCTGTGCCATCAGGCACGTCAAGAAGTTTACTCAAGCTCATCGCGCTCCTCCTTAGACCTTCTTGATCGCGCCACCAATCTCAAGCGACGCGGAGCTATCTGTGTAGCCTGTGCCACCTCCGTTTTGGATGATCAGGTTGTTGATCAGTCCGTTGCCCGCCGCCGCCTCAAAGACGATCGCTTGATCGTTACTGCCACCGTTGACGCTGAGGTTAGCCACCAGCGCTCGCGCGCCCGTTGCCGTCAAGAGGCGGGCAGACACCGTGTCAGCCGTCACGAGCCGCCCACCGTTGACCACGCAGTCTGCGCCTGCAACAACAACGTTGCTCCCGCCAGCCGTGAGGGCCGCCGTGTAAACCTGCACGTTGTTTAAGCAGACGTTATCGCTCTCGATGAGCACACCTGCCGCGCAGTCCGCAGAGTCCACGAACACTTGCAGGTTACTGACGTTGAGCCCGCTACCTAATGGTGAGTTATTATTGAGCTTCACTGGCGTGACGCTTGAGACAGTCGCGATGGCGCCGGGGTAGCGCGCCTCGACGTTGACGATAGAGCCGCCCAAGCCAGACGCGTTAAGCAGCGTCTCGTAGTGCGTGCCGTTCGCTGCCAAGAACACAAGGTTGCTCAGTTGGCCACCAAGCGAAGGCGCATCTGCCTCAAGCGGGCAGTCGAGAAAGCGACACCCATCGACCAAGAGGCGCGCGGCGTTAAGGAACACGCCGTTGTTTCCACCAAGCGCGGTGACGTTGCGGCAATCAAAGGTGCATCCCCTAAAGAGGATGGACCCTGTGTTGCTCCCCCCAAGCGCTAAGAATGCCGTGCCCGGCCCGCTCCCGGTCCCGACCTCAAAGTGACAGTCCTCGAAGATCACCTCTTGGTTGGCATCCAAGGTCGATGAGTCCACGATCTTGTCCCCATAGAGACGACACCTTCTCAGCGTAAGGGGAAGCCCTGATGCGTTGGAGGGGATGCGCAAGGCTTCATCCCAGACCGCTGTACTTGGCGTGCCCGAGTAGTAGAGGTCCACGTCTTCGATCAGGATGTTGGCGCCATCTGCGTTAATCAGCTCGCCCGCTCCAAAGATGCCAGACCCGGAGTACCTGAAGCTCAGGTTGCGCAGAACTGAGTTGTCATTGAGCTTGATCTTGGTGCCAGAGAAGCCGTCCACAAGCACAGTCACCAAGCTGCCATCTCCCTCGATGATCACGTTGCGCGTCAACGTACCTGATGCCACGTCGGAGGCGGCGAGCGTAAAGCCCTGCATGATCTTGATCGTGGCGCGCGGCTGCACCAGAGATGGGTTAGAGCTTGTCGTGAGCGCCACATAAAGCAACGCCTGAGACAGCGACGTGAAGTGAGGCTGTTGGTTCGGGTGGTTGGGCGTCAGTGATGGACCAACAAGGATCTCGGGTGCAATCGATTGCAGCGGCGTCCCGAAGGTTCGCAAGTCAACAATCGAGATGATGGTGCCCACAGACACCTCGACATAAAACAGCGGGATGCGATCAGCGGTGGTGGTGTACGCCCCAAACGTTGAGAACGACTTAACCCCTGCCGTCGTCACATAGACCACATAGAAGTCATCGACCGCTGGAAGCACCACAGAGCCCGCAGTCACTACAACGTTGTCGTCGTACTCGGTGGCGCCCGATTCACGCCTCAGAAGCCCCTGAGTGAGCGAGAGCGTCCTCGGAGCGACAAATGTGGGCTCAAGGCCGCTCAAGAGCTGACGGCCAAGCAGCGGGCTCGTGGCGCCGTAGAGCGCAGAGCCCCTCACGGCATCCCTGATGAGCGAGTCCTCAATCGTCTTGCCGTAACCTGCCTCGGTCAGCGTCGCCAGCAAGGAGCCTGCATAGCTGCGCGGATCACCAAAGCCGGGAAGCTCCACGAAGGTGTTGTGATCCATGAAGCCTAAGCGCCCGTCGTTTGTCCCCACAAGCGAGATGCGCGCGTCAGTGTAGCTCAACTCAGTATCACCAGCGATCAGCTCAACAGCCCTAAGCGGCGCTTGGGCCGCAAGCCCTGAGAAGGCCGTCCCGTCTGGTCTGGTGATGTAGACCTCGCAGTTGTCGATCACATACTGGCCCGAACCACCGGGCGGGTTGAAGGCGAAGACCGACAGGGTGAAAAGCTCAGCATCGGTGCTCACAGCGGGCACCTCGATCATAAAGCCGTAGCTCTCGAAGCCCGCGACCGAGCCCCCCTCAAGGTACGTCTGCGAGAACAAGATCCCCTCAGAGCCCGCTGCCCATTCCGAGAGCCTGACGTTGAGGTTAGTCGTCGCGCTCAGCACGCCTTGAGTCTTAATCCTAAAGCGCACGAACAAGAGATCGTTCTCCCTGACATCGAAGATGCTCACCCTCAGCGCGCTGGTTGTCGGAGGGCCGACTGCCACAGAAGACCCAAGGATGGCGCTATAATCATCACCATCGCCAGCAGTCGTGTCGAGCTGGTAGACGCCGCCTTGTTGGATGTCCCAGCCCGCAAAGCCAGCGCGGAAGCTGCTGTTAGGGGCAAGCGACTGCCAGCCCTGAAGGCCGTTCCTGAAGACCCCTGCCCATTGTGCTGTGGCGTGGTCACAGTGCTCGTTTGTGATGGCGCCCACAGAAGGCACTCGGACGCTTCCGAGCGAGATCGCGGAGTTGATCCAGAGCGCGCCAAGCTCGGCTGCGTCCACAACCCTATATTCTGCGCTGGTGGCCCCAGCCGTCGTATAGTTCACATAGATGAAGAAATAGACGCGCGTGCCTGCGAAGGCGGCCAAGTCAAACGAGGGCTCAGCAGTCTCAAGAATCGTCAGCGCAAGTCGGTTCACCTCGTCAGGCACGAAGGCGAGCGAGTCATTGAAGACCGCAGACCTCGCCAACTTCACCACTGCGCCAGCGACAGGCACAAGCCTAAACCCTCGGGCCAAGCCCATGCGACCGCTGACGAACAAGCCTCTATTTAGCGACTCGGAGGTGTACGTCTCCTCGAAGCGAGTCCTGATCTTAGACGGCGTGATCACTGCCGTGGGCGCTAGAATGGTCATGATTCACCTCTTGAGTCGATTCCAGATATTAGGTGGAGGCCGGGATGTGGGCGCGCGCTTCAAGACCCCTGGTCACATCTTTGGTCGTCGGGTCGAACGTGCCATACAAGATCATCGTATCGTCTACGCGGCCCGTTGCAGCTTGGACTAAGGCTACCGCTGAGGCGTTGTCAAAAACACCCCACTCAGCAAACCGATAGTTGGGCGCGTTGTTTTCTTCGGCCTTCTCTAGTCGCGCGAGCACGGTCGTGAAGTTGGCGCCAGGAGCACCAACGACCGAGGCATTAAACTGCACCTCTGTCGCGAGATCCAACGGATAAAGAGCGCTGGCATGACTATACCCAGGGTAAAGCCCTGGGTTGGTGATGATCTCAAGGTCGGTGTTAGTCACGAACAGATCAGGATCACGCGCCACATCAACGCCAGATACCGTCTCCCAACCACCCTCACCATACTTGATCCCATAGAACAAGCGGTAGCCAGCGGGATACCAAGTGTCGTAGTTCGCCAGGAAGCGCGCGATCATCTCACGCCCAAAATCCGTTATCACTGCTCGCGTTGTCATCTCAAACTCCTCAGAAGATCGTTAGGCTTGCGCTCACGACGTGCAAGTTGGTGTCAACTGGTTGAACGTCTGCCGGGATCTGGTCAAACCTGTCACCAAGGAGGTGTCCAGGCAAAAGACCGTCCAGCTCGATGAACAGCTCTCCAGTCAGCGCTTGCGCCAATAGTCCTGTTACTACCGCTGAGACGGTCACATCCTTTGACACAAGGCGGATATGCAGCGGGATATATCGATCGAGCTTGTCTGATATTCTCTGCACCAACAAGCTCAGATCAGCGGCCCCGTCAACTAACACGTCTGTGGGCGTGATCTCAAAGAAGTAGACCGCCGCTCTCTTATAGTTTGGCAGGCAAGCAAACTGCGGCTTAGCGATCAGCGAGGCCGCACCTACTGCCGGGGGAGCGGGGGCCGTCCCGCCAGCAGGACCGAGCACGCACACCCCAACCCCGTCCGCCGTCACGACCACATCTGAGCCCACCTGAACGCCAGGGATCGTCACCGCTGAGAATACCCCCGTTAGATAGTCGATGGTGCCTGCTGCGGGCACGCCATTAAGCGGGCTCACAAGCTGACCTTGGCCGTTGTCCAACCAAGTGATCGTATCGCCCGTCACATCATAGACCACCTCGACAACAACGCTGCCGGGCCTGATGCGAGTCATTGCTCCAAGTAGGCCGTTGAGCACGACCATTGAGGCTGCCGCAACAATAACCTCACGCTCAGGGTAAGAGATGCGCTCGATGTAGTAGGTGGCGCCAAGACTGTCTTGAATCTGCCAGTTTGTTGAGGCAAGGATGTTCTTCCAGTCTGCTTCAGGAAGGCGCAGGCAGTAGAGCCCGTCTACCTCATCAATTGAAGAAAGCGTCGTCGGCAGCACAACGTCTGTCCGGCGATCCACGGGGATCAAGTCGGCAGGAAGCTGATCGAAGAAATGAAACAGCGGCGGCGCCGAGGTGAAGTACCTCATCACACCATCAATCTCGACCTTGAAGGCGGCGTTGGCGTCGATCGCGATCATGTTCAGGTAGCGCGACTGATCGATGCAGTAAGCTGTCGTGAGCTGCACCTGAAAGCCGTATATCTTGCCCAGGAGCGTGAAAAGGCGCTCGCACACCTTCAAGTCTCGGATCAGCGGCTCACGGTAAAGCAGGCGCCTTGTGTATTTTGGAGGATCAACCCTGTCAGCGTAGAGCCCAAGGTTATCGCCAAGCCTCACAAGGAGGTCTGGAGGTCGAACCCCTATCGTCGCCCCGATCGTCTCCCGCGTGTAGATGTCGATCGTTCGCTCATAAGCATCCACAGCTCTCACTGGCGCCAAGCTCTGACCCACGACGGCGATCCAGCCGTCTTGCTGATAGACGCCATCGCTCAAGCTCTGAGGCCACATCGCGAACAAAGCGGCGTCATCGGAGGACGACAATCTGACACGCCAGAGGTTCGGCTCCAGCTCAACCGCGCTCGTCACCGTCAACGTCCTCTCCAACTCCTGCCCAGAAGGCGCAAGCGTCGGATCTCTCAGCTCGACGAACGCCCACGCTTTGACCAACGACTCCATCAGGATGTCCGCCACAACATAGAGATACGTCTTGAGGTCGCCGCCAAAGTTGGCGTCATCCTCCTGCTGCTGTAACGGGATCGTCCTGTCGTAGATCGCAGCGTGGGTCGTTTCTTCTATCCCAAAGTAGCCAGACCCAAAAGGTCGTCCGCCAAAGCCAAAGCTCATGCCCTTTCCCCTATCACGTTGCTCTCGACAAAGCCGACCGCCTCAGCGACGACTGCCGTGGTGTTGCCGACTGTCCTCAGCACGAGTGCGTCGCCAGGAAGTAAGACCAGATCAAGATCAAGCCTCACCAAGTTAGAGCCCTCGGTCGCTGAGTCGGTCAGTGCTGTCTCTTTGACAAGCTGGTCTTTAAGTACGTCGTGGTAAACCCCAAGCGTCCAGCTCACTGCGTCGCCCGCTGAGATCAACATTCGGCGCACGTTCACCGCTCGCGTGATAGAGAACCTAAAGTAGCCGTTTTCGGTCCTACCTTCATAGGTGGCGATGGCATTGTTGACTGAGCGGGCTGGGGCCGCCGCTGGAGGCGCGCCATTGAATGCAACACCAGCTCCACCTATGAAGCGAATAGCGATCGGATCGTAAGCCTGCGGCCTAGAGTAACTTGACATGATTGAACCTCGTGTGGTCAGAACGTTGTCACGATGTGAAGGGCGGCATTCCAGATGACCACGCTCTCACCAAGCCCATAGGGCGCGCCCAACGGATCGAGCCCAGCTTGAAGCTCGTAAGCCCGCTCACCTGCCGCCTGGAGCGTAAAGGCCGATGAGAACTTGGCAGGCTGATCACTGTTGAAGTCAAACGATGCCAGCTCGACCGGGGCGCCTGTGGTGTCGTAGAGCTTGACGAAGGCGGTCTGGCCGTCAACAAGGACGTTTGCTTCGATGTGGATCTCGTAGGTCTGCCCTTGAGCTTCGGCAAAGGTGTAGTTGGTTGCAGGATCAAGGCGAACGCGGCCAAGCACAGCAAGACCTTCCCCCTGATAGCCTGCCGTCACGAGCGGGATAACTTGGCGAAGCACATCCCCTTCAGTCACGCCACCGCTAGCGCCGCCCGCTGAGGTCTGGCCCGTCAAGACAAGCTGGCCGCCCATGATCCACAGCCGTTCGCCGTTGCGATAAAAGAGAAGCTGCGCGCTGTCTGAGTTCGGCACGTTGCCCGCAAGGATCTGTGGCACCAGGGAGTAGTTCTTGCTCGGAGGGTGCGGGATGTTCACATAGAGCCCGGCCCCGTCTGCAAGCAACAAAGACCCTGCTGCGATGGTGCCGATGAAACCCTTGGCGCCGTGAAAGAGCTTCATCTCGGGCCACGTCACAACGTAATCGACCCCAAACTCAATGTCATCCTGATGCACAAGCGCGAGGTTGCGGTGAGAGCGAGCTGAAAAGAGCATCTGATCGATAGAGTCGATCATCGACTTAAACTTGCCCCACCAGTTCACCTCGCCTTCTGATGGATAGGTGATGAGGGTTCTATTCGTCTGGGCCATTAGATCGCCTCCCTAGAGCCGTTAGGCAGTCTTCTGAAAAAATTGAAGGTTGGGCGATGAACGATCTCTCGCTCATCCACAGACAAGTTGCCCTCGCTGTCGATGAACGACTTAAGAAAGGCGGCACCTGTAAAGCCTGTGATCGTGATATTAACGCGCTCAAGCTCAAGAGACTCCAGCTCTTTATAAAGCTCGTCTAGATCGAGGTCACTGCCAAATGTCTTGCCCTTGATCAGCGCCTCAATCCTCGACTGGATGTCTGATTTGATCTTGAGCGGCTTGTCTCCTGGGATCTCCTGAAAGACCACGGTGAGCGTGGGAGCGACGAAGTAACCATCTCCAGATAGGACGCGAAACACCACGGAAGGCTCCTTGCGCGCATCAAGATACGCCTCAAGCGACTTCACAAGACCGTTGGGGGCCGCAGCATAGTAACCATCACTGTCGCGCGTCAAAATGGGCACCGTGATCAGGTTGGGGCCACACACGTCAGCGAAGACTCCATCAAGATGCTGCTCAAGCTCGGTGAGCTTATCAAGAGCGCCATTGTACGGGTTCACGAGGCGCTGCTGAAGGTCGTCAACCTCGTCATTGAAGCCGGACACCAACGGACCAACAAGCGCAAGAGCCGCGATCTCGTCCACAAGATCCGCCTGGGCGGTGGTTCGGCTCTGCGTCGCCGCATCAATCTGCGTCTCTTGCGATGACACCAGCGATCGTATCGTGGCCGTGCTCGCGATCACGCTACCCAACGAGTTGCTAACTGCCCCCGATGGTGATGTGACCTTTGAGACTTGCTCAGTGGCGCTGTCAGCCTGATCCAACAAGGCGATCAGTGAGCTGTACGTCGCTGGCGCGATCGTGCCGCCTGAGCCCACACCTACGATGGCCGACCTGATGCTGCTGAGCTGTGACTGAATCTGCGAGACGCTGTTGTCTGCTGTCGATACGCTTGTCTGGACAAAAGATGCCTCAGTAGAGAGGCCGTTTGACGCATCCCTAAGATCCACCACGTCGGAGTCGATCTGAGTGAGCGCTACATCTAGGGGAGAGCCCGCGTCAAGATCATCTGCAATCGATTGCAGCGCTGCTCCAGTCGCAGTCAGCCGGGCTTGAATGTCAGTAGCAAGCGCAGCGATGGCCGTGTCGCTCAAAGCAATCTCAGCGAGCGCATCCACGATGAGGCCGCGAAGTTGCGTGATGATGCTCAAGCTCACCATGTCGTTATCGATCGAGGTCGCCAAAACAGCGCGCGCTGCCTCGACCGCCCCAAAGACAGGATCTCGATAGACGCCAACCAAGCCGTCAAAGTCACTCTTGACCACAACTGCGCCGTCGCTGTGCTTGGCGAGTGGGAGGCGCGCTTTTGTGATCACTGCCGTTTCTGGCGCCTTGCCGCCCCTCATGTCCGACGATTCTACCGTAAGAGGCAGCGGCGTCCCTAGCACGAGCAGATCGTCTGCCGCCCCTGTGATCTCACCTGCCGGAATGATGCCTTGCTCAGCTCGGGTAACTGCAAACTTCACAGCGATCGAAGCCCCATCAGGAGGGATGAGCCCAACGGCCCCGTCTCCAAACTCGATGTAGGGCGTGCTCGGCGTATAGGCGACTCGATAGACCGTCGTGTCTGTGTCAAGGAACGCGTCGCGCTCGGTCCACGTCACACCATCGATCACAACCTCAAGCGATCGATATGCCAGGAACTCACCTACCGCCAAGCTGCCAAGGTTGAAGACCTGAAAAGGGGAGCCATCCGATCCAAAGGTCAGGTTCCTCGTCTCGCGCTGAGAGACATCGATCACCTGGGAAGCCGTTGAGCCCAGGGGGAACGTATAAGACTGCACAGCCTCATAGCGAAGGCCTTGCGGCCCAAGGAAGCCAAAGCCATTCGGCATGATCGCCGTTGAGACGGGGGCGGCCTGGGGTGTCACCACGAGCTGACCAGACGAAGGCACTGCACCTGCTGGGTTATAGGCGCGGGCCGCCGCATAGCGATCTAGCGCCTCTCGGCTTTGGATCGTGGGCAGGTAGACATCGTTGGCCTGCAAGTCCTGAAAGAAGTTGACCAGCTCGGCCACATAGGACGCCTGATCCAAGAGCAGCGAGGTCAGATCATTGGTGAAGTCAAACGTCACACCCTTGGGCTCGTAGACCGCGCGCAGCTTGGATTTAACCTGCTGCACCAGGGTGTCAAAATCCTTACCCGCATAGAGTCGTTTAGTGGCCATCAGACACCTCTTTAAATCTGGTTCACGCGCTGGCGCGTTGCATAAGTCTTGCCCCTAAACGACCAGACAACTTCGATATCAAGGTAGCGCACATCGCCCGATTGAATATACCCCGCCAACACCGCCTCGACAGTTAACCGGGGCTCGTTGCGTGTCAGCCCAAGCGTGATCTCTCGACGCACGCTGGCTTTGACCAGCTCAGATTCATTCTCAAAGAGATAGGCATCAAGGCGTTGACCGTTGCTATCACTATAAACTCGCTCCCCGAAGCGCTGGCTCAGAAACTGCGACACAGCTGAAGCGACAAGATCCTCATCAGCGGCAGCAACGGGAGCGCCCGCGTTTATCCTGAACGGGTAGGCAATTCCAAGCATATCGCGCTCCTTCAAGCTGCAATCGATTGCAGCTAGCTGGTGAAAGTCTTTTTGGAGATCATCCCTGCGTTGGGCGAAGGCGGAGGAACAATCGGTGGGGTCGTGGGCGAGCCTGGAGCGGGAGTCACGATATTATGAACGTGAGTGGCCTTCCAGATAAAGTCCTGCAAGAGATACGACAACAGCAGCTCACCATAAACAAGCGGGTGAGATGCTGAGGCGTCACCAAGCCTTACCAGGGCAGCGCTCATGACTGCCAAGCGCGATTTAAGCTCAATCTCGCGCGCTGCTTCCAAGAGCGCTTTGCCCGATGCGAGTTTTATACTGTCGCCGCTTGAGTCTTTCACCTCAACATCTTTGTCGAGCGCGACCTGAGCGCCCTGCCTATGCAGCACGGTCAGCTTACCATCAGGATCGATCTTCACTGAGTCGCCGTTGGCCGTCTTTAAAGTGAGCAGGCCCGTTGGCGAGATCACAACCTCAGTCCCGGTCTTGTGCTTGATCTGGATCTGCTCATCACCATCAGCGTCTCGCACCTTGAAGGTGTGGCCCCCACGCGTGACGAAGCCCCTATCCTCCACATCAGTAAACCCTGGCGGTTTGCTGGCGCCAGGGGCGAAGCTGAGGTGGAAGTACATCAGGTCTTTGACCTCCCCCTGTCTGAACCAAGCCCACACCTTCTCGCCAACCCGAGGCACGTTGTAGCTGCCGTAACCATCCCCAAAGGGCACCGGCCCAACCACAGGGTTAGCCCACGCAGGATGGGCCGCGTTGTTCTCAAGGTTAAGCGATGGGATCTTGAGCTTCACCCTACCCCGCTGGTCGGGATCTTCATTGTTCACAACCTCAGCAGGGTAGAGCGAGTAATAGCGCTGAAAATGCTCCAGCCCAAAGCGCTTCACTGACGAGATAAACCTCTCAATCGTCATCGGATCACCCCGTCAATTGACTTCACAGCAAGCTCACCTGGGTTTGTGACAGCGTTCGTCGTCGCGTCAAGAGTAGCGCGCGTGTTCGGCTCAGAAGGCACACTGGAGGAAACTAGGCGCTGTGGGATGTCGGTCAGGATGTCAGTCTGCGCGGGCGCCTGCCCAGGAGAGTAAGCTGAGATCGAAAGATCAAGACCCTGGCCACCATAGCTGTAAGTCAGCTCGCTGATCTGATAGCGCCCATCGTAGAGGAAGGACAAGCCACTGACATGCGCGATATGCCCAGGCAAGATCGTAGGGAGCGGCAGCGTTTGCCACGTCATACTCGACCCGCTCACATCCTCGGCGCGCGCTTTGAGGTAGGCCAGCTTCGCATCATAAGAAGGATCACTTTTAGAGAGCGTCGGTTGCACTGAGGTGGTGCCCGAGCGATCACCAAAGACCTGACTTGAGCCGCCAAGCGAGTCGTCCCTTACCCCAGGTCTGAGGTGGACAACGTTGACGCGCGGATCGTTCCTCGTGATCACGTCTTCAGCCGTCTCAGCGCCGCTCTCAAGATCAATGTCCTTCGCACCGAGCGCTCCAGTCCCCTTCGCGAAGGCAAGCCCTGAGTTCTTCACTGAGGGGCCGATGATCGGCATGATGCCACTGTCGATGTCGATCCGAGCTTTACGGTACTCGAAGCGCCATTCACTCCTGTTGTTGACTCGCTGCTCAGTCGGATCAAAAACCACGATGCGATTGCCGTTGATATAAAAGCCAAGCTGGGCGCGCACCGAGATGAGATCCTTGATCAGCATGAACTCGTTGTCTTTAAAGACTTCATTGAGCCGGACGCCCATCCTAGACGCAAACCTCACGTTCCCATCGTTGAGTGGGCGCTCGTCCCCTGTCGAAGCGTCAACGTAATAAACGACTGTCCCATAGGCCGCGCAGATGTCCACGATCAGCTCGTAGATGGTGCGACCATTAGCATTGAGCGAGCGTTCGTTGCGTGAGCTGAACCAAAGCGAGCCCTTCCCCTCGACCGACAACACCACTGAGTCTGGTTGAAACGTCGCGCTTGGAAGGCCAATGACTGTCGCGGAGAACTCGCGCGTCAAGAAGTTGCCGCTTGAGAAGCCAAACTGCACCTTAAGCGTCTGGCCCGGCGTGAACAGATCGAACCACGCCCCCATGAACGCTTCAAAGTTCAGCGCAGGAACCTCAAGACCAAGGCTAATGTCATTTGACGTGCCCAGGCGCGTCGTGACTGTCAACGTCTTCATGTAAGGCAGTGAGACGCTACCTTGCGTGCGCCCCACATCGTAAGATGCCCTGTTTGGTGAGAAGTCAATAAAGCGACCTGGGTTGTTTCTATCCTCCAGGCGGCAGAGCGCGATCGGATCGATAAAGTTTGTCACCTGTTCCTCGACGGGCTTTCAGTGCCGCTCGTGAGCGTCGCCACATAGTCGGCAGCGGGGATGCGCAGTTGCGTCCCTGGTGCAAACTGACTGAAGGGCAAGCGCATGTCATTAGCCAAGGCAATCACCCACCACAGCCTAGAATCGCCGTAGACGGCCTGCGCCACATTCTGAGGGTAAAGGGGGCGGGTGACGTCAAAGGTCGTGTCTCCGTTGCGAGGGGATAGGTCAGGCTGCTTAAAATAGCCCCAGGTCTGTGTCCCGTCCTCCAGCTTGAGCGCGCTCGACTGGTTAAGCCAAGATCCGGCCTTAACCACAAAAGGAGAGCTGCCGCTCACTGTCTGCTTTCTCGTCGCCATCTAATCACCTCCTAGAATAAGCCGCCATCCTCGCTATCTTCTTTCCTTTTCCCGAGCCTGTTGATCGCATCGACGATCGCCTTGCCACTCTCGGTCGTCGCTGAGGCGATCGTAGCAAAGCCCTTGCGATTCATCTCGACGACTGGCGTGTCGTCGGCTGCGGGCACACCCAGCGCCGCTTGAGGTGCCACGGCCCTCGTCTGCTTCACAGATGCCACTGGCGTGACTGATGCCGGGTTGCTTCTGGCGAGGTAGTTGGCATTGAACTCGCGCTCGCTGGCACCAACACCACTCAGATAAGCTGAGCCAATACCCTGCACGTTCGCACCCGTGTTGCGCTCAAGATCCGCCCTTCTCGACTCAAGGTTGCGCTTGTTGTAGTAGGCCACGCCTCTGAGCTGGCCCTGCATGATAGACAGGTTCTCAGCCATCTTAGACGCCATCGTGACACCCTGCGCTGAGTTATTCGCGCTCACCGCCGCCTCATAGTCGCCAACAATGCGCGCTCGCTCCTCAGCAAGCTGCTCGCTCGACTTCTTACGGGCGTCCTCGATCAGCTTCGCGTCGAACATGGTCCCCTTGGTGAAGCCAAACTCAGACGCGTTCATCCCGAGGAACGCTTCTGCTGAGGCAGGCAGCAGACCTCTTGGAATCTTGCGAGCGATCTTCTGGATGGTGATGATCTGCGACACCACGAACTGCTCGATCGCCTGGACGATCGGCGCCAGCACGTCAAACACGACCGTCTGCTTAAAGCCAGTGAATGAGGCCGTCAGGTTGAGCAGCATCATCTTGCCACCCATCTTAAAGCCTTCAAAGAAATTCTTGCTGCTCTTGTGAAGCTCGTTAAAGACGCCCTGGGCGATCTCAAGACCCTTTACAAAGCGCTCGATCACACCGAGCAGCGCACCACCGCCTACCTCAGCGATCGTCCAGAACACCTCCATTGAGGTGATCTTAAAGCGCTCAAACGCATACTTGCCACCCTCAATCGCGAGGTCAAAGATCATGATCGCCTTGAGCATCCAGCCCTCGGCCTGCATCACAAGAGAGTCGTAGAAGTTCTGAAAGTCCTTCTTACCGATCCCTAGCGACTTAGAGATCATGCCGGGGATGCCCAAGAACATCGCGTTCAAGATGGAGGTGAAGCTCGATGCGATGTTAAACCCTGTGTCATTCATCTCCTTGAGCGACATCTCGCCATATTTGTTGATCAGCTTGGCGCTGTTCTTCGCGATCGATGGTGCTTGCTCATAGATCGCGACGGCGCCCATCACGCCGCCTGCGACCTTGGCGATACGACCCGCACCCTTGAGCTTGGAGCCGCCCCCCGCTTTCGCAGCGAGCTTACCTGCCCCACCAAGAATGCCTCGGCCCGCTTTGCCCGCCAGCTTCCCTCCAGGCAGTTTGCCCATCGCAGCGAGGCCCACGCCTGCCACGAGCGCACCTCCCACAAACTTACCCGCACCTTCTGCTTTCTTGCTCGCGGGCATGTTGGGGTCCGCGACGTACTGAAACGCCTTAGAGAGCATCCCTGAGATTGACCCTCCCAGCGCTCGAAGCGTTGAGGTGCCCAGCTTGGCAAACGCATCAGTCAGCCTAGATGTGGTTTTTTCGGCAAGGCTCTTGGTGGGGTCGGCCAGGGCGGCATCCCCAGAAGGCCCTGAGATCATCTTCTCTAAGATGTCAGTCGCGAAGTCGAAGGCCCCGATGAACGCATCGCCCATGAAGCCGCCAACCTTCTCTCCAAGGCTCTCCCAATCCACTTTATCAAGAAGCCCACTGAGCCCGTTGAGGATCTTCGTTCCCATGTAGCTCAGGCCAGAGATGATCTTAGGCGCGATCTCAACGGCCTGCGTCCAAGCAGCTCCGAGCGCTTTCTCGATCTTGGGCCAGTTTTTCTTGATCGTCTTCTCAGCGTTATCAACAAAGCCCTTGATCCCGCCTTTGAAGTTCTTTTCAAGGTGGATGAGGCCATAGATGAGCGCAGCTCCCCCGCCGATAAGACCCAACGGACCCATCAGGAACTTGGTGAAGTTGAAGCCCATGAACTTCATCGCCGCTGCGACCGCCAAGAGCTGAGGCGCGAAGCTCGCAAGAGCACCCACCGCGCCAAGCACCTTGCTCTCGTTCTCGTCAAAGAAGGCATTGAGGAATTTAAACTGCCTCATTGAGTCGATGATTGAGATCGCGACGCCTTGGATACCAGCCACACGGAAGGCAAGGAAAGCTCGCGTCGCCGCGCCGACTGGTCCCGTGTCCTTGCTCCACTTCTCTAGCTGATCACCTATCGCCTTATAAGCCTTGTTGTTGAGTTTAAGGAACTTCGACTGCACACCTGAAGCCGCTGCCATGTGGCTGAGGCGTGTGTTGAACTTCTCCTGCATCCTGCTGAACATATCAGCGGCGGTGAAGCCTGTTCGATACGCTTTGGCGAGGTTGTTGGCGCTGCCCGCTGCGTTGGTGAGCGACTTCTGAACGCGATCGATCTCCCCCGCCACTTTGGAGAAGTTGCCCTTGATCAACCAGTCAGGCGAGGCGTTCATCGACTGCAAGAGATTCTTGTCTACAAACTTCTTCTGCGCGTCGGTCAGGTTGGTGTAGTTGGCAGCGAGCGCCTTCACAAAGTCAAGCGGGTTGGCTCTCATTAGCTCAGTAGCCGACCCAAAGTCGCCCATGCTCAGGTTAAGGCGCTGAAGCATGTCAGGCAGATCGGCGCCCACGCCCTGCGCAAGCGACTCGAAGTCGTTACGCGTATCGGCAAGCATCGAGAACAGATCCGTCGCCTTGCTGATGGCTTCAGACGGCTTGTCCCCCGTCTTAATCATCGCGCCTGCCAACAGCAGCACTTGGTCGTTAAGCTCGGTCATCTCCTTGGCAGTGACGTTGGGGTTGATCTTCCTGAGCTTGTCGTCAAACGTGCTCAGCGTACTCCCCATTGACTGCATCACCGTGTCGGCAAAACCAAGCTCTTGACCGATCTTCACGCTGCGATCCAAGAACTTCTTGGCCTCAGTCTCGCTGAAGCCATAAGACTTGGTGAGGAGTCTGATGTTTGTCACCAGATCCTTGCCGCTGACGCCCGCCACCTCTGCAAACTTCGTGAACTCTTGGAGGTTTTTAAAGCCGAGGTTTTGGAGTGACAGGCCAGAGCGCTCAAGCTCAACCCACGTCTCCTGCACCGCCTTAGAGTCAACGTTCAAATCGTAGAAGAACGCCGTCTCTTTCTTCATCTGCCGGAGCTGCTTAGAGGTCAGGCCAGCATTAGCGCCAAGAGCGGCGGCTGATTTCCCTGCACTGGCGAAGGTTGAATCAAGGCTTGTGCTGAGGTTGATATTGGAGGAGGCGGCGTCACCTACTGAGTCTAGCTTCTTCACAAGCTGGTCGAGCTTGGCGAGGCTCACCGCGTCAATCAAGCTGTTGAGCGAGTTGACCTTGCCGATCTTGGTCAGGACAGACTCGATCGACTCTAGCTTCTTATAGAGCAGAGCGATCTCTTTCTTTGCGCTATCTGCCTTCGCAAAGAAAGAGACGCCGAGGCCACCATAATTTCTGTCACCCATCGTTCACCACCGCAGTACAAGAAAGACCCTCTTGTGCTTGATCATCAAGTCTTGCGGTAAAGTGTCGTTCAACTCAGGGTCGGGAACAAGGACCACATGATCGCGCTCTGCGTCGTCCTCGTCTTCTTTGAGGTAGAGCAGGTAATAATAAGAGCGGCCCTCAAACACCATCATGATGTCGCGCTCAAAGCCATGCTCCTCAAGCGCGTCCCAGGCAGCGGCGAAGATCGGACTATCTGCGATCGCCAAGCTCAAGACGCCTGAGTCCCCAAAGGGCTCAACCTTGACGTTCGGGATGATAATGAACGGGCAGGTCGTATCCTGATCGAACTCAAGCCTGAACATGGGAACCTCTCTCTCTTGTCACTTGCCGCCGAAGATCCTGCCAAGCAGCTTGCTGAGTCCTTTGAACTTGAGGCTTTCTTGCTCTGCTTCGTTTTGGCGGCGCTTATTGATCCAGTGCAGCATCAACGACCTCTCAGCGACGCTCATGTCAAGCACGTCATCAAGACGCACACCAAGCTCAAGCGCAATCTCGCCTGAAGTCTCGATCACATCTGAGACGTGATCTGCGCTGCCATGAGGCATGAAGAATGAGGCGCCTGCGTAGTAGAATGCCTCGATCGCTGTGTGTGGACGCTTTTTTAAGTCTGGACCGACTCGGCTCACACTTCCAAGTCGGTAGGGTAAAAAAAAGCGGGGTCTTGCGGGTGAAGCAAGAACTCAAGGTTGGCGCCACACGAGTTGCACGACAGGTAAACGTTGTGATCGAAGTAGGGCTCATAGGAGGTGAACTCCTTGAAGATGAGAAGCCTCACCGCCTCGGGGAGCGTCAGCAGCTTGTCGATACTGTCGAGCTTAGACAAGACCAGCGCTCCGTCGTCTGTTTGCCCTCCCGTGTGGCGGCGGCCCAGATAGACCGTCTCGACCTCATCGTCTTTGTTGAGCTTAGGGAAGGTGATATTATCGATCCTGGCGACGCACGCTGATGTCACAATATCAAGGCTGCGCTCGTTTGGATCTGCGACATCTTGGCGGTTGGCCACTTCTTTCCTTCGGTGACGCTTGCGGTCCACAGCGGCGGCCTTCGTGCGACTTTCCTCCCTCAACTGCTTGTCCACGTCAAAGAGGTACTTGGCGTCGTGCTGAGTCATCATGTGCCAAGTGACTTCCCAGACATAGCCGTGAACGTTGATGCTGGAGGTGATCGGCTCAAAGTGGTCCACGTCTAGCCCCTCGACGCCCATCTCCTCCATGTTCGCCGTGTAGCGCGCGTCGTGGCCACACTTCTCACATTCAATCCTGAACGTGTATTTGCTGCCCAAGCTCATCTGACGCAGCTTAAACAGCAGATAGGTGTAGTCCGCCAAGAGGATGCGCCCTTTAAGGATCTCTAGGATCTCGTGCCTGCTCGTATAGTTTCCAAAGGCGGCGATCGACTCTAGCAGGAGCCGATCGAGCGCCACGTCGCCAGCGATCTTGCCCGATGTAGCATCTGACAGGACCATATCACCCTTACCTGTGATGCCTTTAAGGAGCACAGTCGGCAGGCGCTCGCCCTTATAGAGCGGCCCACCAAAAGGAAGCTCCACCGTTGCAAGGAAGTCTTTGCCGTCAAACTTAATCTCAGGCAGCTCACCGAGCGTCTTGGTGGCGTGCATCTCCAGCTTTTCGAGAACGTCTTTTTTATCACTCATGGGAAACCTCGGGAAAGCGACTGCAATCGATTGCAGTCCAACGTGGGGAGCTTTCAAGCTCGTAAATGGTGACTTCACCTTGGGCGGCCCGCTCACACACCTTGAGCCAAAGCTCGATCGCGGCGTCGCGCGTGCCTGCCTTGTGGTGAATAAAGCAACGACCACCCTCCTGCCAGAACACCTGGAAGCCTAAAGGCGTCTCACCTGTGGCGATCATTCTTCTCATGAGTCCCATCCAACACAGCTAACCTTGACTTGGCAACACTAATGGCCTCAGCCGATATATCATTAACAATGAAGCGACGGCCATGTCGAGCTGCACATACTGCTGTGGTGCCGCTGCCGACGAACGGGTCAATGACCATATCGCCTGCGTTGGTGCTGTTGAGCAAAAGCGTGCTCACAAGCTCCTCCGGCTTCTGTGTGGGATAGCCCTTGTGAATCGGAGGCACCAAGAGCACGTCAGGCACAGACAAATCATTGAGGCGCCGCTTGTCCCTCTTTCCAGGCTTAGGGCCGCGCCCGAACATCAGGATGTTCTCGCTGGTGCGGCGGTAGTGATAGCCCATACCCATCTTGAGCTTGCCCGGCTCTTTCGCTGCCTTCACCCATGTCAGGCTGTTCCAGAACCAGAAGCCCGCTGCCACAGCCATCGGATGTGCGACAAAGGCTGTCTCATCATCACAGAAAAAATAGAAGTGCGTGTTCGGCTTCATGACGCGGTAAATCTCGCTCATGAGCGAGGGGATGTTTTCGTTTTTAAAGACCTGAAACCAGTCGTTACTACTTGCGTCGCTATGACTAAGGCGCGTGGTCGTCCCAACGCTTCGGTGCTTCTCTAGTGACTCGTAAGCAATATCTGTGATCACGCAGTCAGCGACCCCTGACTCAAGGCCCGACAAAAACTCAATGGCGTCCTTCGTCGCAAAGGTGCGATCCATTAGACCCTCGTTCGCTGAGGTTTGATATGACAAGAACCGAGACAGGCCGTGATGTGAAATCACGGCCTGTCCCTGCAACCCATAAGGAAAGACACCCGCAGCCATTTCCTTATATGTTGAAGATGACGACGCGCCCTTGTTCGCGCCGCCGTCCTCACCATTAAGCTACCCAACAGGAAAGAGGGGCACAACCCATATTTTACCAAGGGCCGTTTTATTTTGGTCTTTCACCTTCTCCAAGTCCTCACTGTTCCAGACCGTGCTCAGCCCTGGACTTGCAACCAACAACGGGGTGTTGGCCGTCGTCGTGGTGACACTCTCCTCTTGCTCTTGCTTGTGTTCATCTGAGCGCATTCCTCACCTCTCTAAGTCTAAGCGGCGTCCCCAGCACAAACTCGCTAAAGCTGGAGATGCTGATGTCCAGCTCCGCCACGCTGATCTCCTCGCCACTTCCATCGAAGTCCTGAGCTGCTTTATAGCGCGTCGGCACGCAGCCCTTCAAGAGCCAGACACGAGCCGACCAGTCCAGCGCTGAGGCAGCGAGGCCCGTCGCCGCTGAGATCACTGGACGGTCGCGCTGGTTGCTCGCAAGCGCTGACACAAGAAGGCTTGAGACGATGCCTATCTTCTCGATGTCGCTTTTCCTACTGTCGATCTGACCGTGGATCTGGATGAGCGCCAAGTCGCGACGATAGATGCCTCGACCATGCTGAGCTTTTCTGATCCACTGGTAGAACTCATCGTCGCCTGTGAGCACCCCTCGTTGAAGCGTCAGCGCATCGACCTTGCCACGCTTAATCACATCGATCGAGTAAGGCAAGTTGCCCGGCCTAACCTCCTGCGTCTCAAGCGAGATCGATGGTGCTGTGATCGACTTGAAGCCGATCTGCGGCGTCAGCGCCAGAAAAGGCACGTTGAGGTTGCTAAAGCCGCCTGTGCGCGTCACGTCAAGCAAGTGGAAGTTGAAGCTGTTGAAGTAGTCTTCTGATGTCGTGCGCGCCATAGTCTCACCTTCAAATGATAAGGGCTGCAATCGCTTGCAGCCCTTAAGATCAGGTGGGGAGGCGGGAGTCGTCAACCGTGAACTGCTCAAACTTCAGATCGACCTCTTGCATAGAGGCGTCCTCGCTCGTGGCGTCAAGGTCAGACCCAGGCTTGGCCCTCACCACAAACGCTTCGTTCACGCTGATGATTCGAGCCGCCTGTGGGTTGTAGGCGGGCTGGCGTTGACGAAGGTTGGGCGCCGTGTCTTGAGTGAACTGATAGATCGTAAGATCCATCCTGTATTCAAGCCTTTCGAGGTAGCGCTCGATCATCCTTAAGAACGTGGTGTCAAGCCTGACTACGCCGCGCGTCATGCTGATCTCGTTCGTGCTTAAGAGGCCGGGCTGGTGGATGGGGAAGGGGCTTAAGCCGTGGCGATACTCAATCTGCCCAACCGTATATTCAGGATAGGTGACTGACTGAAAGCCCGCCTCGGCCCCGTCTGGACCCTTGTTGAAGCCCACGGGATTTGAGGTGTTAGGGTCCGCGCTCACCGAGGTGACGTGGAACCTGAAGTTTTGCATGAAGTCGTCTGTGCTCGCGCGTGGCATTCAAGCCTCCTTTTGATCAGCTCTAAGATTTAAGGCATCCAGCCTGACGTGCCCATATAGGGAGCGGCCAAGCGATTTAACACATCACCAAAGGTCAACGTCTCTCGGTCTTCTCCCGTGAGCGCACCTCTCAAGCCATTAAAGACCTGATACCACTCATAGGTCGTCAGGGCGTCTCTAGGCAGAAGACCCAAGCCGTAGGGGTGCGCGGCGGCGGCGTCGATAGCCTGGACATACTGGACCACCGAGTTATAAGAGTTGCGCCCCACTAGGCTCTTGAAAATCGCGTTGTAACGACCACCTTGCAGAAGCTCTCGGAGGTCGGTCGTGGTGTAGACCTGAACCTCCTGCGCCGGAGGATAAGCCCAACTCCGATTCTGAACCGCCTGGAAAAGCCGGACGAGCTGAGGCGCGTAGATGGGCAAGCCATCATAAGGCAGCAGCGAGTCAAGCTCTAGGGCGACTGGTCCCTTCATCGGAGTCGAAGGGCGATCGACTATCCTAAAGCGCACATTACAACCATCCTTAACGCGGCGCTTTAAGGATGTGAGCGCATCCACGATCTCTGCCCAGCCTTCCCCATTAGGATCGTCGGGTTGAGCATAGCTTTGCCGGGCGTCTGTCGTCCTATTGATCAAGGACTCGGATAAAAGTTTGGACAGGCTCATGGATGCGCTCCTTTAGGTGTTCGCGAGGATTTGGCGATGACGGGTCACGATAAACTCGCCAGGGGTGTTCAACGCGACGCCATAATCCAAGAAGACAAAGCCACTGGCAATCGTATCTGGCGTGTTATTGGTCTGATCGCAGATCACAAAGAACGCCTCATCTGGAGTCGCACCCGCAAGCACACCCTGCTTGAAGTAGCTGTTCAAGATGCCTCGGGTCGTGCGCTCAATCTCAGAAAAGAGCTGAGGCCCGCTGCTCTCAAAGACAGCCCACCACATCGAGCGATTCACTTGGATAGAGATCGCATCCATCGAGCGGCGCTTGTTAATGTAGACGTACTCGCCGCCCGTACTATCAAGCGTGCGCGCTCCCCAGACGCAGTTGGTTTGGCGTGGCGGCGCCCAAAGCGCGTTGACCGACGCAGCAAACAACGTCGTCAGCCCTTCTGGCTTGAGCTGGAAGGTCAGCCCCCTAAGCCCCTGAAGCGCGCCGTCGCGAACACCTGCCGGAGCCTTGCCCACGTTGCGCTGGCGATCGACCGTCGAGATCACGCCGCCAACATGCCCATCAGGCGGGATGCGAACCGTAAGGCCCGTGAGCGGATCTTCGACAAAGATCCAAGGCCAATAGACCGCGCCACGCTCGTTGTTCGACTGGAGCGCAAAGCGCTTCCACGAGGCGGCAGTGGTGGGCGTCAAGCCATCAGGCGTACTGAAGATGAACTGGCCGTCCTCGCGGTTGCCTAAGTAGCCAAGAGCTGCGCGCGCGGCGTCCACGTCTCCAGCGAGGTCTGGGATGCTAAAGTGCAGGAGGTCATCGAAGCCATTGAGCGCGAAGATGCCCTTCTCGTCCAGCTCAAGCAGCGGGCCAGTCACGTCAGCTCGCGTGAGCGCGGCGCCATCTGCTCCACCTGTGAACGCAGCCGTAACCGACGCCTCGGGGCTCGTCAGCGTGTAAGCTGCGAGCACATCGGGCACAGCGCGGGGCACGTCACTCAATGCGAGGTTGACAAGCCCCGTCTGGTAGTTGACCGAGGACGAGACAGACGTGGACAAGCCCGTGCCTGTCACGGCATCTTGAAGGAAGCCACCCTGAGCATCGTCTACGAGCGTGTAGGCTTGGCCCGTCGTATCTGTGTAGGTCACTTGAAGCGTGCCTGGGACAATCTCGCCGCCGCTCAAAGGAAGCTGGCAGACCACGGGCGGGTTGGTCAGCCCGTCAGTCGTCAAGAGCTTCACGTTAGACTTCAGCGAGCCCTCAAGACCCGTTGGCGTGGCAGCGGTGAAGTCAGGCACGAACTTCACCGTAGCCGAGCCGCTGAACTCATCGTTCACTTGCTGCGCCAGGAAGCGAGCATTCGAGATGTCGCCCAGGGAGATGCGCGAGAAGTTGCCGACCACGTTGGTGACGTTGCCAGACTGCTCAAGCAGCTCAAAGATGAAGAAGTCGTACAAGCCAGTTACTGAGTTGATCGAGTTGGCATCTCGCGTCAGGCGCATGGTGAAGTTGTCACCAGCTTCGCCTTCCCAGCGCACCTCGGCAGGGTGGATCACCATGTCAAAGGAGGCGTAGAAGGTCTGCGCGTCTGCGACGGTGGCCGCCAGGATCACGTCGATCTCCCCTGTCTCATAATCGACCGTGCCGGGAGCTGTCAGGATCGAGCCCGTCACTGCACCGTCTCCATCATCGACCGCTTCGCTCATCGACAGCGCGAAGTAATCGCAGAGCACGTCGGTGCCAGTGTCAGGAACGTTTGCACCAAAGTCGATGTCAAACTCACCTGTCACAAGGTTGATCGTGCCATCAGCGTCGCCGCTGATCACAGACCCAGCGACGGTAGCCGTCTGCGCGACCGAGCCGGATGTCCACTTGAAGGTGATCGACTGATCATGGGCGTGCCTGTTGTTGAGCTGCCCATAATAGATGACGGCGCCTGGGATCTCGTCCAAGACCTTCTCATTTGGATAGGCCGTACCGAGGCGGTAACTGTAATCGACAGTCACGTTGCCTGCCGCTGGGTTGATCAGCGCGTTGAGCGTGATCACTCCAGTGAAGTAGTCGATCGTGGCCACCTCGGTCGTGTCAACCAAGTTACCAGCACCATCGTCGGTCAAGCTCACAGTGCCAGGTGTGGCGTCGGGATACGTCAACACCATAGAGCCAGGGATGACATAGCGCCCTGGCGCCACCCTGAAGGTATAGGGGCCGGTCGAAACAGTGATCGCCCCAACAGCCTCGGCCACTTGGCCAAGCTGGTCGTTCAAGAAGATGCTGACGCTGCCTGGGCGTAAGGGGTAGAGGCCGCCTAGCGTGGTGCTGAAAGGCGTCGGGATCGCGTTAGAGGTCACAGACTGAGCCTCGTCGCGACGCTCAATGCTGAACCCAGCTTGAGATGGGATGGCGCCAGCGCCAACGACTCGGACAACGACCAAATTTTGGCCGCCGTTCTCAAAGTAAGCCTTGGTGATCAAGGGGCTGATGCTCTTGGGCGTAAACTCGCCAAAGATGCGGTAGTGCTCAGCCGAGCCCCTCACCAACACTGCTTGGTTAGTTGGCCCCTTCGGAAAGAAGCCGACCACGCCAAAGTTGCCCACGGACACCTGCGCGGCGATGGGACGCTGTTGGCGCAATTCCTGCCGAATCACACTTGGATAACCAAAATCCATGCTCGCTTCTCCTTTCCTAAGTTGGCCTGAGTCTCATGATTTGTCGCTGAGGAAGTCCATGATCGCGGTGAGCGTCTTGGAGCCGATGCCGTCAAGGTCTTTGAGCATGTTGGCGTCGGCGTAGTCGCGCAGCTCCCTCAGTGTCTTCACGTTGTTATTAGCAAGCGTGTTCACGATGCGCTCAGAGAGTGCTGTGTCTGCGAGCGCGATCTCATCGTCCTCATCATCTTGGGGCTGACCTTGCTCATCAATCAAGACAACTTCATCCTCAGCCTCAACTAATGGCTCAAAGGTCGGCTCGGGGACAGCTGCTGATGCCTCAAACTTCTCCTCAGACGGCGCTGGAGGTGCAGGGGTGGCTTGTGGGGCGTCTTTGGCGATGACGCCCCTGAACGGCTGCACTAGGCCCCTCTTGCGATACCCTGTGAACACTCGGTCGATCACAGGCACAAAGGGAGGATGCTTATGACTCACCGATGTCTGAACCTGCTGACCATTATCGTCAATCAAGGTGATCAAGATCGGGGTGCGGCCTACGACGATCCATTTCTGCTGACTCATCTACTACTCCTTGGTGATTATGCGTCCTTGCGCATTGATTTGACGGGCGGCGACTTCGACAACCTCATCATGATCGTCGAGTTGACCCTGAACCTTATAACTAATGACATAACTACTAAAGCGCTGAAGCACATCAGCAAGCTCACTAGTATTCGTCATTCCTGTCCTGAAAAGCGCAAATCGACCGCGCTCGCCTTGCGAGTCCAGCACCAAGAGGTCTGACTGATGCACAAGCCTCGACCTGACGAATCGAGCCATGATTTGTGCATCACGATGAAAGCGCGCTCTGACCTCAATCTCATAAAAGATGTTGGTGGGCTCAGCGTGGCGGCGCGTCACATAGTGCGAGGCTCCATGACGACCATCAACCTCAACGTCATCAGACTCGGGCGCCTTGTATCTGTACTTTCGACCGCTGATGTAGCCAAATCGCCTTGTCGGATCATCCTCGTCGGAGGTGTTGCGTATGTTGATGAAAGGAAGCGGCAGCGCTCCAAGCTCCTCTGGAGGCGTATTAACAGTCACCACAACGCGCTCATCAAGGCCGCTCCCGCACACGCCAGGAACTCCAACTTGGTTGATTGGTTGGCTTAGAGCTGGGTTGTTCTGCGGGTTGGGGTAGGGCAAGAAGTCGGCCCCAAGGTTCGTCACCATCGCGTCGTCAAAGTGCGCCAACCAGTAGTACCCCTTCACCTCATCACTCATCACAGCCTCCATTTGCTGCAATCGATTGCAGTCGTCATCATAACAAAAACCCTCGGTCGATAAACCGAGGGTTTTTGTTTTAGGGAGCGCTGAGCTTAAGCCGCCTGAGCGGGGAACTTCTTGAACAGCTCGCGCTTGACCAGTGCCGCGAAGTTGATCGAGTAAGCGGCAGACACAAACTCGGAGTAGTGCGAGAGCACGTTAGAGTCATCCGGGGGCTCTGGCAGCATGTTCTTGGCCGCGCACTCATCTGCCACCTGATAGATCATGTCGATGATCTCGTCCTCGTTGGCCGTCAGCTCGCTGTCAGTCAAGAAGCCGTTGGTGAGCTGGTTCATGAACTCCTCGTAGTTGGCCACCTCGATCGAATCGGGGGAGCCGTCATCGATCAGCGAGGCGTCCATCATCAGCTTGGAGTTGATGTGCCTCAGCGCGTCCTGCGCTTTGAGCACATCAAGGCGCTTTGTCTCAGGAAGCCTTGAGTAGTCGATCCCACGATCAAGCTCACCTAGGCCCTTGTCCTTGCTGTCCTTGAGCGCTTGGCCCTCATCCTGAGCGAGAACGCCCACTAAGCCCTCAGCTCGGAGCGCTGCGCTGAGCTGGCTTGGGAGCATGTTGGTGTCCCCCATCGCCTTCATGCAGTAGAACTTCCCGCTCGTCTTCGGCATCATCTCCTGCGAGTCGATGCCCAGCTTATCGAGCGCCTTGCGCAGCTTCCCTTCGTCGCCTGATTTCAGGAAGTAGATCATGTAATTGTTCATCGTCTCATCACCTTGTTGTTTTTCACGCTGTTGTTAAGACAAGCACAAAGGGCTCGTGACGCTCTAACCATTCATCGTCACGATCTTCAAACTCTACGCTCAAGAGAGGCACCTTTGCTGCGATCATCGCCTCAATCGCCTCGTCCATTATTTTCGGGACGCGCTCTTTAATCAACTGACGCAACGCTGGCTTCCAGACCGGCCCCTGTGTTGAACCTGAGCTGAGCTTCGCGCCAAGGTCAAAGCCAAACTCAGCGCGCGCCTGATTGTACTGCTCATCCTCAACACACCAAACCGAAAGCGACGCGGTTGTCGTCGGTTGATAGAAGCCACGATTCTTATCAAGGTACTCTTGGTTATAAGCGCTGATGGCGTCTAGCTCGCTCTGCGACACATCACGCAGGAACCAGAAGCCCTCGTCCTTGTTAATGCCAAGACCTCGTGGCGCTTTAGAGGCGATCCAGGGGTTGCCGCGCTCTGCCCACTTCCCCAGCTTGGAGGTCGAGCCTTTGCTGTCGGTCAAGACGTAAATGAGCGCCTTGTCTTCGATCTGCTTAAAGCTGCGGCGCTCCAACGGGGGCTCCAGGCTGATGCCATAGTAGTCATCGGCGCCCCTCGTGACTTTGACGTAGTGAAGGTGCTCGGGATTATTGAGCAGATCGGCCAACTCCTCACATAAGCGCTGGAGCGTATATCGGCGGACCTCGCCAAGATTCTCCTCCAGCCACTTAAGGCGGCCCATCACGTTGTCCTTATCTTCGAGCTTGGCCTCGATCTTCATCCGAGCCTCGACATAACTCGCGCCAGGGCGCTGTCAAGGTCGTAGCAGCTTGAGAACTGGCGCCAGTCTCCAAGCTCCTCCAGCAGCGCTGCTCGCTTTGATGGATGCACACCTTTAAGGGCAGCATCTATTCGCTCAAGGCAGTAGCTTCGGTGAAGACGCTCCACATTCGACCTACTGGTGAGCGCTTCTGACAGATGTTCACTCAACCCCTTCACTCAACACCTCACTCAAGACCTTGCGGCCCTTCAGCTCAACAACTTGATTCATCACAGCTGGCGTGGCAGCCCACACCACAAGCAGATCCCTTGACGCGGCTGTTTTATGGAAGTTACTCAGTAAGCTCAAGCCAATGCGGCGACCGTTCAAGCTCACCTGATAGTCGGCAGGAGCACCAGTGATCGCGCAATGAGAGGCTAACACGTCATCGGAGGTCAGTGAATCGCGCTCTGGCCACGCAAGGCCCGGCAACAAGCCTCGATACAAGTTCGCAATAGGATCGTTGCATGGCTTGCCGCAGAGCGCGTCGAGGCTAGACTGCGCCTTCACTGCCGACTGCTTGTGCTTGCAGCTCGCACAAGCAAAGCAAACTCCATGCTTCACAAGCTCAGCCGCCAGTTGACCAGACATCAAATACCTCCAGGTGGGCAGCCAAGCAAGCGCTGCTCAGGCGGGTAGTCGCTGCGGCGCGACAGCTCAAGCACCCACTGAACAAAGAAGTTGGAGTCGTTAATAAACCCGTCGCGAGACACCTTCACCACGTCAAAGAAGATCCCCAACGTCTCCCAGCTATCAGCCCAGAACTCGACGAGATCACCGATCTTCGGCGGCTTAAGCTCATAGTAGAGAAAGTGAAGGTAAGGGATCGTCATGCGCGCCGTCGAGACTGCGAGCAGGCCCGTTTGTTCTGACGTGACTGAACGGTCTGACTTCTCGTCATACTCAACATAGCCCAGAATCACGTTGGGGGGATCTGGAAAAGTAGAGCCGCGCGCCAGCGGCTCACCATAGATCGGGTCCACGGCGGCAGGTCCACTAACCCAATGCCTCACACCGAGGCTAGCCAGGGGGTCGATGGGCTGGAGTGAAGATGGGCGCGTTCTGTTCAGGCCATAGGTGATGTCATTCTCCTGATAGCCGTCTGAAAGCGTGTTTGGCGGGTAGGGAGGGCGCGGGCCAAGATCGTCATCAAGACCACCTTTGGGGCTTATGCCGACGTGGTAGATGTACTCATAGGCAAGCGTCCACTGATAGACCACCTCGCTCGGGTGCGCTCTCATCAGCTTGTCGATCTTGCCATGCTTGAAAACGTCTGGGATCTTCGCGCGCATTACGACTCCCCGCCAATAGGCAGCGTCATCAAGATCGCATCGTTCCTTACGAGCGCCAAGTGCTCAGGCTCCCAAGGAGGTAGGTCGAGGCGCTGAAGCCAGCTCGACAGCTTGGTGCTCATGTTCGGCTTGTAGCTCAGCGTGATGTGCGGGACGAACCCATATTCTTTAGGACGGCTCAAGATCGTCTGGTCGATCAAATCCTCCAAAGAAGCTCTCATCCTTGGCAGGTCCGGGCCGTTGACTAGCAATACCGACACAGGCGACTTGCCCGCATTAAAGATCGCCTGACCTGACAAGGTGAGCCGCTGCTCAGGAAAGCGCATCTTCGCCAACGCTTGCTTTAAGTGCGGCACGAGGTATTCGTTGACCTGACCAATGTATAGGACCGTCAAGTGAGTGAAGTCTGCGAGGTCTTCATCCATAAGGGGTTTAAGCGCGTCTCGCCACGACTTCGGCGGGTAGAGCGCCAGCATCATGCTCTCGCTCGTGACCCCTGGCGCCTGCTCTTGGATGATCTTCATTCTTCTTCGTCTCCAGCGTCTTCATCTTCTTCGTCATCGTCGCCATAGTCTTTCGACGTAGCGCTCGGGATGTTCTTTTTAGGGCGGGGCTCAGGACCATCATCTCTGCCGTCGTCCTTGTCGTCATCGATCGGAGGCGGCATCTCATCTGCAATCTCATCGGAGCTTAGCTTAAGGTAGCTGCGCATCAAAGGTCGCTTAGGGAAGGTCGGGAAGTCTTTAGAGACGCGGGAGAAGACGCCAGACTGCACAAAGACTGAGCGGCTGGCTTTGGCTGATGGTGAATTAGCGACCTTGGACAGCTTGCCCCTCGCCTCCTTATAGGCGTTGGGGAAGTCGCCTGCATCCTTGATCACGCCCTTATCTCGAAGGTCGGCAAACTCTTGCCACGTCAGCACAACCTGCGCTTCGTTGTGTTCTCCACCTCGCACCAGAAAGGCCATCTCGGAGTTGGCGAGCGTGTCCCTATATTCGAGCTGAGCGCCCACATCAAGATCGACCGTCCCAGGGTCAAACGCGCTGGACATCTTCCTGAATGCCGCGCGCTTGAGCACGTTGAGACGCTGGCCTCGATCCGGGGACGGGCCGCCATAAACCATGTCATCAAACACCACATTAAGCACGGCGGGCTCGTGCTCAGTCTCAATGATCACAGAAGGGCGATGGCGCTCATTGAGCCCCATCCTGATCGTCTTGACCTCAATCCCGAGCGCTTCAAAGCAGCTCCTCACCTCGTCGAGATTCCACAGATCCAAGTCTGGCAGCTCGCGCGTCACATTAGCCATCGTCTCTCACCTCTTTTGGTTAACCTGTGATGATCCAGCCAGCGCCTGCCATTTGCTTGATCTCCTCGTCGAGCTGGCGCTTCATCTCAACGGCCTCAGCCGTCAAAGAATCGCCGTCTAGGCTCCTCTCACCCTGCGCAGTGGCGTAGCCCGAGAACTTGCGACGGATCACACCGAGCGCCTGCTTGCACTCCGCCAGGGTATACTCCATCAGGTAGTATTCTTCTGTCGGATTCATGTTGTCGGTGTTGACCCTTGACGAGCTGTAATCCACGAACACTTTGAGCGAGCGATCGGGTACTGGAAAGATCCACAGCTCACGATCGTCTTCTCTCCACTCCCAGCTTGGGTCGCCATTGAGCACGCGGCGGCCCATGTCGGCATACTGGAGCGACTGCACAAGGCTTGAGTATGTGCCCTGGGCGCCACCTTTACCATAGAGATCAGCAGCGGGGATGTTGGAGAGGCCAAGCTGAGTAAAGCCCCAGATCCCAAAGGCCCCAAGCGCTTCGGTCGTTTGCGTGCGTTGCCCTTCAAAGTAGACATTGGTGACGTAGAAGCAGTCATCAGGCATCACATAGATGCCCTGGCTTGGCAAAAGGTTAAAAGACGTGCGGCGCTTCTGGCCCTTGCGCATCGCATACCACGTCTTTGCTTTCCTCAGCGCAATATCAAAGGTATGCGCGGGCAGGCC